ATTTCAGATGATAGTAAATTACTAGTACTTAATATTTCAGATGATAGTAAATTACTAGTACTTAATATTTCAGATGATAGTAAATTACTAGTTCTTAATATTTCTAGGGATATAATACCTATAGTACTTAAATTATTAGCAGCCAATATTTCTTGCGATAATCCAACACTATCTGATATTTTAGATAACAGAAAATTACTAGTACTGAATATTTCAGATGATAGAAAATTACTAGTACTTAATATTTCAGATGATAGTAAATTACTAGTACTGAATATTTGGGATGATAGTAAATTACTAGTACTTAATATTTCAGATGATAGTAAATTACTAGTACTTAATATTTCAGATGATATGCTTAATATTCCAGATGATAGTAGAGTACTAGTGCTTAATATATAATTTGATAGATTTTCATCATTGCTATCTATACGTTGTTTGATATTATAATTAATATTTTTAAGATTATACATTTCTGTTGATGTTATATCATTAATGCTTCCTGTAATTCTAATATCACCGGTAACATCTAAATTATATTCAGGGTTTGTTTTACCTATACCTACATTTCCCAAATAATAAACGTTAATATTTGATGAATTATAAGTCCATTGAGCACCTTCAATTTTTTTAATGGGATTTAGTAAATGATATCTTAAAGATAAAGTGGGCGATAAATTTGATGTTGCTTTAAAAGGAATATATTTTCCAGTTTTAGGAATTATTTGACTACCAGTACTAGTCAAATTAACACCATATTCACCTTGTAATATTATATTACTATTGTTATTAAAATCCGTCGTTGTAGGAACCGGAAAAGTAATATTATATGACTCTAAAGATGGAAAATATGTTGAAGATATTGATAATGTTTTAGTATTATTATTTGTAATTAGTGTTGTTATAGCAGATTCAGTACCATAAACAAAAAATTCATCAAAACTTAAAGTAGTAGTATTTCCAACTAGAGCATTAACTACTAATCCAAAGTGATTATAGTATTTATTTGTATCAGAAGCATATTGTGTCACGTCTGTATGATTATATAATAAATTGGTATAAGACGCGTCCTGTTTATCTATTAAAAGAGACCACGATGTACCATTTGTAGAACCATATAATCTAAAATTTCTAGGAGCGCTATTTAGCGCTGTGCTAATTTGTTTTATGACAAATCTTTTAAGTTTAATAGAAGTAGGAAGTTTAATAACTAACCAATCTCCGTTATATCCACTTACAAGATTAGAAGTACTATATGTCGCGCTATCAAATAAACCCGTTGAAAGATAATCTCCACTTCTCCACGATCCTTTGTTATTGGCAGTAGAATTTTCATTAAAACATCTAAATGGTTCAAAACTAGTTGTAAAAGAACTGTAAGAAACAGTATATAATCCTATTCCATATATATATTTAAGTACTCCAATAATTAAAGAACCTATACCATCTGTTATTTGCGTAGGTGTTGGATTAGGGTCGATAGTTCCGATATTTGTCGCTATTCCCAATTGACCATTCTCGTTATTACCACAAGAGTAAACCTTGCCGTTATTGTTAAGAAATATTGTATGATAATCTCCGCAAGCAATAGCAGATATAGTTAAAGAACCTATACCATCTGATATTATTTCTGGAATTACTAGATTTCCTGTTCTACCCAATTGACCATAATCATCCCTTCCGCAAGAGTAAACCTTGCCATCATTAGTAAGAAACACTGTATGTCCTTGTCCGGCAGCGATAGCAGTAATTGTGAACGAATTTAAAGTTGATATTATTGATGGAGTTGTTGATGATGTTGATTGCCCCAATTGGCCGTTTCCATTAAGACCACAAGAATAAACCTTACCATCGTTGGTAAGAAATAGTGTATGTGCATCTCCGCAAGCAATAGCAGAAATTGTCAATGAATTTAAAGTTGATATTATCGATGGACTTTCTGCTGGATTGGTTGTGTCTACTGTTCTACCTAATTGGCCGTTACCATTATTGCCACAAGAATAAACCTTACCTTCATTGGTAAGAAATACTGTATGATCAGTTCCACAAGCAATAGCAGATATAGTTAAACTACCTATATTTGTAGATATTAGTTGCGGTGTTGTTTGCTGTATTGTATCACCTAAACCCAATTGACCTAAATCATTCAGTCCACAAGAGTAAACCTTACCATCATTGGTAAGAAATACTGTATGAAAATATCCGCAAGCAATAGCAGATATAGTTAAAGAACCTATCCCATCTGATATTATCCCGGGAATTACTGGATCTCCACCTGTTCTACCTGATTGGCCGTAATCACTATAACCACAAGAATAAACCTTACCATCATTAGTAAGAAATACTGTATGATATCCTCTGCAAGCAATAGCAGATATAGTTAAAGAACCTATGTTATCTGATATTATCCCGGGAATTACTGAATTTCCTGTTCTACCCAATTGACCAAAATCATCCCTTCCGCAAGAGTAAACCTTGCCATCATTAGTAAGAAACACTGTATGTCCTTGTCCGGCAGCGATAGATAGAGAAAGATTATTAGATAAATCTAAATTATTTGATACAAAATTTCTTACTGGAGGATATACTCTTTCTCCTGATTCTATATATGGTTCGGCAATTAAATTACTTGTTATATCACTAGAATTGTCTCTTACATATAATTCGCTTCTTACTGTTTCAATAGTGTAATATTTATTATTTATATTTTTATTTAAATCTCTACCGAAATTAATATCATTTAATATTCTTATATCGTCTGTTCTTATATCGCCTGTAACATCTAAATTATATTCTGGGTTTGTTTTACCTATACCTACATTCTTTAAATAATATACATCAGTATTTGATGAATTATAAGTCCATTGAGCACCTTCATTTATTTTTATAGGATTTAGTAAATGATATCTTAAAGATAAAGTGGGCGATAAATTTGAAGTTGCTTCAAAAGGAATATATTTTCCTGTTTTAGGAATTATTTGACTACCAGTACTAGTCAAATTAATACTATATTCTCCGTATAATATTATATTACTATTGTTATTAAAATCACTCATTGTAGGAACTGGAAAAGTAATATTATATGACTCTAAAGATGGAAAATATGTTGAAGATATTGATAATGTTTTAGTATTACCATTAGTTATTGGAGTATATTTTGTATATGTTAGTAATTCAATACCATAAACAAAAAATTCATCAATACTTAAAGTAGTTGTATTTCCAACTAGAGCGCTAACAACTAATCCAAAGTGATTATAGTATTTATTTGTATCAGAAGCAAATTGATACATATCCGTATGATTATACAATAAACTAGTGTATACAGCGTCCTGTTTATCTATCAAAAGATTCCATGATGTTCCATTTGTAGAACCATATAATCTAAAATTTTTAGGAGCGCTATTTAGCGCTGTGCTAATTTGTTTTATAACAAATCTTTTAAGTTTAATAGAAGTGGGAAGTTTAATAACTAACCAATCTCCATTATATCCACTTACAAGATTAGAAGTACTATATGTCGTGCTGTCAAATAAACCGTCTGAACTATAATCTCCTGTCCTCCATGTTCCTTGGTTATTGGCAGTAGAATTTTCATTAAAACATCTAAATGGTTCAAAACTAGTTGTAAAAGAACTATATGAAACAGTATATAATCCTATTCCATATATATATTTAAGTACTCCAATAATTAAAGAACCTATACCATCTGTTATTTGTGTAGGTGTTGGAATAGATACGGTAGTTCCGCTATTTGATGCTATTCCCAATTGACCATCATCATTAATACCACAAGAGTAAACCTTACCTTCATTAGTAAGAAATACTGTATACAAATATCCGCACGCAATAGCGGATATAGTTAAAGAGCCTATACCATCTGATATTATCCCTGGAATTACTGGATCTCCTGTTCTACCCAATTGACCAAAAGCATTATTGCCACAAGAATAACCCTTACCATCATTGGTAAGAAATAGTGTATGTGCTCCTCCGCAAGCAATTGCTGATATAGTTAAAGAACCTATGTTATCTGATATTATCTCCGGAATTACTGGGTCTCCTGTTCTACCCAATTGACCGGAAAAATTAGCACCACATGAGTAAACATCGCCTTCATTAGTAAGAAATACTGTATGAAATTGTCCGCAAGCAATCGCTGATATAGTTAAAGCATTTAAAGTTAATACTGCTTGTGGTATTGATTGATTTACTGTATTACCTAATCCTAATTGACCATCGTCATTAATACCACAAGAGTAAACCTTACCATCATTAGTAAGAAATACTGTGTAAGTATCTCCGCACGCAATAGCGGATATAGTTAAAGGGCCTATACCATCTGATATTATCCCTGGAATTACTGGATCTCCTGTTCTACCCAATTGACCAAAAGCATTATTACCACAAGAATAAACCTTACCATCATTGGTAAGAAACACTGTATGATTTGCTCCTCCGGCAATATCAGTAATAGTTAAAGAACCTATCCCATCTGATATTATCCCAGGAATTACCGGATCTCCTGTTCTACCTAATTGACCGTAAAAATTATCACCGCAAGAGTAAACATCGCCTTCATTAGTAAGAAATATTGTATGAAAATATCCACAAGCAATACCAGATATAGTTAACGAACCTATACCATTTGATATTATTCCTGGAATTAGTGGATCTCCTGCTCTACCTAATTGACCGTAATCATTCCTTCCACAAGAGTAAACCTTGCCATCATTAGTAAGAAACACTGTATGTCCTTTCCCGCCCGCAATAGATAAAGAAAGGTTATTAGATAAATCTAAATTATTTGATACAAAATTTCTTACTGGAGGATATACTCTTTCTCCCGATTCTATATATGGTTCGGCAATTAAATTACTGGTTATATCACTAGAATTGTCTCTTAAATACAATTCGCTTCTTACTGTTTCAATAGTGTAATAATTATTATTAATATTTTTATTTAAATCTCTGCCGAAATTAATATCATTTAATATTCTTATATCATCTGTTCTTATATCGCCTGTAACATCTAAATTATATTCAGGCTTTGTTTTACCTATACCTACATTTCCCAAATAATATACGTTAATATTTGATGAATTATAAGTCCATTGAGCACCTTCATTTATTTTTATAGGATTTAGTAAATGGTATCTTAAAGATAAACTATGCGATAAATTTGAAGTTGCTTCAAAAGGAATATATTTTCCTGTTTTAGGAATTATTTTGCTGCCTCGATTTGTCAAATTAATACTATATTCGTCTAATAATATTAGATTACTATTGTTATTAAAATCTGCTATTGTACGAACTGGAAAAGTAATATTATATGAATTTTGATAAATATTACTAGATAAAGTAAATATTAATGTTTTATTATTATTATTATTTATAAATGGTGTATGTATAACTTTTTCAACACCATAAATATATAATTCATCAAAACTTAATGTTGTAGAATTTCCCATCACAGCATTAACAACTAATCCAAAATGATTATAATATTTATTTGTATCAAAAGCATATTGATACATATCCGTATGACTATATAATAAATTATCATATGTCGCGTCGCGTTTATCTATTAAAAGTGTCCATGATGTACCATCTATTGAACCATATAATCTAAAATTTCTAGGAGCACTAGTTAAAACATCACTATTTTGCTTTATTAGAAATTTTTTAAGTTTAATATTTAGAGGTAATTTAATAACTAACCAATCGCCGTTATAATTAGGAACAAGATTTGAGGTACTATATGTTGCACTATCAAATAAACCCGTTGAAAGATAATCTCCAGTTCTCCACATTCCTCGGCTATTACCACTAGAATCTTCATTAAAACATTTATATGGTTCAAAATTATTTGTAAAAGAACTATAATAAATAGTATGAAATCCAAAACCATAAAAACTCGATGAAATATTCGATAAATATGCTATTTCTGGTGTTAATATATTGGCTACTGTATTACCTAACCCTATTCTACCGTTAGGATTTGAACCACAACCATAAACATAACCTGTGTCTGTGCGAAACATCGTATGTGCTAATCCACAATCAATCATAGAAATATTTAAAGTATTGAAAGGATTTGTATCTAATAGAGTTGGCGTTGATATTGGCAATGTAGTATTACCCAATCCTATTCTACCATTAGCATTATTGCCACATCCGTACACTTTACCATCATTTGTAAGAAACATTGTATGATTTTGACCGCATGCAATAGCAGAAATAGTTAAGGTATTAAAAGGACTTGTGTTCAATAAAGTCGGTGTTGATATTGGTGATGTAGTATGGCCTAAACCCAATTGTCCGGAACTATTAATACCACATCCATAAACCTTGCCGTCATTAGTAAGAAATATTGTATGATTTTGTCCGCATGCAATAGCAGAAATAGTTAAGGTATTAAAAGGACTTGTGTTCAATAAAGTCGGTGTTGATATTGGCAGTACACTAGTATATCCTAAACCCAATTGTCCAAAATTAATACTACCGCATCCATAAACCTTACCAATACTTGTAATAAACATCGTGTGATTTGTTCCACGAACAATTGCTGAAATAATTAGAGTATTGAAAGGACTTGTATCTAATAAAGTTGGTGTTGATATTGGTGATGTAGTATGACCTAATCCCAATTGTCCGGAACTATTAAGACCGCATCCATAAATATCGCCATCATTCATAATAAACATTGTGCTATTTGCTCCACAAGCAATCGCCGAAATTTTTGAACTATTGAAATAACTTGGATCTAACAAAGTCGGCAACGATACTTGTGTTGTACTATCACCTAAACCCAATTGTCCTAAATCATTAATTCCACATCCATAAACTTTACCATCATTTGTAAGAAATATTGTATGATTTACTCCACAAGCAATTGCTGAAATCTTTAAAGTATTTATAGGACTTGTATCTACTAGTGTAGGTGTTAATGGACCAATTTCCATATTACCTAAACCCAATTCGCCATTTGTATTATTACCACATCCATAAACTTTGCCATTATTGGTAAGAAACATTGTATGTGTTCCTCCGCATTTTATAGAAACTATATATATAGAGGTTGAATCTTTAGTTAATTCAATAGTTAAATTTAAATTATTAGAATTAAAACTTCTTGATGACGGATACATTCTTTCTTCAGATTCTATATATGGTTCTGCTGTTAAATTACTAGTAATGTTAGTAGTATTATCTTTAACATATAATTCGCTTCGCACTGTTTCTATGGTATAATTAGTATTATTAACTGTTTTATTTAAATCTCTACCAAAATTAATATCATTTAATATTCTTATATTTGAAGAATCGTACTTAATTATATTATATGCCATTACGTGTTGTATAATTATCCTTTATAATTATATTATATAATTTAATAATTATAGTAAATTTATTTTATATGTTTTATATGTTTTATTGAGTATTCTCTAATATTTGTATCCGATGTATTAATTCACTTATTTTATTAATTAAATAATTTGATGTACTTAATATATAATTTGATGTAGATGATAATATATCGTTTCCGCCAATATTATAAGAACCGTTTATTAAATTAATATTACCATTAACATTTAATTTATGTATTCCTGTAGGAGGTGATGTATCTATCCCTACTGAATTATATTGTGTATTTATTTGTATTTGCGATGTTTGAGGAGGCGCTATATAACTTGTTCCTTTATTCCATATTTCTGTTGCCGTCCAACTAGAAGAAGGATTCGGATAATTATTATTGAGCATAATAGATGATTTATTTAAATATAATGAACTTCCATTATTTTCTGTTGTTTTATTTTTCCAATATACTGTATAATAAACTGTTTCGGTTGTATTTGGTGTATCTTGATAAGAACCTGTTACATTTGTTATAAAATGGGAATATATACTTAATACAGCACCTAAATTATGAGATATCCAGCAACTATTACCATATCCATTATCATCTATTATTCCGTCTGCGTTAGATATGTGTTCCCATACACCATTACCTATTTTGCGATATAATCTTAATCCCCACCATCGTGAATCTGTTGAATATTCTATACCAATATGACTTACAATCGATATTAATATTTTAGATGTTATATCTGTAGGTTTAATAGATATAACAAAACCGTTAGATATATTATTATTAATAGGTTCCCAATCATTCCCAGTTTTATATTCAGTTTTAGAGTATGTTAAATGTTTTGTTTGTACGATCATACCTTGAGATATTTCCAAAGATAATGGACTACCATTTCTTAAGAAAGAAGACGCATTTATATTTCCTCCAATATCAAGTGTATATTCAGGTTCTTCCTTATTAATTCCAACCTTTCCTTTTACATGTAAATTTGAATTGAATATAATATCTCCGTTATATATTCCAGATACTATATATCTATTATATACCCCATTCTGTATATCATCTGTTGTTAAATTATTTATTCTATTTGATAATATGTTAGATGTATCTATAATATCATTTTTAATACCAGTATTTAATATTTCTTTATTTAAATATCTTAATATAATTATTCCGCTTCCACCAGAAAAACCATGATTTAAATATCCGCCCCCACCAGAACCAGTATTATCTAAACCATTATATGTTTTGTTTAAATCAAAATTTATACTTCCGCTTCCACCACCACCTATTCCTCCCAGGGCACCGTTAGATACTGAAGACCCTCCCCCGGCAAAATAATTCGAACCTGTATTACTATCATAATAACCTCCTTCTATATTATTATCCGATAATGAAAAAATTTTGTTCAAACTAATAACCCTACCATTATCTATAATAGATGTTATACCATCTCCGCCATTAATTATATATCCAGGAGATTGACTTCCTCCACCACCACCATTTGTTATATATCCATTATTACCTCTATAATATATATTATTTGCTGTAATAAAATTATTATAGTTCGTACTTAATATACTCACGCCTCCATTACCAGAACCACTACCACCCGCGCCACTATTGATATTATATGACCCCCCGCCATTAATTATTAAATCTCCAAATCTAGTATTTATTCCTTTAGTATTATTTTGAATAGTTTTATCAACATTATCAATATTTTTTATTATTTTACCAGAACCACCTCGACCAATTTTAACATTGTAAATTTTTTTATCTATTGTAGCATTTTCTATATATACTAATTCGCCCGCGCCTCCACCCGCTTCATTTGTGCCTCCGCCTCCTCCACCTATTAATAAGATATCACATTTAGTATAATTATTATCATTAAATGAAAGATTGTATTCTGTATAAAAATTAGTATTATATAGTTCTGTAATTTCGACATTTGTCAAGACTCTATTATATATTCTTACATCTGATATTGATAATTTTTTAACACACGTCTCGATGTTTCTAATAACAGATTTACCAATATTTTTAATAGCATACTTTTTATTTTCTATAACTGCTTTAGAATCGATTATAGAATCTGTTTTATTAATATCATTCAAATGCACTTTCCATCTGCCAGTACTATCTATACACCATACTAAATTATACCATTTATACAGTTCTATACTAGTATTAATAAGATAGGTGAATTGACGAAGATTAAATATTACTAATGATATTTTATTCAAATTATCATTGGCATCTAATATAATATTAATTTCAATAGTATAATCATTATAGATATCGTTACTAAAAAATAATATTGAGTTTTTTGAAGATGCTGTAATTTTTTCATCAATTTTAAACCACAATGATAATGTTATACCTACCGTATTACCTCCTATAGCAAGAACATTATTATAAATATCGTAAATATCGACGGATTCGTGAAAATATGCGTAAGAATTTTCGGTTCCGTTAAAATATAAATAATTGTTATTAAGAGGCGTATATTCGTATTTCTCTTCGCTTGTTGGTCTAATCTGAACATCTATATTATTATTTAAAACTATGCCAACATTTTGATAATATCCTGTACTTAATATATTTGAACTATTAATTATTTTATTATAATCAAAATTAAACCAATATGGTATTACTGAACTGCGAACACCATCAAAATTATCAAATGTCGTTCCGCGATCCGGGTCATATTTAAAAATGAACTTTTCATAATATGTATCAGGTATAGTTATAGGTGTTAAATTAGGTTCTACATCTGGTCTTATAATTATAATATCTTGTGGTTTAATTGTTATAACCCCTTCATTATTAACAAAAAGTCCTTCACCTACTTTTACTAATCCATAGTTATTTGTAGATGTTTTCGGAATTCCATTTAAATTTATAATTTCAATATTACTTTGGATATGATTTATTATATCGGTTATTATAGTATTCGATGCAGCGATTATATTATTAGATATTGTATTAGACGTTTTTAAAATATAGTTAGAATAATCTTTTACGACATCTATATTGTTAATAAATAATGTCTTTTCTTTATTATCCCATATAAAATTTGAACTAGTATCAAATCCGGATATATCAATTTCATCGCTATTAAATAATATACCCTTATTAATATACGAGTTGTTTCCGGTACCTCCTAAACTTCTGTTTAACTTATTATTATAATTATAGATGCTCTCATTTATACTTTTAATTGTAATGTTTGTTAATTTTTCTCCTGAACCGATAAACTTACTTGCTGTTATATCTCCATTTATTTCTAAATCATTTGTTGCCAATGAAAAAATAGAACGAGTTGTTCCGAATGGAGTAATACTATCCGACATTATATAATATGTATATACTTCTTAATAAAAATAAATTAAAAAGAATAGGATATTTTATCGTACTAATAAATATGTAGCCAACAATAATGTAATACTTCCGGATATTATAATAGGAAATATATGAATAATAGGACTATTAACATAATGCTCGTCGATTTTATCCGATAAAAGCGTTTCAAATAAATCTATATCTTCATTATAATTATTATTATCATATATATCTTTAATTTTCCCAATAGTATATTCAACAATCATATTTTAATATTAATTATTAAATATATATAATATTTATATATAAATAATGATGAAGACAAAAAAAACTGGAGGTAATTGCAGAGATTTGTTATCCGCAGTAATTCCTTTAAGAAATATAAGTTTAAATGCCGAAGTAAATAAACTATTCTCTAATCGCGCCGCAGATGATTTAATATCTGTTTTATCTGGAAGCAAGTGTTCTTCTGTTATTGAACAAAAACCTAATGTTTCAACAACAGATACAACAAATCCTGTAGATTATTTATATATTAATAGTAGAGGAGGTTGTAAAAAAATGGCTAAAAGTGAAAACTGCGATTGTAATAAAAAAATGAGTGGCGGGTGTTTTACGTGCGCAAAAGGTAAAAAAAAGATGAATATTTATTATACTGAAATAGTGCTCGTGATGCCCAAATTATATAGAAAATATAAAAAATTTAATACGGATAATAAAGACAAGAAAATGAAAGGAGGCGAATCTTCTTTCATGGATAATATATCAAATTTATCAAATTTATCATTTAAATATAGAGAATTTCAACCGCTCGATTTTAATTCTCAAATAGCAAATATTTAAGGAAGATATAATTCTTTATTTTTTTCATACGGAGAGTATTTATGTATATCTAAATATTTTTTATCTTTTCTTAATTTTCCATAATTATTAAGAATTATAATCATATTTGCTACTTTAATTCTAAAAGAATTCAGAGATTTATTTATCTCATCTTTAGGATTAAAACCATATATTTTTTTAAATCTTTCTGGTACTACAAAAACGAGTGAATATAATATTTCAAATATGTCATTTTTAATATCATTAAATATCGGGATATATTCGTATACGTCGTATCTATCAGATAATATATATACATATATTTTCATCAATTTATTCATTAAAATTATTAGATTATTATAGCGAGTTTTATCAAATTTCTTAATAAATCGAAGATTTTTAATAATAACTATAAATTCATCATTCTTAACCAAAAATTTAATATTACCACTATTTACATTTATATAAAAGTTGTTTGTATTAAGTTCTTTAATATAATCAATATCATTCTCTATTTTATCTATTATATTTGATTCAGTATTATTTTTTTCATTTATATTAGTCTTAATATTATAATCGAGGTAATAATATATAATTATTATAATTATGATAGATAATAGGACAGATGTATTATTCTTACTTATTATAAAAAATATTAGTGCTAAAAATATAATAGCGCTATAATAATTATTGATAATATTCATAATTATATTTTAAACTCCGTTTTAAACATTACTTATATATTTTTATTTATACAGAAGCACCGTCTATAAAATAAATGATGAAGGACAAAAATATTAATACTATACCAACGTATAATCTTCTATCTTCTTTGGTTAATATATTAATAATTATATACGCGTAATTATTGTTATCGACATAATCATATTTATTATATGCTTCCGTAATATCATTAATAATATCTATCGTAGTCTGTAATGTATTTTTATAAAGTTCTCGCAAAGTCATATTATGAAATTCAGATACTTGCGGTTCTTTTGGTAATTTTTCGGGCAGTGTTTCCATAAGACTATTCAGTTTTTTTTCAATATTTGATTCAATATATTTCTCGATATTATTATATATGTTATCTTTAACATCTTTTTCATTAGATACCTTGTTAATAACTTCTTTATTCATTATTTTTAATATCTTCTTATCCGTATATGAGATATTTTAACCAAATTATATAACGTCCATCATATCTATATTAGTAATCAAATTTCTTCTACAACAATATCTATTTAATCCCAATTTATTCAATATTTCTCCTGTATGGATTTTTTCGAAATTCTTATATAGTTTATCTACTACTTCTTTATTATCATTTTCTTTTAGTTTTTCTTTTTCGCTTTCATAGAAGTCTGCGATGTCCGCCATTACTCTGCCGCATGTAAAGCATCTAATTGGTACAATCATCTTATTATTTAATCTCTTCTTATATTTAAATAATATAATCATTTTTTAATAATAAATTTAAATTGATAAAAATAAAATATTATAGTATAATAGTATATTAAATATGTCTATTGTAGGTTTATATTCTAGAATACAATCTATAGAAAATATGGTTAATGAATTAAAAGTTTCTGGTACTTCAGGCGGTTCTGAAGTAGCGAGCGCCAGCGTACCTGAAGAGAAAGTAATTGATTTGACACAATTTAGCGAATTTAACGAATTAAAAGAAAAGATTAAAATGCTAGAAGTTGCCGATGGAGAATTGTCAAATAATTTTTCAGAGGTTTCTAATATGTTAAATTCATACGTACCTTTAAGTGATTTTTCAGCAACTAATAGTACTCTTGATAATAAATTAGAAACCCTAATATCTCATATAGATAAATTAAATAATGTTGTAAATATTCTTCATTCTAAAGTTACTGCTTTAGAAGATAAATTATCTTAATATTTCGGTTTAACCTTTAAGCAATCTTCTAGCAAATCTTGTTCATATTGAAATATAGTTATACAGTTATTTAGAATACTACTATTTTTTTGTAGATATCCATAATTTTTTTTATGCATATCTAATGCTTTAATAAAATATTTTTTAGCATCTTTATAATTTTTGCGCTTTTTATATATCATTCCCATAACATTTATAATATCAGAAGAATTCATGTTTTCAACATTTTTATATAAATTAAGGGCGTTTGCTATATCATCGTCAGTTATTTCGTCTTTATTATGTATTTTTAGAAGTTCAATATATTCATTATTAAAATATAAGTAATTTGTAGAATTTACAGAAGAAGGATAAAAACCTATTTTAGTTCCTTCAATTAATGTATTTTTGTTATAAAAATAAACTTTAAGATCCTTGTTATCGTCTATGTATTTTGATAAGAAATATTTAATTTGTAATTTAAACGTAGTACTCTCTTGATATAATTTATTACATATTTTAGGTTTGATAAAATAGCAACTTTTAGTGATTAATTTATTATATACTTCTCTATAATTAATGAAATTTTCTCCATTTTTAATGGTATTCAATGATAAGAATAGAATATCCCATGTATTTTTATTATCTTTATTCGCTACGTCTTTAATCATATCATCTATGTTGTTTATATAATTATTACTTATTAATATATCGTCTTCAATTATTAGATGTAAATCATCTTCGTTCATATCCTTAATTACATTGTATAATTCTCTATGTTTTTCATAATTAGATATTTGACATGAATTTAGCATAATAATGTAATCGTTATATTCGTTATCATCTTCAAATTTATCATAATTAACTCTTGTATTGAAGGTATTTATATTTTTATCAATAGTATTTTGCGAAGGTTCACTAATTAGATTAACAAATGAATTAATATTATTTTTATCACATAGATTTTTTAATACCGTTATAACATTATTGATGTTATTGATTCTATTTTTTAATTCATCGCTTGATATTATATATATGTTTAGATTTTGAGTCATTATATATTATATATTTAATAATCTTTTTATATATATATAAATTATTACTATTATTATATTATAAATATGAATATAAATAACGAAGATATAGTTTATGAATATCCACTACCGGATAGATTAGTTATAATCGGAGATATACATGGAGATATTAAAAGATTTAAAAATATCTTAATAGATGCCAAAATTATAAATAATAATATAGAATGGATAGCGGAACCTAAAAATACAATAGTTATTCAAATGGGAGACCAGATTGATAGTCTAAATAGAACGACTGATAATGATTGGGAAGTTATAGAAGATATAGAAATGATTAATTTTACAAATATTTTAGATAAGTTAGCGACTGAAAAGGGAGGGCGATTAATATCTCTAATAGGGAATCATGAATTTATGAATATATTAGGTAATTACACTTATGTATCTAGTAAAAGCATAGCAAATAATGAAAAAAGGAGGATAGAATTATTTAAACCAGGCGGGCAAATATCTAAAATCCTATCAAATAGACCTGTTATTGTTAATATAGGTGGGTTGCTCTTCTGTCACGCAGGATTGAAAATATCACATCTAATGGTTTTAAATATTTATAAAAAGGACGTTAGTTATATTAACAAGGTGTGGAAGATATTCGCAACAACGAATAATATTAAGGGTGAAGAAGATACTGATATATTTAGTAGAATTATATTAAGCGACGATGGTATATTATGGACGCGCGCATTAGATAATCCCGAAGAAATGGAATTAATGTTAAAAAAATTGAATTGTAGTTATATGTTTGTGGGACATAATGTAGTAGATGGTATTAAATTTATTAATAATATGTTATGGTATACTGATACTGGAATATCGCGGGCATTTGGAACAACTACTTATCAGTATATAGATATAGTAAATTTTAATGTAAATATAAAAACTGTTAATATATAATAATATAATAAGAATGAATATAAGTATTACGGGAAATGCGTGGAAAAAATTAGTTAGTATAGCGGGAAATAAAGGAAGGTTTTTATTATCTGCCAAGAGCGGAGGATGTAATGGATATATTTATAATATTTCTAGAATTGATGATAAATCGCATGAAAATATTAAGGGCGATAAAGAGACTGTATTGCGCAATGAAGAAATATCAGTATATATTGATAAAAGAGCCGAACATATTTTACAAGGAACCACAATAGATTTTGATAAGGGATTATATGAAGAAAAATTTGTATTTAATATAAATGGTGATGGTGGAAAATCTAAATGTGGGTGCGGAAAATCATTTTCAATATAGTAAATAATTAACTTATATATTATTTAGAAGGAAAGTATAAATGTCTAAATATCCTTTTATAATAATTTTAGACATAGACCAGACTATTATAGGAACTGTTAATCAATTATGTAAGGAAAGAGAAGTATTGGAATATATTTATAACTTATGTAAAAAACGAAGACTAGAAAAATGTATTAGACAAAATAATGTAGATATGCAGAAGGAGTTAAATGACGGATTATTGAGACCTTATATTAATGAATTTATACAATATTGTAATAATAAATTTAAAAATGTTGAGATTTTCTTTTATACTAATAGTTCGTATAATTATACAAATACATTTTTAGCGACAAATGTTGAAAAGGCATTGAAAGTAAAGGTAAATAAACCGTATTTTACAAGAGAAAACTCTATGATTATAAATGGGAAATATAAGAAGTCTCTTGTTAATATATTTCCCTTCATTATTAAATCTCTTGTTAAAAAGTATCCTATTATGAAAAATGAAAAAATTATAGATTATATCATTCATAATCGCTTTGTATTTATAGATGATATAAAGGAAAATACGTTTGAATATGAAAATAGACAGATTATATGTCCTAGATATGATTTCAGATATTACAATGACATTCCTGAAAAACTATTAAATAAATATAAAATGAACCCAGAGATTTTCAATAGTAGAGATATTTTAGAATATTTACATAATATGAATATACCAATATATAATAAGCGCGGGAATATTCATCAGCAAAACAAGGAGTATATTGATTTGTGGAAGGAACAGCAGAGAAAATATTCCGAAGTATCCAAAGTTAAGGACGAATTCTTTAAAGACCTTATTAAAGAGTTCTCTAAAAAATCTGTTAGTAATGAATTTTTATCTGATAAAAATATTATTAAAATAAACAAGCGGTTTTCGCACGTTAAATATAAGAGCGCGTGAATCTTTTACAACTGAACATTTTATATTTTTTACAAATATAATTTGAGTACATAACTTTTATTTTTCTAATATTTTAAAAGTTTTCTAGAAATTTCTAAATTAAAAAAGTTATGTACTCAAATTATAAAAACCACTTTTTATAATTTTTTGGTTCTCTAATATAATCTAGATATATCTAGATATACTCATATAAATATTAGAGCACATTATATATTTACTTGGATAATAGGTAATATATATTATATTAAAAATGCATGAGATAATTATAGAAGATTATAGCGACATCGAAAATAAGATAAAGAACCCTCCTTATTTACAATTAGAATCGCGCAAATTTTTCTATAATAAGATATTCAATATTTGGAAATTTTATAGTATCTAAATGAAAAATATAATATATAATAGATAATGAGCATTTATTTTAAAGATCATCCTGAATTTAAACCAAATATAACACCGAAGGAGATGTTTAGTTTAGGTATTATGGGAGGTTCTTATTTTAGGCAAATTAAATCACCTAAAACTAAAAAAATATATAAAAATCATCATAAACATTTTAAATTTCTCAAAGGCATTCCTGATAATTTATTAATAAAGCAAGAATATGATAAAAGCATTAATTATTATAAGGTAGAAGTCGGAACAAGTTATGAATATTGGATGGAAAAGAATTGGATAAAAGAAGACATTGATCCTTATGGATGGATAGAATGGTATTGTAATTTTTATAATGGTCGTAGAACGGATGATGATATCCGTCAAATAAATAGATGGAAAAAATCAGCAGGTCCCAAGGGTAGATTTAAGAATCAATTACAAAATAAGGTAAATGAATTAAGAAGCAATAGTGAAAAAATATATCCTAGATTAAGACAAACATTGCTTCATTGGGCATATGATAGCCGTAAAATGATAATAAAATGAAAATTGTATAAAAAATGATTTTGTATCATTAATTATAATAGATATAACGATATAGCGCAATATAGAAATTATAATAATGACTACCAATGAAGTCTGCGACGTCAGCGAAGAATTAAATACTGATATTTCATCGTCTTCTTTTGATGTAATTCTTAATAAGAAAATTGCCGAAATAAACGAACTATATGAATTGAAGACGAGAAATAAAAAATTGACGAACAATGTTAATGAAATTAATTTCATGGATAAACAGTTGTATAATAAAATCAATGCGGCTATTGACAAGAAATACAAAGAGTCGAAGCAATATAAAAAAAAATGCGAAAACGAAGTTCAAAGTGCTATGTAGTTTTAGATTTAAACTATATAACAATATATCATCATATAATAATATGACTGATATAAATACAGTTAATAATATTATTGATAATGAAATTTTACATATTATTAAAGATGGTATAAAAAAAATTAACAAAATCGACTATATATATGATAGAATAAATGATAACCATAAAGATAAAAATATTGATAAAAATATAATTAAAAAAAGGGTCAGGGATGTTAATAATTATAGAGCAGTACTTAAAGAACTTGTAAAAGAACCTATTATTAAACAGAGAACAAAGGAATGGTTTGACGCGCGTGAAAATAGACTAACTGCCAGCGATTTATATGACGCTATAAAAGATAGTAAAATAAGCGATTCTATCGCAAAGAAGAAGGCGAAAATTACGAAAGATAATATTAATTACAATGCTATTAAGGCGTTAAAATGGGGTACAATGTTTGAACCAATGGCGTCTCGCATATATTCGGAAATTAACAAAAACATTAATATATATGAATTTGGACTAATTTGCGATAAAAAAAATGAGCATTTTGGTGCTTCTCCTGATGGAATTAACGAACTCGGAATTATGATAGAAATAAAATGTCCTTATAGTCGTAAAATAATAGATACTTATATACCGGAAAAATACTTGATGCAAATACAAGGGCAATTGGCAGTATGTAATTTAAATGAATGCGATTATATAGAATGTAAGTTTCTAATAATAGAAGAAAGTGAATATGTAGAACAATTTGGAACTTCTGATAGCGACGATATTAAACATGGTATTATTGCGGAGTATATTTCAAAAAAGGGAGAATATACTTATTTATATAGTGATAATAATAAGAATGCTGCTGATAATATTAATGATATTTATAATAAAATGAGGGCATTTGATGAAGATTCTAAAGATTCCGAAAATAATATTTACGAATATGTAAAATTAAACTATTGGAAACTAGATAAAATAAATACACAGCGCGTAATATTTAATAAAAATGAATGGGGTAATATTAGCGATAAAATAAATATTTTTTGGGAAAAGGTAGAAAGATTTAAACTTAATCCTATTGAAAAAATAAAATTTATTAATGACGATGATGACAAAGATGACAACTAAAATTAGATATTTAAGTTTTTGGAATACTAGCAGAGGCACTAGGGATACTAGAACTACTTACAGTACTAGTACTAGAACTGCTCATTGGAGTACTAGTTGTAGTCGGAATACCACTTGTACTATTTGAACTAGTATCAACACTTGTATTCGCGGCAGTAGAAGTAGATTTGCCTCCAAACCATCTAAATTCTGTTAAATTAGTTGGTTTATTAGTATAATCAGCGTCCGAATATTTAGAAGAATAAGGATTTACAAAATATACAATACTATAACTAACTTTTTGATTATTCGTTAAGCATACTGAATTATAATTTTCATAAGCATTATCTAGATTTAAGCATCCGCAAGAATGTGTTGAATTATTTATACCACAATTTAAAAAACATTGTTTGCTTGTACTTTTATATAATTCTAATGTATTTTTAAAATTGCTAATATTATTATTAACCTTATCATTATTTCTTATGATATCTCCTATATCATTAACTCCTAAAAATATTATACATAATTCTGCTTTCATTTCAAAATTTTCAGAACATTTTTGCTGTTCTGCTTTAACATCACTATATTGTAGAGAACAAGAATCATAATTATTATTATCGGGACCACGATTAGAATCGGTAACCTTGATAGTTTCGTTATTATTTTTTAAATATGGTGCTTGCGAAATACAAACATATATGGGAAAGTGAATATAGTTTATATCTGAATTACTCGCAGCATTTTTTAACTCACTTATTTTTGTTTTAATTAATTCGTCTACTTTATTTGTTAATTCTGAAATATTATTATATAAATATGTTATGTTTTTAATTTTATATATATCACTGTTAAAATTTTTATTTTCAGTTATCATATCTATAAGTTCAGACGGTTTAAGTTTAATACATTTATAAGCGAGCAATAAATCTCTTTTTTTAACATCATTGTACATTGATAAATACATATCAAAATTATTATTACAATTATAATAATCATTATAATCATCAATTCCCTGATTATTTCTTAATTTTACACTTGAATATCCGCTTGTACTAATTAGACTCGGTTCGTTTTTTAAAACTATACCTTTTTCACATGCTCTGTTAACATTGTGATATCTCGTAATAAATAGTTCCCTAACATTATAATTACAAACACTAATAATATAAAAAATACTTAATATAATAAATATTATAGTCAATGACAATAATAATAAATCCTTATATTTCATTATGTATATTATAATCTCTATATTATTTAATTATTTTTATTTGGTTAATTATAGGAAAATACTATATTGCTCGTTTGATTATTCCAGTTGGGATTACTAACCTTTAAGATATCATTCTCTACGTAAAAATTATAACAGTTTTCGCCATTTCTATTACATAATTCAAGGCCTTTATAAATATTGTTATAGTTAGAAGTATTTATTCTCATTCCTTTATTAGCAGTTAAATTATTTACCGCAATTGTATCTTTTATTAAACTTAAATTATTTGTCCCGGTAATATCCCAATTTCTTTGATAAATTTTGCTATTAACATCATTGGTATTTACTCCAAATGTAAAATATTTATCTAAATTATCAGAAATATTAGAAGAATAATTGTTTAAATTACTAGAATAAGTAAATAATTTGTCATTTTGTATATTATTAACGCGAGTATAATCTGTATATAATTGATTATATATTTGATTTGACGTATTATGCGTATATCTGTAATTTTTTTCGTAATTACTATTTAAAATATCTAATAATTTATTTGAAGTCGAATAAATATAATCGTTGTTGGCTACACCATAATTACTAGAATAATTAAATAAAATATTAGATGTAGATAATATATAATTAGAATTTTGCGAATGTAGTTTATTCATTTCGCTAGTTAAATCGCGTTTTATCGTACTATCGTTATTATCTGAATAATTTATTATATTTGTTGTTTTTTCATTTAGTTCTTTTTTATATTTAAAATAATCATATACTAACCAGGTTAATACACCTATCAAAGCAATTAATATAATTGTTAATATAAAATATAATACTACCTCTATTATCTCCATTTTTTTTATACTACTATACTACTATACTATCTAATAATTTAATTATTTTAAAAAAATAAACTATAATATTAATTAATATGTATAACTTTTAATTCGGCATTATTATCTTGTACATCAGTTTTATTATCAGTATCGCCACCTCGTATAACAGTTTCGTAATTATTTTTTTTATCATCTAAATTTACTAAACCACCATCTTGTCCGCCCATTTCAATTTTTGGACCTTCTTCTTCCCAGTCTTCATCTTCGTCTTCGTCTTCTTCATCTTCATCCTCTTCGTCTTCATCTTCATCGCTAGAATCTTCTTCCTCTTTTCCACCATATGCCCCGACTTTATCACTTTCATCACTTTCATCACTTTCATCTTCTTCATCTTCTTCGTCTTCTTCGTCTTCATCGCTAGAATCTTCTTCATTGCCTTCATCACTTTCATCGTCATCTTCGTCTCCGCCGAACATTTCATTTACATAATTGCCACCACCATATTTACTTGCGATTTGTAATCCATTAACATTATCATCATCTTCGCTATAATCTTCAAATTCTTCATTCTCACCACCGACTTTAATATTTTTAATTTTTTTAAAGTTCTTATCATAAATTTCCATCACCTTTTTAACATTCTTACCATATTTTTTCTTATCATCGCTACCGCTACTATCACCGCTATCACTACTATCGCTGCTATCATCGCTGTCACTGCTATCGCTTATTATATCACTACTTAAACTTTCAACATCATCATCATCGCTATTATTCGCGCTTTCATCACTATCCTTATATATATACTGTTCGGTCTTTTTATAGGGTATTTCAATTTCTTCGGTATTTATTCGCAGTTGTATTCCCATTGCTTCAAACTCTTGTATTAATAGTTTAAATGCCCATGGTGTTTCAATAACAGATATATCTTCATTATTACAATTTTTACACATATTAATATTATTTTTAATATTAAAAGCGACTAATGTTCCGCATCTTTTACAAGCGCACCATCTATATTTATCAGAGCGTTCCATCATACTCTCTTTTATAAACATTGATATACCATGACTTAATACTGTATCACGCTCCATTTCGCCTATACGTAATCCACCACCTTTTCTTCTTCCTTCTGTGGGTTGTCTAGTTAAACTAGTAATTTTGCTACTAAATTCTGCTCCTAGAAGTCCTCCGCCGCAACCGCGCGAATTAATTTTTTCAGCAACCATATGCTTCAATCTAAAATAATATGTAGGTCCTATAAATATTTCAGTATCTATTTGTCTTCCAGTAAAACCATTATATAATATTTCATTACCATGTTTTTCATAACCATTATCTTCTAGATTTTTATATATTACATCATTATCTATTGGGATAAATACTGTTGCATCACCTAATATTCCATCGATACAACACATTTTAGCAAAAATACATTCAACTAAATGCCCAATTGTCATACGCGAAGGAATCGCGTGAGGATTTATTATGATGTCGGGTTTAATTCCATCCTTTGTATATGGCATATTTTCCTCGGGAATTATCATACCGACAACACCTTTTTGACCATGACGCGAAGCGTGCTTGTCGCCAAATTCTGGTTTCTTAATTTTTAAAAATTTCACTTTACATATTTTAGAATCTTCATTTGCCAATTTATTATCTATTACTATTTGATCTACAGTTCCATATAATGAATTATCGGTACTTATAGACACGTCAGTATATTCTATTTCCTTTACTTGTTCAATAAACATACCTTTTTTAACTTCTTTATAAATAACTTTCTCATGTAACATACCAACTATGATAACTTCCTGACCTTGTGGTATATATACTCCCTTCTTAATAAACCCTTTTTCATTTATGTAAGAATAATCCTTCTTTTTAATCCCATTCACATTTTTACCGTCCTTTTTCATTTGTACGGGATTTCCGAATATGATTCTTTCAGTATCAGAAATAATTTTAGTAGATGCTGAAATAGATTTATAGTAAGACACATAATTTAATCCTCTATTTATCGATGCCCTATTTATCATAATACTATCTTCTTGATTAAAACCGGAGTATGTCATAATAGCAACAATTGTATTAAACCCGTTCGCCATATAATCACTTGATGTATATTGCGCGATACGCGTATTTACTATTGCCCTTTGCGGATAATGTAAAATATAACTCATTGTATCAAATCTTTTATTAAAGTTAGTCGCATATATACCAATCGCCTGTTTAGTATGCGCGGCATGAAATATATTTCTAGCGGCAGCATTGTGATTAGACATAGGTATATTTCCAGAAACCACACTTAATATTGTAGATGGATGTATTTCTAAATGCGTATGTAGAGGAGTTATATCATCTTTATTCATCGCTATAAAGCACGTGTCCGTCTCTTCATTATCTAAATATTCTATACATGCACCCTTATTTTCCAATTCTTTCAATATTTTACCATAAACCTTTCTATAATTATTGTGATAAGTATTGATATTATCATCTTCTTCTATATCATCCGAATTAGATTTTTTCCCACCCATATTCAAAAATGCCGACATATATCCGCCCGTTGATTTTTCCATATTATTTAATACATTTATTTCATCATCTATAGGTTTTTTATATACATCTCTATAATAATAATCATCCGTCTTTTCATTATCTTCTAATTTAGTATATAAACCATTGAGCATATCAAACCAATTCGTATAATTATTTTTATAAACTAATATTTCGTTATGAGGATAATCAATCTTTTTATTATTATTTAGAATTAATACTGGTCTACAAGGTCTTCCCGCTTCTGTAAATATTCTAATTTCATTATTTGGAATATTCCAAGATATAGATATCAATATATTAATTAATCCATTTCTTCTATATGCCTTCAATATCCTAGTAATAAAAATGGGGTCTCCCGTATATCCGTATAAAGTACCATTCAATAAAACACTGGTAATATTTTTATTTATAATAAAATTACATTTATTTAATGGAATTATACCAATATCTATTAAACATCTTTTAATATTTTCTACATTTATTCCAGCAGTTATTTTTGTTAATAATGCCAAGTTTTTAAGATATCCTATAGAAGCGCCATCAGGACTTTCAAAAGGACACATCATTCCCCATTGTTGCGAATGTAATCTATGAGGACTAGTAATTTTTAAACTTCTATCAATTGGTATATTAACGCGTCTTAAATGAGATAAATATCCTATATAACTAATTCGCGACAAATCTTGTACAATTCCTAATTCAGGATCCTTATTAGTCTCCATACCCCATCGGCCGCCTTTTAATGATTTAGAAAACGTCTCTGTTATAATTAAATAATCAATAATTTTAAAGATATTATTAGAATTTATTATTTTATCATAATTATCCTTATCTTTATAAGAACCATAGTAATACTCTCTGTCTATTTTAATTCTAATGTCATCGCGCAATTTTGTATAGGAATCTTGAAATAATTCGGTTAATTTAAATCCACTGATATCAACTCTTTTGTATATATAACTATCACGGTCACTAACAGGACTAGTTCCTATAACAGTTTTAATAAATTGAAACACTAGATACCCTAAATATTTTCCCTTATCGCGTATATCTTCTATATTCGGAAATATTTCAGTTATTATTATAGATTTTATATGTTCTACCGTAGATGTTTTATACATTTTTTTATATACATTATATAAACGTTGAAGAGCCTCGTTTTGTGTATATACATATTTTTCATTATCCTTTTCATCTATATATGACGCGCTTATTATACTCGGTCTTATAAAATTTTCAAAATAATCCTTTTCAATATCATTTGCGTATTCGCCAAAAATTGTGTTACATATGTCTTTATCACTTTCTATACCAAGTGCTCTAAATAATATAAATAATGGTATCTTTTCTCTTATCGAAGGAACTGAAACTAATATAGTGCCGTAGTTATATTTTTTAGAAGAATATGCTATTTTAATCTTTTCATCATTATAGATACCATCGCTTTTTATTGGAGTATCTACGAAAAAGAACTCTATATTATAGGGTTTAATAGAACCTTTCTCGGCTACACAGCGAATAACACCTTTATAACTAAATCCATTCGGATCTTCTTTTAAAGCGCTAGTAAATAATTTATTAGTCACTATATCTTCTTGCGCTATTATTACTTTTTCTTTTCCATCGATTATAAAATACCCTCCTGTATCATATGGACATTCGCCTAATAATTTTAATATATCTGAACCATTATTTTTGAGTAAGCATACATCACTATGAAGCATTATAGGTATGCCTCCTATCGCTATATTTTTAAATGGGATGTCCTTTATAGCACCCTTATCATTTGTAATTCTGACCAATACTGTAGAAAAAATATTAGTAAGATATGTTAAATTTTTCATTCTAGCGTCGTTTGGTGTTATTAATTTAGGGGTTCCATTTTCGAAAGTTATAGGTCTATCTACATATATTTCTTCACCATCTAATCCTCCAATATAAATATCTACTTTAACAATTAAATTTTTATTACTATCATCCATTTTAATCATTGTAATAGGGTTATTAGATCTTATAATTTCGGGTATTTTAACTTTAATGAAATTTCTATAACTATCTAAATGATGTCCTGTAAAAGGATATTTATGATTTTTAAAATATAAATCTAATATATCCCATTCGTTATTAATCATTCTTCTAATATTATATATTATATATTATATATATATATAAACTAAAAATAATCTATTTAATTATTAAATATTACATTAAATCCTAAATCATATATTTTAAATCTCCCAATATTGTTTTCATCTGTATCTAATATTAGACTATAGGGTTCGCTCCTATTATCGGTGTTATATTTAATAGATAGTGTTTCCTCGCTATTGCCATTTTTACTATCAATATATTCTCCTAAAAAATGTATTCCGAGACTCGGATCATAATGTATTCTTTTATTTTTCGTATTCATCAAACTCATCCTTGAAGCGTAAGGAACTACTGTTTTTTGAGTACCATCATTATTATATATAGCAAGAATTCCGCTTGAATTGAATTCCATATAGTACTTATCATTTATCGATTTAAACTTAATATATTGTTGCGTTGTTTTATTTTTAGATACATATTTAGAATCTTCAAAGAAAAATGTGGCTCCGCTATTTAGCACATATTCACTATTTAATAATTTATCACCCCATGGCATATAATGGAAAAACCCAGAAAATTTAGAATAATTTTCATTCAATTTTAACATTCTAAAAGTAATTTCTTGTATCCCTGGGAAATTACTATCCGCCCTGCGATTTATATCATTTATGATAGTATTATTATATGACCTATTTATCTTATTACCATCCTTACCTTCTCTTCCCATATATCCGAGTGTTTCTGAAACCGAGTTTTTCATCAATTCGTCCTCTTCCTCTTCTTCCAATTTTTCGTCATTATCTGATTCCGCCTCTTTTTTTGCCTCTTTCAGATTTTCCTCATATATTTTTTTCGCCTCATCACTGGATTTTGAATATAAATCATTAAAATCTCTATTCATATTGTATTGCGAACTGTATTCTTTAGATTGTAGGCATTTTGTTGGCATATATATAGCACCTCCATATTTACCTCTGATATGATCTATATCCTCTCCTACATTTCCTGAAACACATCCAAAATCACCACATATATTGTTCAAAGATTTCTTAAATAAATTGTCGTATCTGTAATTTAAATTCGCTTTTGTTCTATTATCTATAACTTTTAAATAGTATGAATCAGGACTCGTCATATATTCCATCCATTTGTTTTGATTTGTATAAGCATCTAGTGATGGATAATAATTATAATATTGGTCTTTATTATTCATTAAATTAGGTACATATATAATAATCTTCATATTTCCTTTGAATGTATATTTTTCAAAAAATGTCTCTGGAAACTTTTTTGTATCTTCGCTTAATGTATTATTTAAAACATATTTATTATCCCTAGATATTATTTTGGCGATAGATACATATATAGGAAGGGGTATTAGTGTCTTATTATCTTTTTTAAAAGGCTCTCGTATTTTACTTCTGATTACTTCTAGATTATTAATAATATTATTTTCAATATCATATAAAGTACTATCAAATTCAATATAACACATTTTTTTATTTATATGTTCCTTGTTTTTATACTGTTCCAATGTCATATTCAAACATCTTTGATGTTTTAAAAAAGGTAGTTTTCCTATCGATACAACATTGCTAAAATCACTCGGTTTATTTTCATCAGATACTGCTGCTACCGCTCCTCCGCGCTGAACTGTTGAGGAACTCGCCTTCTTCGTAGTTATTGTTTGAGTTTTTCTAGGAGGTAATTTATAAATAAGCATTTATTATTATTATATTTTATATGGATATAAATAATTGTATAGATTTATGTGTAATTAATAACACGGATTATGACATATCATTGGTTATATTTACAATATTGAAGGGTAAATACAAATATATTAAAAATAATGTGTGGGAACATCTTGATAAAAATAATAATTGGGTATCTGATATTAAGCAGAATAACTTAAGATACTCAATTAAAACAGAAGTATATACGCATTTTATTAAAAGAGTTATTGAATTATCTGATAACACTAATGATAATATAATGTCAAATAAACTTCTCATAATTTCTTCAAAACTGAAAGAAGACAAATATATATCTACAATCATTAAAGAGAGTAGGCAGTTTTTTTTAGATGAATTATAATGAATACGACCTATATAAATTAATTAAGAGCAATTATGATTTTGATTTAAATGAACCGCGCATTAAAGAGGCGCCCTTGTCAAACTTTGAATATTTCAAAACCTTATTAAAAATGGACGGTTATTTTGAATGGGATTTTTCTATTACATTTTTGGATAAATGTAATAGCGCTTATCAAATTACATATAAAAATATTAATTTTAACATATTAACAAATAAGGTAATTACAAAAAAAATAAGACTGCATTTATTTAATAGTATATATCGCGTATTTTTAATAAAAAAGTTGTTTAATATTAAACCCGCAGAAAACTTTAATTATTATATTTTGTTAAATCCTTTGAAACGCAAACTACCGCGCAAAAATATAGAAGATGTAGGTGCGGCGAATGTTAATGGAGGATTTACTTATATTAATTTAAACAATATATATATAATAAGGAAAGAAGATTATGAGAAAGTTATAATACACGAGACTTTACATCATCATAATAATATACATTTTGAAAATTGGTCTCATGAAAATATTAAATTAATAAAGAATATGTGTAGAATAGATAATAGTCAGGTATTAATACCTAATGAGGCTATTGTTGAAACATACGCCATTATAATTAATGTTATATTTTATTCTATAGAAAATAATATGTCGTTCGCATCATATAAGATGATACTTAAGGCAGATAGAGAACATAATATTAGAATTGCTAAAAAAATATTGGATAAACAGGGTAATAATAATTGGCGCGAAAAAACACATTCATACTGCTATATTGTATTGAGAGCGATATTTTACTTATATTTCAAGGAATTTATAAAGATATATAGATATAATAACGATGATGAAATAACAGCATTTATATCCAAGTATTTTCCGGAAATTTTGAAGAAAATACGAAAATTACCACGAGAATCGAATAACAAATATATTAAACAAACGATATTTAATAATTTCTAGATATATTTAGATATATTTAGATATATTTAGATATATTTAGATATATTTAGATATAAATAATAATATAAGTATTATTAATAAGTTAATCATTAAATGTCTATTGAAGATATTAATTATCTTAAAGATAATAGTATTAAGCAAAATTATACATTTTTAATAGATAGCACTGATAGAGACAGAGATAAATTTCCGAATCCTAATAAATATGTTGTAGAATTCACGGTTCCTTTTAAAAACGTAATTGGTATGGAAATAATTGACGCGAGTATTCCGCGTACTATGTATAATATAGATGTTGAAAACAATTTTTTATATTATTATTTAGGGGCAAATGAACAAGATGATGTTATTACTAATGGTATAAAAGAAAAAATAGAATGTAATATAATTCCTAGCGCTTGTTCCTATACTGACGGTTATACTCTAGTAGAAAACGGAGGTTATTTAGAATTAAGTAATTATATCAATATATATAATATATATACAAAAAGCACAGAATACAGTACATTTATAGGAGGAACTGAAGTTGGCATTTCATATTCTTTTAAAATTAAAACAGAAGCCATTTATGATTTATATAAAAATAATACATATTGTGTTTTTAGTTTTGGATATTATCATTTATGGAAACAAACAAGTACTAATTATACCGCAATGACAGTCAATGTCGTTAAAAATAATACAGGTACTCTATATGATATACAATTTATTATAGGCGACGGTAGTATAGCAGGAGATAAGCAAACAATATCTGGTATTGATTTAAGCGAAGAAGTCCATATATGTTGGACTATATTGGAACGCGAATGGAAAATATATATATCTAAAAAAACCTCTTCATTAATTAATATTACTACACTAACTGTATCTAAAACGATTAAAAATGTGTTTTATGTAAAAAAATTTATAGGAAAAAGTCTTGGGAATCCTATTACAAATAATAAAATGGGAGATAATTACATCAATCAATGGAATGATGGTGCTAAAATGTATATAAAAGATTTTAAAATATATAATAGGGTTCTCAAAGTTAGTGAAATAGCATTATGTAAAAATAATGATATAATAAATGGGTTGAAAATATGGTATAAACTTAACGATAATAATAATAAAAATTACGGCGAAAACGAATATATAAATTATGAAGATATATTTAATAAGAATATAATTGAACCAGGCGATTATACATTAAAGACTTTTTTATTAAATTATGAAGACAAAGATGATAACGAGATAGGTTTTAAAAAACATTCAGAACCGGCGGAATTAACAAACTTAATAGATATATATTCTAGACTGCCTTTCATTGTAGATATGAAAAGATCTACGATATATGAAAATATAGGGTTTGATTTATATAATTATGCGTATCCTTATATCAATGATAGATATCAATATAAAAGCGGATATAATTCTAATCCTAATTTTTATAAAATGTTTCATAGTATCTTGAATACTAAATTAACAAAAGTTGTAAGTCCAGTAGAATATGATAAATATATAGTGACATCTCCTGGAATAGTTTATTTAATAGGAAATAAATACATAGTTCTGAAATGTCCAGAAATAGAGGAACATTTATTCGGTTCCTTATCATATTCTAAATATTCTCTCGGTTTGGCAAAATTTCGCGTAGATAATGTAGGTATTAATACTGAAAGATTAGCGATTACTAAACTGCCTGTCCGCGAGTTTCATCCTATTGGTAAATTATCTAAAATATCTCTCCGATTTGAAACTAACAAAGGTTCCTTGTATGATTTTAAAGGGGTTAATCATAATATTGTATTTGCTATTTATTATTACGAACCAAAGCAAAATAAATTTCCCGAAGGTTCAATATTAAACCCTGAATACAAAATGAATTATATAGAATATAAATATTATCAAGAAGTAATTGAAGGGGACAGCGATGATGAAGGCGAAGAATATTCGCGCGACAATATAAATGATTATAAAAAGAATGAAATTGATTATAGCGACGAGGGCATAAAACTACGGCAATATAATCAACATTATGTTAATAATGATGCCGAAGGAGACGATGATAACGATAGCGAATGATATTTTTATGTAGTTTTTGAAACTTCAGATATAATGTTTTCAACATCTCGCTTTACCAATTTATTACTATTTATTTTTGCTGTATAAGATTCCTTATTTTTTAAAGCTGTGCATCCGTCCATTAATTTTATTATATTTTCTCTTTGCTCGGTGGTTAAAGTTATAGGGGTAATGTCATTTTTATAATCAGACATATTTTGAATAACAACTTTATTACTATCAGTCGATATATATTTCGCTCCTTTTTCTGTAATTTCAATACTTTCTATTTCATGAAAAATTCCATTAGTTTCTATAGGTGTTGATTTTAACTTCGCAACTGCTTTCGCTTGCTTTCCTGCGCTGTCAGTCGGAGAAAGAATATTTATAGTAGGTGGACTTTCTTTATAATATTTTCCCTTTTTACCCGCCTTTAGATTTATTGCCGTTATTTCTCCTGAAGTATTTATTACTATGTTTTCAACTTCAGCAATTTCAGAAATAGTATTGCGCGCCTTATATGCGTCGATTGTTTCAAATGTAATTTTTGTAATATCGGTAGTGTAATTAGTACCCGCTGTTCCTATAGTTATACTGCTAATTTGAAAAAGTTCGGGATTAGTTCCTGAAATAGGGCTCGTATTTAATATAACTGTCGCGGTTGCCCGAGTACCCGTTGTAGGAGGTGCTGCGATAGTTATTATAGGTGGTTTATCTTTGTAATATTTGCCTTTTTCAGTATCCTTTAGAGTTATTGCCGTTATTCCGCCAGTAGCATTTACAGTCATACTTTGGATTTCAGCATTTTTAACATCATTTGTAGTAGTAAAATTTTCTATATTATTATAATTAGTAGATAAACATCCATACATTAATACTATAAATATAGCGAATGCTAATATTAATGATATGTATGTAAATAAACTTTCATAATCAATGTTTTTATTCATTTAATCTGTATTACTTAAAGATTATTATTTTTTCTATTACTTGTAATAATTTATTTCCATATATATATATAGATATTATGACAGATTTAAGTTTATTATACGGAGGGGACGATAATTTATTAGGAGATAATATGGATAATTCATATTCGCCGCAAAAAATTAATAAAATGAGCAACAACGACATGTCAATGGATGATATTAAATCTTCTAAATCCCAAAATATAATGTTACAGGCGCATCATGCCCAACAGGCACAGCAGGCCCAGCAGGCACACCATGCCCAAATGGTTCCTCCTACACAGCAGATAAATTACAAGACAGATAATATACAACAGCAACATGTAAATAATACGTCGTTAATTCCTGTAATCCAAAATCAAAACCAATTACAGCAATATAAACAATCCGAACAGACCCATAATGATTATTCGAGAAAACGCGGAAATGAATATAGTTTTTTTGATAGAATGAATTTGAAGAGAACTGAAGTTATTAAATTATCGTTATTTTCTCTAGTAATAGTTCTCGGCATTTCAATAGATAGAATGTTGACATATTATTTATCTAAATATATTGGTGATAATATATTAACAGATTTTCAAGAATTTTTATTAAGAATTAGTTATCCTATTACGATATTTTTATTATTATGGATATTTAAAGCAATTTAATAAAATTTTTAAAATATATATTATTAAAGGTATAAGCGAATATAAATGAAATTTGAAGAAATAACGGATACTATAATGAGAATTATTATATGTATAGCATTGCTCTATCTATTATTTATAAGTATTATTGATATAGTTAGTTTTACTAATAGTCGAATAACACTAAATACGACATCGGCAAAATATATTAACCCAAGTTATGATAGTTTAAATTTAAAATATTGTAATCTTTATCCTATGTCAGAATCGGGTAAAAATGTAATAGATTTTGAAAATTTTAAATTTTTAAGTATATATTTGATATTGTTTATTATATTCTGGTATAATCGTATAATAAATATATTTTCATATACATCTCTGCCAAATGAAATAAAGATATTATTTTATAACAAATATTATAATTATGATATTTATAAAAATTGTAATAATGAATATAATCTTATATACGGATTTATGATATATATACTTATATCTTTATTATTTCACTCTTATGTATTTTACAATGAATTTAACGGCGATAATGTAGATGATATTAAAGTACACGACAATATTAAAATTATGGACACGCAAATTATAGAAAATGTAGATTGTGATTTACTTAAAAAGCACGACCCTAAAAAAAATGTTTATATAGATAATAATGTATTGAAAGAACACTTGAATGGATTGGGAACAAATATTACTTCAGATACATTTCTTAAAATATGTATAGCGATTATATTAACTGATAGAGTTAAGAAAAAAACTATTCTAGACGTAAACAATCTATGTAATAATTCAAAATGTATATATAGTAAATTGGAAAATGAGATTGATGTTATATTTCCGGAAAATATAGAAAAATATATTACAGATATAGAGTTAGGGTTACCAGACAAATCAATTATATTAAATTTAAAGGATGCTATTAAAACTAAATATGCTGATATCAGGAAAAAGTTAATCGCAAGTTATATGATAATAAGAGATTATAAATCATCTTATCTGCTCTATTATAAGTTTGGGCTACTTACTATAATATTGGGAGGTATCTTATTTTCCCTATTCGGATTAATATACTTCGGACTTATAGATTTTAAATGGTTAAATAAGAAATTTAATAACGGCACATATTATCCATTTAATTATTATATAAGCGCTTACAAAAATATCATAACTTATATAATAACTTTAATTTGTATATATGGAGCATTTATTATTAATTTTTAGTAATACATAGTAATACATAGTAATAATCTACTTTATTTTTATTATAACTATTAAATAAGAATATATATTTAATTAGGCGATGAATGAAACATTAATAAATATAATCACATATATATTATATATAATCGCATTAATTATAATCGTTATATTTGTATTGGCGATTATAAATTATACCTTATATACTATATATTCTATAAAAGAAATAGTAGTTCATAACACATTTGAGGACGCTATAAATTATAAACTTAAAGATATTTATAATTATAGATTGATAAATTATGTGAATATAATTAATTCAGATAATAATTATAACAATAATTTATTTGAAAATGTTGATAATAATGATATACACGCTATTGATATGAAAGAATTTACATTAATAAAACCTGATACTATTACTTTTATAAAAACAGAACCCGATGATCTATCGGATATTACAGAAAAAAAAAAAGATGGCAATAATATTAAATTTGAATTAAATGATATAAATTTAATGAAAAAAGAACATTTTTTAAAAATATATAAATTAATAAATTTTAATCAAAACACATCTGATAATAAAAAATATATTATATATACTTCTCCAAATGAACCCTTATATGTAAAATATCATGACATAACGTATAAAATTCAATATGAACATAATACTAAATTGATTATTCCGGAAATTAACATAAATAAAAGTATATATTCTGATGTTGTGACGAGCGCTCAATCTGTACCATCTACAGACACTGAAAAAAAAATTGGAAAAAAAATAATTGGAAAGAATGGTGTAATATATGTATATAATGATTATAATAATCATAAATATTTGAAAAATTCCAATAACAATGGGGATATTTATGGATATATATTAAATGGATTGTATATGCTAATACCGACATCTTTATTGTGGTCGTACGACAAGAATGTAACAGAATTATATGTAAGGACAAATAACAAATTATATGAAATAATTTTACTATTAATATTTGTAATATTGTTTATTATATTTATAGCATTTATAGGAGACTTTTATAATTTTATATTTAATAGCGAATATAAAAGAGAAAACTTTTTCTTTAATAAAATTATAGACAAGGATGCTTATTTGGTAATAATAATAATATCTATTTTGGCATATTGTATATTACATAGCGTAATATATTTTTTTATATTTATTAATGGAACTTATAAAAAAATAAAGGGAATATATGATGATTTAATTATAGCGGACGAGTACGTAAGATATAATGTTAATAATGATTTAATCTTAAAAAATAATTATAACGGCAACGATATAATACATGCTTTTACAAAAATTGCTTATGGAGATGATATAGATTATATGAAGGGTAAGTATAGTATTATAGACGAATCTAATAATCCAGATATATATAAGGCAAGAACAGATTTTGAAAAAAAGATGTTGGAAATTAATTACAGTTTTAGTTATAAGAAGAATATATATAGTCAAAATAGTTATTCAAACGCATTCTTCGATAAAATATATAATATAATAAAAATCGACATAGACGCTACAGCAAATAGTTTAAAAACACAATATGAATCACAATTAAAAACAATTGTCGATAATTTAATTAAATATAAAAAAGATGAATTAAATGATGTTAGAAGGGTCCCCGACTTAAAAAATATACTACAAGAAATAAATAATTTAATTGATTTAATAAAAATTATAAATTCATCTATAGATTCTAGAAAACATATATATGCTAAAGATATTAAAATTACTGATTTTGAGAAAGAGGTAAAAGAAGCAAAAAATTATATAGATGAATTTAGTAAAAAAATACCAAATACAGCAGGGGAAAATTTATACAAATTTATTGCAAATGGCGAAAATAATAGTTATATATTAAAAACAAAAGTATATATTGATTCTATAAATACTAAATATGAATTTGTATTTGATGATTTAATAAATAACAATGATATTAAAACTAAATTGAGAGATATAAAGAAAACATTATTGTTTATAACTATTTTATATATATATTTTGTTAATAATAATATAGACGACCCGTATATATTGATTAAGTTAAATAAATTGGTATTTGGAAGAGTTGCAAATATTGGTATTAAAGAGATAGATGATGAAATAGATTTCACATTATCTCTTAAATCTTTATTGGGACACAATTTACATAAAGATGAATTAATAAAAGATTTAAATAATATAAATACTGAATTATTTAAATATATTGAGGAATATGAAGTTAAGGACGTGATATTAGCAAAAGCACTATATAACGACAGTAATCCTAAAGATCATCTTGGACAATTTAAGGAAAAATTATATTATATAGAAAAACTGGATTATTGGGGTGCTGTATATTTTTTCAATTTATACTTGGCAATTGAACTTATATTAAACGCTGCTATAATTTTACTAATTTTGATGATTATAAAATATACAAATAATGAAATGCGCGAAAATGTAGAGAAATATATAATTATAATAGGTTCTATTTTAGTATTGATAATTGACGAGATTAAAACAGCAATATTAGGTGTAGTTTAGAATATTTAGCCAGTAATTTTATATCCTTGAAAGATTTATAGAACCTTGAAGGATTTAAAATATTATTAATAATAAAGAGAGCAGATGGGCGAGTACAAATTATCTTTGTATTATGTATATTTTTATATATATACTATTATTATAATAAGTATATTGATATTTATTAATACATTGTATAATTTATCAGTATATGGTAATCTTATTTTAAATAAGAATAGTGAGGATTTTATACTAACAGAGCACGAATATATACCAAATAGTGAAAATTATGATACTAGTAAGTTATTAATAGGCGACACAATAGATTATAAATTATTTATTAGCATATTAGTAGATAATAATTTTAATTATAGTGATAAATATTTTACATTAAATATTACTAGAACATTATTAAAAATTTTCATAGTAATAACTATCATTTCAGTATCATTTTATATTTTAGCATGGATATGGAGTGAGTTGTTAGCAGGAATAGATTTTAAGATTGACAAGTGTCGTGAATTTATTATTAAAGAATGCTATTTTATTAATGATGGTAATGATGGTAAGGATTGGGTTAAATTAGGAATTATTATATTTATATTTTTAATATTATGTGGTATTTTTGTTGTTGATATTACAATGCCGCAAAAGAAATATGAAAAATATATAATAGATGGGTCTGAAGAAGATTCTCTAACAACAAATAAATATAAATATGTAAATTTAGAAAAATATTTAAATGCAGATTCTAAAAACAGTTATGTATTTAAAGGTAATAATGATAATATAGATATTTTAATAAATCATTTAAAAGGATATAATATACATACTATTAAAAATATTTCGCCTATTGATATTAAAATTAATGATGACAGAGGTGATAAACAAGATGAATATAATAAATTTATAGATAAAATTAAAAATGTTAGTGCTGCTATAGCGACAGCATATGATAATAAAAAAATATATGAAAATAAAGATTTGGATTTTATTAAATTAATAATAATTTTCTTAAATAATATTAAAATTAATAATAATAAAAAAAGGGGGTTATTTGAAACTGATATAGATTTTTTAAAAGTATTTTCAAATTATATTATTAATATAATAACAGGCGTTATTCCTGGCATTTCAGATATAGAAGATATTAATAAAAATAAGATAGAAGATTATGATTTATATAATATTTTAATAGGTGGCATTCCATTATCTATACGAAACAATATTGTTGCTGGCGCATCATGCTCAACTATTAATCATGATAAAAAATTAAATAGTATTGATGGAGAAAAAAAATTTTGTATATATGATAATTATTTATCAGATTTAAAAGAGTACTTATATACAGACTCAATATGGAAAAATAAATTAAAGGGGGTATTAATTATGATATTAATTTTAGCGATAATATCTATAATTATTATTATCATCCTTTTTATTTATATATTCGTAAATTACAACAAAGAGTATAAAAATTACGCGAAAATAACTAGTGTTAAATTAATTAGAGATTCTAATTATAAAAACGTGGGGTATTTAGGAATGGGAATGATTATTAATAGTTTAATAAAAAAATAAACAATATAACGAATATAACGAATATAACGAATATAACGAATAAATATTTAAGGAGATATTATATTTTACTATTTATATGGATAGTGAATATTTATTAAATATTAAAACAATACAAGCGGCAACATTTAAACAAGTTATAGATGCTCTTAAGGAAATATTAATGGACGTTAATTTGGAAATAGATGAGACGGGTATAAAGATAGTTGCGATGGACAACACTCATATAGTACTTATACATCTTAAATTAGATGCTGATAAATTTGAAATATACGAATGCGCGAAGAAAACATATGTTGGTATTAATATGTTGAGACTTCACGCGCTAATTAAAACGATTACTAATAATGATATATTATCTATATATATTAAGAAGGATGATCCGAATCATTTGGGAATAACTATAGAGAATAATGATAAAAATTACAAGACAAATTATAAATTATCTGTACTTGATATTGATGTATTGAATCTAGATATACCTCCGGTAGATTTTCATACTATTATAAATATGCCCTCGAATTATCTCCAAAAAATTATCAGAGATATGAATAATCTTGCCGAATTTATAGAGTTTAGAAATATAGGAGATAAGTTAATATTAAGTTGCAAAGGCGACTTCTGCGACCAAGAGACTATATTAGGTTCAGAGAAATCACAATCAATAACTATTAAAAAGAATAGTACAGATGAAGAACAAGAGATAATACAAGGTATATTTAGTCTTAAATATCTATCTATATTCACTAAATGCACAAATTTATCAAATAATGTTGAATTATATCTTAAAAATAATTACCCTATAATTTTAAGATATACTATTGCTTCACTTGGTGAAATAAAATTATGCCTATCGCAACAAGATATATCTCAATAATTACATAATCTATTACATAATCTATTACATAATCTATTACATAATCTATTACATAATAGATTATACTGATACACATAATAACATTTTTTGTGTAATAAAAATTAAATTTTTTTTAATTTAGGATACAAGATATATTTATAATATATGTCTTGTAATTTAAATAAGGCGTTTCTCAACACTTTCATAACTTCATTCATACAATTAATATAATTATGTGAATATGTAAATTCGCTATCATTTATTATATAGTTAATTTGTTTTTTAATTTCAATGAAAATATTTCCTATTCTATCCATTATATTATATAAAATATGTATATGAGTTCTTTAAGTAATTACATTTTTGGAGATTCTAAAAATCCGCTTCTAAAGAAAAAGTGCGCAATTTAGAATGTTCTTGTTTCCCACCGACGTTCGCTTTACTATATTGAGAAACGCGGCTTTCAAAGAAATTAGATTTACTTTCTATTGATATTCTATCCATAAAAGGAAATGGATTATTTGAATTCCAAATCTTATCATAATTTAATTGAGTGAGCAGTCTATCCGCTACAAATTCAATATATATAGACATTAATTCAGAATTCATTCCCAACATAGAACAGGGAATGCTTTCGATAATAAAGTTCTTTTCTACTTCGACCGCCTCTTTTACTATTTGATGAACAGTTTCTTGAGGTAATCTATTCAATATCTTTGAATATAATAGAACTGCGAATTCAACATGCATTCCTTCATCTCTGCTAATCAATTCATTTGAGAATGCTAGACCGGGCATCAGCCCGCGTTCTTTTAGCCAAAAAATACTACAGAAGGCACCACTGAAAAACACGCCTTCTACGAGAGCGAAGGCCAACAATCTCTGTGAAAAAGGCGCGGATTCGTCGTTAATCCATTTGAAGCACCAATCTGCCTTCTTTTTAATACAGGGCATATAATTGATAGCATTTAGTGCTTCATCCTTTTCCTTGGGTTCTTTAAAATATGTATCTATAAGAAGCGAATATGTCTCGGAATGAATATTCTCGATTGCCATTTGAAACCCGTAAAAGAACTTTGCTTCGAGTATTTGTACGTCATTTAAAAATCTTTCTCCTAAATTAATATTAACAATAGTATCACTGGAACTGAAGAATGCTAAAATTTGTTTAATAAAGAATTTCTCGTTATTATTAAGTTTATTAAAATCATCTACATCTTTAGATAAATCCAATTCTTCTGGAGTCCAAAATACACTAACGGATTTCTTATACATTTCCCACATATCATAGTGTTCGATGGGAAAAATAGTCAATCTATTAGAAGGCATTAATAAAGGTTCATTATTTGACATACTATATACTATTATAATAATATATATTTATATAATAATTTATCCTGTATTACTAGAAATATAGAAAAGTAATGGATGAACATGATGAAGATGATATACATCATGATGAAGAGGATGAACATGATGAAGATGATATACATCATGATGAAGATAAACAATATTTCTTAAATGTAAAAGAAATTCATCTTTCTCAAAATGTTGATCAAAATGAAAGTGCTGAAAGTGCTGAAACATTTGGCGAAGATGTTCCCAATGATCTTATTGGACCCTCGACACGCAGCAGCACAAATGCTGCTATATATCACCCGTATGAACGTCCAAAAAGCGATAGTGATTCGATTACACATCCATTAGCGCCTAATGAAATAAAATTTGGAAATGAATTATCAGATGGTCTTCGTAAAGCAGCACTAAATTTTTTAAAAGATAGTATCGAAACATATAGTAAAAATAGAAAACTTTTAGCATTAATGATATTAGGAGAACATGATTTAAGAGAGATGATTCAATCGCTACCAAGTATAGAACCATACCCAAATGTTCAATATAATATAGTTCCTACAACACCTTATAGTAATACTCATTTTCATTCACTATTAAAAACTATGTTTATGAGTTTTTATAATTATGAAGGCCCTATAAAACGTGAATTTGAACATAATAAGTTTTATTTTGAAATTAAAATAACAATAACTGAAAAAAGAATAAAATTAATAATTGATATTGAATATGACAAAAATAAAATTTTTCATGTATCTTTATTTATAAATAAAATAAATAAAGTAGGTGATGATGCATATCAGATATCTTCTATACATATTACCAAGGATAATAATATATTAACTGAAGATCCATTAACTAAAGATCCAAACGAAAAAAAATATGTTTTTATTAAATTAACCAACCTTTTTAAAATCTTTTTTGAATATTCGAAAGGGAATATACCAATATTTATAGCAAATATTTTACAATTATTATCTGAAATATTTTTTATTGAGAAAGACCGAAAAAAGGAAATTACTAAAATTTCTTCAACAAAAATAAATAATTTTGTTTACGATGTATGTAGGAAATCTGTACGAAAATATGTTAATGTAAGTGGAGGGCGTATTCGAAAAAATAAAACTACAGCAAAACCAAAGACAACTACAGCAAAACCAAGGGCAACTATGGCAAAACCTAAAGCGACTACAGCAAAACCAAAGGCGACTACGGCAAAACCAAAGGCGACTACGGCAAAACCAAAAGCAACTACATCAAAACCTAAAGCAACTACAGCAAAACCTAAAGCAACTACAGCAAAACCAAAGGCAACTATGGCAAAACCAAAGGCGACTACGGCAAAACCTAAAGCAACTACAGCAAAACCAAAAGCGACTATGGCAAAACCAAAAGCGACTACAGCAAAACCTAAAGCAACTACGGCAAAACCAAAAGCGACTACAGCAAAACCAAAAGCGACTACAGCAAAACCTAAAGCGACTATGGCAAAACCAAAAGCGACTACAGCAAAACCAAAAGCAACTACAGCAAAACCTAAAGCGACTACGGCAAAACCAAGGGCAATTACGAAATCATCATCGCGCAAGAAGACATCTTAAATGTCCAAAGGTTTAAAAAATATTATGATGAGCATAATACGCAACTATCGCCATTGTCTTCGGCGCATCTTAATCTTTTTTTAGCAAATTCAGGGTCAATTGTGAATTGCTGTGTCTTTGCCTTTGGTTTTGTTCGCAAATAATAAGAACCCGTTTTAAGTCCTTTTGAATGTCCGTAAAAATGCATTGATGATAATTTTTGGAAATCTGGTTCTTCGATAAATATATTTAAACTCTGGGTCTGACAAATATATCTTCCTCTATCTGCCGACATATCAATTATAACACGCTGCTTAATTTCCCACGATGTTTTATATAATTCTTTCATATTTGCGTCAATGTTTGGTATGTTTTGAATACTTCCCTCGTGTAAAATAATAGTATCGCGCATTTCTTTATTCCACAATCCCATATCTATCAAATCTTTAATCAAATACTTATTAATTACAATAAATTCTCCACTTAATGTTTTTCTTTGAAAAATATTATTTGTAATAGGTTCGAAACTTTCATTGAATCCCATAATTTGCGAAGTAGATGCAGTGGGCATCGGTGATATTAGAAGGCTATTCCTTACGCCATATTTTATAATATCATTTCTTAATTTTTCCCAATCATATCTTTCGCTGGGTTTTTCATTCCATAAATCAAATTGAAACAATCCTTGAGATATCGGACTGCCTTCAAATGTGCTATAAGCGCCACAATATTTATTATTGATATTTTTAATTTCAAATTCATTTACATAATCATCTATAAGTTCGTTGCTTTCGCCACATACTATTTTATTAATAATATTAAATCTCTTTTTTGACAATTCCATAGACGCTTCTACAGCACCATGGTATATTGTTTCAAAAATATTTTTATTAATATCCGCCGCCTCTTTAGATTCAAAAGGGTGTTTAAGAATCATAAATACATCTGCCAATCCTTGAACGCCAATTCCTATAGGTCTATTTTTAAGATTAGATACGCGACCTTTTTCAATAGGATAAAAATTTTTATCAATAACTTTATTAAGATTTTTAGTAATTACTTTAACAACATCATGAAGTTTTTCATAATTAAATACTCCATTCTCAATATATGTCGGAAGGCAAATAGATGCCAGATTACAAACTCCCGTTTCTTCAGGCGAAGAATAAATCAACACTTCCGCGCACAAATTACTAGATTTAATAGTTCCCAAGTTCTTTTGGTTGCTCTTTTTATTTGCCGCATCTTTATACAAAATATACGGAACTCCTTGTTCAATTTGCGATTCTAATATTTTAAACCATAAATCCTGTGCATTAATTTGTTTATTATATTTTCCTTCATTCTCATATTTTTCATATAGTTTTACAAAATCATCCCCATAAACATCGCTCAATCCAGGGCATTTATCGGGACACATTAAAGACCATTGCTTATTACTTTTTACTCTTTCCATAAATAAATCAGATACCCACAATGCCATAAATAAATCGCGGCATCTTTCTTCTTCACTTCCGTGATTTTTCTTTAATTCTAGAAAAGCCTCTATATCGCAATGCCATGTTTCAAGATAAACTGCGATACTTCCAAGTCTTTTTCCCGCTTGGTCAATATATCTCGCCGTATTATTGAATACTCTTAACATAGGAATAATTCCATTTGAAGTACCGTTAGTTCCTCTTATATAACTACCTTTTCCCCTAACTTGATGAATATGAATACCAATTCCTCCAGCATATTTAGAAATCAACGCCATTTCTTTTAAAGAATCATAGATGCCCGCTACACTATCATCATTTACAGAACACAAAAAGCAACTACTTAATTGCGGTCTTCTAGTACCCGAATTAAACAATGTAGGAGTAGCGTGAGTAAAATATTTTTTACTCATTAAATCATAGGTATTCAAAACCTCTTTAATATCATTCCCATGAATACCTAGAGCAACGCGCATCCACATATGTTGCGGTCTCTCAATAACCTTTTTATTGACTCTTGTTAAATATGCGCGTTCCAATGTTTTAAAACCGAAATAATCGAACGTAAAATCACGCTGGTAATCAATATACGTATTTAGTTTTTCTTTATTTTTACATACAATGTCATACAATTCTTCAGATACTAAAGGGGCATTATTATTATGAATATCCTTATTATCATAGAGGACTTGGACTGTTTCAGAAAAAGACGGGGATGTATTTTTATGATGATTTGAAATAATAATTCGTGATGCCAAAATATTATACTCGGGGTTATCCAAAGACATGCTACCACATAGATATGCTGCCATCTCATCTAATTCACTTGTCTTAACACCATCAAAGATACGCGAACATACCTTTTGTGCTATCTCTGAAACATTGATATTCAACTCATTTGATAGATTTTTAAGACGCGTAAGAACCTTATCAAAACTAACATCTTCATACTCGCCATTCCTTTTAATAACTTTCATAATTATATTATTATCTTAATTAATCTATATATATGTTTATATTTATTAAATGTATATTGTATTCTAAATTTATCTCTAGGTTATCCATGGGTTATCCCTAGATTTAGAACTGAATTTTTCTAAATTTTCAAAAATAAAAATTGAGTACATAACTTTTTTTATTTAGAAATTTCTAGAAAACTTTTGAAATATTAGAAAAATAAAAGTTATGTACTCAAATTATAAAAACAAATTTTAGAAATTTTTTAGTTCTAATTATATTTATTATATATTAGAGAATATCGTAATCTAATGTGATACCTTTAGAAGTCTGTTTATATCCATTTATCTTAATTATGCCTCGGTGCTCTTTATTATGGCATTCTTTACATAGAGACGCAAGATTATGTTTGGAATTTTTATGGGATGAACCTATAAACCCATTATCATCGGCAGTTTCTTGATATTTAATATGGTGTGTTTCTACAGCGACTTCATCGCATATCTCGCATTTATCAACGCTCTTCTTTTTATTAAAATGAGATTTCTTGGTTTTTATTAAATCCTTATCAAGATTAGTAAATTCCTTTCTGAATATTTCTGCTTTTTTAAGAAAATCTAAAGGCATATCTAGAGATTTACAAACTTCTAGACCATACATATTAGAACCCTGACCATCCTGTATCTTCCTATTATATATTATTTCATTGTTTTTACCTATATCTATTTTAATATGTTTTACAAATAAATTATTATTATTTATATGTTCTTTAATACAAGACATTTTAGTTAATTCATGAAGATGTGTAGCGAATATGAAAGAGGTTCCCTTATTAATTAATGTATCTATTCCAGCAGATACAATAGCAATGCCAGATATTGATTCAGTCCCGCAACATATTTCGTCTCCAATTACCAAACTATATTTATTACATCTCTGTAATATATTTCGCAATTCAGTCATTTCTACTGTAAAACTCGACATTCCCTTATAAATATTATCCATTCCAGATATCCTCGTAAATATTCTTTTGTAAGGGTAATATACCATATTTTCAGCAGCGACAAACATACCAGATTGTGCCATAATAATATTCAATCCGACCGCTTTCATAAATGAAGATTTGCCAGAAGCATTTATACCATATAGCAGGATACCTTCTTTATTTATTTTAACATCATTTCCAACATACTCTAAATCGTCTTGTATCCTCTCGATTAAAGGATGTCTCATATTTTTCATATTAATGAAAGAAGACTCTCTTTCTTCTCTGTCGCTATCATCGCTATCATCACTATCCTCGCTATCCTTAAATGAAATGATAGGCCTTTTATATCTATAATCAAAGGCATTTTTGGCATTGTTGGCGGCGATATCTGTGCGCACTAGATATTTTATCAAAATATCTATATCATCGTTGTTTGTTTCAATAAACATCTTAACAAACTCATTATAATATTTTAATACTAGTTCAGATATTTCATCATTATAAGCGCTAATATTTTTTGAAAGTTTTTCAGTATCTTTATTGGTAATCTTATAATTTGAAGAAGACGCAGAAATAGGTTTCTTATTAAATTTAGACATTACATTTTTATTGTTTTTTAAAGCGACTTCATAACGTTTTTTAGTTATATTAATATAATATTCTCTATCCTTGTCATTATAATCTATTTTACACAATGTACTATCATTAATACCTATCTTATTTATTTCTTCACAAAACCCTTCTATATTTCTATAAGCGTCTTTACTAGTTTTAACTATATTATCTATATCTTCATAAATTCCCTCTTTAAATATATTTCCAAGATTATTTTTATCTGCCAAATTATACTTTGAAGCATTTTCCATATCTAAAACATCTTTATATGTATCGATAATTCTATTAACTGTAGATAATATACAAACATCTTTGTCGTAATCTTCTAGTATATTATAAATTTCAATACATGCTTCCATTGACTCATTGAAATTTATCCAATCTTGTGGTGCGACCTTATTTAATAATACCTTCCTCTTAAATCTCTCTAAATCTCCAATATTCGCAAGAAATTTGCGAACCCTTATATAATTATTATTATTCAATAATTTATCAATATCATCATAAGATTTATTAATATTTTTAATATTAATCATAGGCGCCAACAGTTTCTCTTTAAAATATCGCGAACCAAATGCCGTAATACATCTGTTTAATACATCTATTAAAGGTTTATCATTTTGATATAAACCCAAAATATTTAATTGAACTGCCGAATTAAACTCGATAGTCATTCTATTATTATTTTCAAGAATTTCAGGTATTTGTAGTTCTTTAATTATATCAGCATTATGTTCATAGGCAAATTGTAGCAAACAACAAAAACCTTCGCGCGATATTGTTAGTCTTTCCATATTTAGTGATTCAATTATAGATATCAACCCTTTTTTCATAAAGAATGCCTTCTCTAAAATTAGTGTTTGATTTACTATACTTTTAAAGAACTCTATATACTTACTATCTTCCCATTTGTAATGAACTAATATATTATTGATATTCAAATTTTTCAATATACGCCTCTTATCTTTTTCTTCAATTTTATTTCCCAATATAATTAATTCAATAGGATTATATGTACTTATCATTCTAAACACTTCGTCTGTCGCAAGTTCCGGATCATCTTTTGTAGAGCCTACCTCGTATATAAACGTTTTTCCAGTTGATAAATCTATACCTGATATTCCCGCAATAATATAATTATTTATTATTTCGTATATTATAACCATCATATAATTGCTCCTTTTATCCGTAATATTTATATTTGAACCCGGTGATAATATCTCGGCAACATTACGTTTCCTGTTTTTATTTTCGCCCATCTCTTGTTCCTGTTGAATAATTACTATAGTATAATTATTATTCAGCAATATTTGCGTAAATTTACTAACAGAATGAATAGGAAAACCCGCCATCACTGGATTATTTAAGGATATTTCGGCAATTGATTTATTCTTCTTCGTTGTCTGTATTCCGCAAATATCCGCTATTTTATATATATCATTTTCATTATTATTATTCTCATTTATAGTATACATTTCATAAAAAGAACCAACTTGTAAAAGAACTATACATTTATCACCATATTGGTCTTTATATTTTCTCATATATTCAATATATTCATTAATAATCATTATCATAATAATATATATATTATATTCTTAAATAAAAAATAATATAAGAAATATTATTATATAATAATATATATATTATAATATGGAAAAAGAATTCGGTGATGTCCTAAAGAAACTCAATGATATTGATTTGGAAATGATGGGTTTGTCTGATACAATTAAACTAGAGTTTTACAAATATTATAAGCAGGCCAAAGAAGGTGATTGTAATATAGATAAACCTTGGTTTGTTAATGTAACCGCATGTGCCAAATGGGAATCGTGGAATAGTGTTAAAGGAATGTCTAAAGAAGAGGCAATGGCTAAATATATTGATTGTTATAAAACCTATATTAAAATTTAGGGTTGATTCCGGCCTGGGTTAGTTTTGGGTGTAGAGAAGGTGTCCATTATTTTTTTCCTAGTTGATAATTCGTAATCATAGTTATCTTTTTCTTCTTTTATCGATTTTTTCTTTTCTTTTAGGATATCTATATTTCCTTCTATACCAGATATATCATTTCCCAAAGTCTCTCTTTTATTTTCATATGATTCTCGTAAATCACTTTTTATTTTAGGATTTATCTTCCTATTGATAAGGAATTCTTCTGCCTTTTTAGAATATAATTCGTTTTCTTTCTTTGTCAATTCGTCTTTAGTTTCTTTTAATTTTTTTTCAGAAATTTCTTTATTTATCTTTGTTTCCTTTTCTTTTTTAACTTGATTTTTAAAATTAACTAGATCTTGGTTTGCGATTCCCACTATTTGTGTTATATGGTTATCAACATAATCTTTATATTGTATATAATTATTACTTTCACGTTGCCTATAACTCTTGTCTTTTATATCAAACTGTCGTGCCAAGTAAAAATTATTTTGATTACTTAAATATTTCTCCTTTGTAGAATAATAAGTATCCGCTTTTTCGTATAAATCTATAAAGTATTTATATTTATATAATTTGAGTCTTTGCGAAACTATTTCTACAGCATCATATATATCATCTGTTTTTACTATAGTATTAATATTTTTATGCTCATTAATAATTTTAACATTCTTATCATTTTTATCTATTAAAAGCATATCGACGTCAAAATTAAACCATAATTTATAATATATATATAATAATATTATAACATATATAACTGCTAAATTAACATAGATATCTTTATTAAATATAATTTGTACAATATATAATAATAGACTATATACAATCATTATTATTGTATCGAACATAAATATTATCATATCATAAACATATCCTACTTGATTTGTAATTACCAAATATAGAACATATAAAATTACAAAAAATTTAAAATAATATAAAAATGCCGACACATTAGCGTATATTCCAATAGCAATATTATATAGAATTGACATTGAATATGTTAATAAACCAATTACAAAACTATTACAGCAAAATATTGTTATTACAATATATATTAATGAAATAATTATTAAATATATATAATTTATTATGAATGTAATGTAATATAATACATTGAAAATATATAATACATAAATAATCATAAAAAATATTATTGTTATAATTAAAATTATTGGGTATGATATAATAAAACTTTTATACAATTCATATATATTTAAATATTCGTCAAACATATTTTTCTCTTTAGTATCAATTTTAACAGATATTGGATTGTAAATTTTTGTATCATCAGGTTTAATAGGACTTTGTATAGTGATATCATCAGGATTTGTTATATTTAGTAAATACTCATTTTCATATATTCCAAAGTTTAAAAACCTACTTGGTATAATATTTTTATTATCAAAATATATATATATACAATATTGAAATAAATAGTTCAAATAAAAGTTTATTAAATTTCCATCAAATGTATTAGCATTCATAGTAGTAGAATTAAAACCATAAATTTTTGTAGTAGTATACGCGACATCTTTGGCATATCGTATTCTTTTATAATGTAAAGTATCTTTCAATTTATTAAGATAATTGATATATAATTCGTCGCGCTTATCAAATAAAATATAAAATTTATTAATTTCATTTTTAATAATAGTCTTTATATTTATCTCATTTCTTTCTTCATTATTAATTAATTTTTTAATATAACTATACAAGATTGTATATGCTTTGGTAATATCGTCCTCTATTCTTTTAACTGGATGTATATTATAATAATCTTTTTTTGTAATATTATTATAATCTTTAATATTATCTAAAATTTTGTTTTTTACAGTAATATTAATTTGCAAATTATCTGCTTTTATATTAGCGTTTTTAACAGTGTTATAATAATTACCTACAAGTTCATAATTGGTAATATTTTCTTCATTGTATATATCAGTAATTATTAATTTAGTAATATTTCTATCACTTCCTAATATACATATAATAGCGAATGGATCAAATGGTAGATAATTATTATATCTGCCTTTTTCGAAAGTTGTTATATTCTCGCAAAAATTATCTTTATTAACTACAAAATTATTATTGCATTCTGTATAACATTTAATAATTGTTCTCGTCTTATCATTTTCATCTTGTTTGCTTCTACCATCTCTATTTCCTAAATAATAGTATGGTGTCGTAAACCATTTATGCCATTGTTCTGTAGTATTATTACATTGGGACTTTTTAGATTCAAAAGCATATAGATTAGGTCTTTTATAATTAATTTTTTTATAACTATCAGTATTATTAGTATCTTTTATTGTTATTTTATCCTTATCATCATTTATATCATAATTCGACCCTTTATTTATTATTTTAATATCGCTAATTTCATAATGAACCGGATTAGAACCTAATATAGGCGCATACACTACATCGACTTCCGCTATAGCACCTGCTCTAGGTTTTATTATATTAATAATAGAGTCGCCATTATCATTATAAAATTTGCCTCTTTTTTTTAAATTTATTTTTGTAATGCCTCCGTCCGCATCTATATCAAAAGGTTTTGAAGCATCCAATTCTGCTTTTTCATATTCTTCAATAACAAACAATTCATTTAATTTATCAATTTTATTAATATCTATAATATAGTTCGATGTATTAGCGCCAGTACTACTATTATATACAAAATCCATATTATTATAAATACATTTATCCATTTTTTAAAATGCCTTTTATGTTAATATTATATTATAATATTTTTATAATCACTTGTATCTTCTTTATAGTTGTTAATATTAGTACAATAAGATTCAGGTATAGTTTTTAATTTACAGTTTGAACCTATTATATTATCTTCGATACATTTTAATTCATATATATATTCATCAATACCTAGAGTATTTTTAATAGAAGATATGCTATTACTATGATTCATATTATAATATTTTGATATTTGAATATTAGATTTTGGTTGTATTAAATTATATACATATAAATTTTTATTATCAGGTTCCGTAAATGATGTTGAAATATCATCTTTAGCAATAGGGATTTTATCAAGATAGTGATAATCAAATGTATAAATATTATCATATAAACCTTCTGTTTCAGGATGTTCTATCCTATCTTCAACAACAGGTGGAGTATTTGAAAATTCGCTAGATATTTCATTAATTATTTCACTTGAATTATTTACAAATTCTGTAAATCTTGAATATGCAAATATTATATTATCAATAAAAGATAATATATTTTCAGGTAATCTTTGTATTACTGATAAAATATCCGTTTTTTTATTAGAATTCATATTATTAGCACCACCTATAAATCCTCCACCGAGTAAATTTCTATTTCCGCCGCCTCCGCCGCCTCCTCCTCCACCACCCTGACTTCCCATAACCCCTCCTATAATTAATGATATTACCAATATTAATAAGAAAAACCCGGCAAAAGGTCTCGACCACTTATTCACTATACTTCTCCATAATTCGCGAAGTGTAGCCATCAAAGTCGCAAAGGTAAAATTTGATATACTGCCAAATATATTTCCTATTTTTGATGAAATTTTAATAACAGTTGAAACCGCAAAATGCGTATTATCTTTATTTATATTATTATCCGATATTAATATATCCTTGTCTATATTTTTTTGAAGATTTTCTCTTTCAAATGCTTTTTGCTCCTTTTCCTTAATTTTATTAACTTCTTCATGAATTATATCTAAATAAATTTTTGATAATTCAGCGAATTTCTGTTTTAATGAATTTTTATAAACAGAAATCTCCCCCTTTTTTTTGTAAGCGATTAAATATGCCTTATTATCTATTGATTTTTTATATATATAATCGTGGGAATATATTAAAATAATATTAAATAATATTTTAATGTTAGAATTATTCGCGTCATTTAATTCATTTGGTAGTAGTATAGATGAAAAAACGAATTGTGTAAATGCTAAAAACTCATCATTTACAATACTTACCAAAATAGTAATAACAGTAATAACACCAAAAACAACACCTATTATAATATTACTACTTCTAAATAATGTCTTCGCAAATAAAAGCAGAATAAAACACATGATAGAAGAAATAACTATTATAATTAGTATTGCAATAAATATATATTGTTTAAAATTATCCCCAGTATATAATTTATCAATATCTTCAAGTCGTATAGTATTATCCGCTACTCCACTCATGAGCTTTAATAATTATTTATATAATAATTTTGGGATGTTTAATATGGCGAAATATATATATATATATAAATTAAATGTATATTTATTTATTTATAGTATTATTATTGTTATTATATGCTTCGTTTTATTATATATATAATGGGGAAATATCCATTTATCAAGTATCCATTAATAATTTTGATTTTGAACTGTTAAATAAAAAACAACCTATAGTTATTTCTGATAAAATTACTGACATTGATTATATCCTAAATAACTGGTTTAATTATAATATTATATATAATTTGAATAATAATCATATGTGGAAGAAAAATAAATATAAGTATATGCTAGTACAGTCTAGCACAGAACAACCTGTTGAAGTTTATCTATGTAATCCTTCCTCGAAAATTACCAATGGCATTCCAGAACAAGATAGTAATATTACAACAATATTACTAAATAATAAATCTATTATAATACCTTTTAACTGGAATTATTATATATCAGGCAATACGTACATGTACGGAATACACGACTATATAACTATATGTACGGCGAATTTGTCAAATTAAATATAGCGATTATCAAACAAATATGTCATCGGTGGGGTTCGAACCCACGCGTGCTAAAGCACATCAGATCTTAAGTCTGACCCCTTAGACCACTCGGGCACGATGACAGAAATGCCATAAAGGCTATATTAAATAAAAAAATAATATAATTATACTTACCGCTTTGTATCTATATATCACTTAATCCTTATATATATAATACAGTTCTTTTGATATAATTTAATATAACAGTATTAAACAAATATGTCATCGGTGGGGTTCGAACCCACGCGTACTAAAGCACATCAGATCTTAAGTCTGACCCCTTAGACCACTCGGGCACGATGACAGAAATGCCATAAAGGCTATATTAAATAAAAAAATGATGTAATTGCCGTTTTATATATATATCGCTTAATCCTTATATATATTTATTACCCCACATCCATCGCATTGAAATATATAAGGTTTTGATATCATATCTTTACATAGGCTTCCCTCCCTCTCTTAATATCTTAATAATAGGATATGGAAGACATCTATTATTTGATTCACACAACTAATAATCCCGAATGTGTTTCGTGGGATGAATTGAAAACAGGGTATTTTAATACAGACGACCAATTCCCTGGTGTTTATATGTCAGTAATCACAAAAGACAATATAGATAGTGAGAGCATATATCCTGGAAAATACCTAATGATATTTTCTAAAATATTACTTAATCAAAATAATTATCATATAAATGCGAGAGATTATAATGGCATAATTACGGAAAAAAACACCTATTATCCATGGAACTTGCGCGAGTTTTTAGATTGTAAGGATAACCATTCTATGAACGAGATTATTTTTCACGATAACATAGATATTAAATATTGTCTAGGCATTATTAACGCAACAGAGGCAGACTACAAAAGCATACTTCCAAAAACATCATTAGATTCTCCAGAACTACAACCTAATATATCATATTTACCATTCTTCTGCTATCCTTTTGAATCCATGTACTCTGGTATAAATCCATTGCCTCCAAGTTCAAAAGAGTGGTATATCATGATGTCTAAAATGGCTGATATAGCAATAGATGATATCGCTACTAGCATTGATGATATTAGGGAAAAAATAAGAGAAAAATCCGAATATTTATATGCGAATCGCGATAAGCAAAAAATAATATATCTAAAAGAGTATCTCTGCGAGTCTTCGCAAGAGCAGCGACTATAAAAATTGATAACCAATATAAAAAATATAATTATATTATCAATAATATTATGGATAACATTATGGATAACATTATGAATAGCGCTATGAATGATACAAATGATTTGGAAAACATCATTGACAACTTAGAAAATATACGTATATCAGAAAAAAATGAATTGCTAACTTATATAAATACATTACCTATTGAATATAATATTAAAAAATATTTATATGATTTAATTGAAAATGATAATCATACAGACTATCTTACTATATATAATATATGTATGGAAAATGATATTGAATTACCTCCTTTCTAATTCAATTACTTCTTAACAACCGCCTTTTTTTTAACTCCTTTAGAATCTACAATTCCCAATCTATCATTTTCATATTCTTTCAAAATATTATCTCGGTGCTCTCCCCATTCTTTTTCAAGTTCGAGCAAATCATTTAACCACAAATCTTCAATATTAGTATTTTTGAGATTTTTTAATTTTTCATCCAATTCATTATATTCTCTCTCCAAGATAATCTTTCTATCGTAAGTTAATTGAGATATGGGCATTTTCAACAAGTAATTATAATGCTTATGGTTAATATTCGCATCCGCACCTTCTGCGGGATTCTCTTCGTCTTCTTTCTCGCCATTGTCATTCCCAGTTCCTTCTCCTTCTCCAGTATTGATAGGCGGATAGTTTAATTCAATAAGTCTGGCAGTAATTTCCTTTAATTTTTTATTCATAATTTGAATATTTCCTGCGATTACGTCCAATATAAATCGCATTTTATTGCTCAATACCTTCGCATCTTTTTCTAGGTTTTTAATTTGATAATTTTTTCTTTCAAAATATTTTAATATTCTTGTTTCAGCCCATTCTTTTATAATTTCAATAGCAGTATCATATTTTTGAATAGCACCATCTTTATTAAATAGGTGAATATTATTAATGCTTAAATTTTTACTCGATTGTAATTTAAATAATACATCAAAGTTATCTGCGAAAGTATCTTTGACACTTGTATTAAAATGTAGTACGAATTTAACATTTTTCGAGGTATAATGATTTTCAATATATTTCAAGTTATTACTTCCATTTGTAATCATCGTTTCCAACATCTCTTTATAATCTTCAGTCCAAGTTCCAATGGGAAGTTCTGTTATTTCTACAGTTGAATCATCTATCCATCTATAAACACCTCTGCTAATATACGAGTTCTTCTCTGCTTTATCAATAGTTCCTTTGAAACCCAAGTAATATGGAGTAATTTCATTAATTTCCAATATATTAATAGTGTCATTAATTGTTTCTAGGTCTTCTACAGATTTTACAACTGTTCCAGACATTTTTATTACATTACAAATAATCTTACAAATATTTATCAATTCGCTAGGATCAAATTGAGGGATATTTGTCGAATATCCTGTTCCAATACCAATACCTCCATTGACCAAAATCATAGGGATAATAGGAACATAATATTCAGGTTCAATCTGCTGTCCGTCGTCATCTTGATAATTTAGAATCGCATTATCTTCTTCTTTAAATATCAGTCTAGTAAGTTTAGATAATAGAGTGAAAATATATCTCGCCGATGAAGCATCCTGACCTCCCTGACAGCGACTTCCAAACTGACCATTAGGATTTAATAGATTAATATTATTAGTCCCTACATATATTTGCGCCATTCCAACAATAGCCTGTTGGAGCGAGTTTTCTCCGTGATGATATGCTGATACTTCACTAACATATCCGGATAGTTGCGCTACCTTTATCTCATTCGTATATAATCTTCTCTTAAAGCATGCGTAAATGATTTTTCGCGTACTTTCTTTTAAACCATCGCAAATATGATTAATAGATCTCTGTAAATCTCTATTGGAGAAATGGATTAAATCTTTATCAACAAACGATTTATAATCTACATTCAATTTAGAATAATCCAATACATTATCCTTATTATAATTTTGAAGCCATAATTTCCTATCATCTGCGCGTTTCTTATTAAATGCCAGGTCTATTACTTCATCGGCATTCTCATCATATATATATGTCACCTTCTTCATATTTTTAAAGTACTCCTTCGCCTCTTGGTCGCTAGAAGTACCAAGTCCCTTATAATATTTGATTTTCCATGAACCATTTTTTGCCACATCTGTTTCGCTCCATCTTTCATAATCTGACATGTTATAAAATTCTATGACATCCTTTTTACTATTCGTCGCTTTAATAATAGGCGTTAGCATAGATGTAAGAAATCCCGAAATTTCATATAACTCATGCCACATACTTTGAAATATATTAAATATCAGACCCTTAATATGACTTCCGTCGTGATCCTGGTCTGTCATAATCATAATAGAACCATATCTCAACTGACTAATATCAGTATATTTTTTATTCTGCTCTAATCCGAGAATTTTCTTAATAGCAGTAATCTCGTTATTATCTGATATTTTCTGTAATGTCGCATCCTTCACGTTCAATATTTTACCACGCAAAGGAAATACACCATATCTATCTCTCCCAATTACACTCAATCCCGCTGTCGCCATAGTTTTCGCAGAATCTCCCTCTGTTAAAATAATAGTACATTCTGCGCTATATTTCGTGCCCGCTAAATTTGCGTCATCTAGTTTGGGAACAATGATTCTCGATATTTTCTTACCATCAGTTTTAACCAATTTCTTTTTATCATAAAATTCGGTGATACTCAATGCCTTATCTATAATACCTGACTTGAATAACTTATCATAGAATTTATCACTCAAATCGCACTTTGAACCAAATTTTGCTACAGGGGTTGTTAGTGTTTCCTTGCTCTGCGAATCAAAACTAGGATTAACTATCAGTGCTTTAACAAAGATAATAAGATTATCCTTGATATGCTGTGATTTCACAATCTTCTTTTTCTTTGCGGATGTCATATCCACGAGATTTTTTGTTATCATGTTTGTAATATATTCGATATGTTTACCTCCCTTGATAGTATTAATGCCATTAACAAAGGATAGATATTCAAACGAACCCGATTTAGATATTGACGCGGCTACTTCCCATCGTTCGCCGCAAGATTCATAAATCAACGGTTGTTCCTTTTTATCCAAGAACAATTCGCAATATTTCTCAAAATCCTTGATTGATATCTTTTCGCCGTTGAAATATACTGATACGTCCTTGTTTGTTGTAGCACACGCATCTATTACACGACGATGAAACAATTTATAGATATCATTTGTAATATTTTTAATTCCAAATTTTTCATAATCTGGTTTAAAAGTTATTTGCGTATAAGGCGCCTTCGAACACGCTTTTACAGTAGGTTTATCGCGTTCCGTCATATTATTTCTAAAAGTTTGAGTATATATTTTGCCAGTGTAATGGTCTACGGTTTCTATAATAAACTCCTTTGAGAATATATTCGCCAACTTGCTACCATAACCATTTTTACCGCCCCATATTTTCTCTTCGCCTTTATCATAATTTGTGGATGTCAGAAGTTCTCCAAAGATTAATTCAGGAACCCACAAATCGCCATATGTACTATGTTTTTTAATATCAATACCGTTTCCATCGTTATATACCGTAATGATTCCAGTATCTTTATTAATAGACACCTTGATATTTTTAACATGCTTGATATTATCTTTTCCTTTTGCTTCTTCGGCCTTTAAACGCATAGAATGGTCAATAGCATTTACGATTACTTCATCAAAAATCTTCAAAAGTCCCGGAATATACGTTAGTTCATCGGTGTCCATTTTATTAGTTTCTGTATTAAATACATAACTATTAATTTTTTGAGACTCTATGGAACCGATATATGTATCCGGAAGCGCAAGAATATGCTCGAGAAGTTCATACTTTTTATACTTTTCTTCAACGGTCTTAACATCTACTTCTTTCAAAGATTTTGGAGGCATTCTATTATATAGGGTACTAATATATTTATATAATCAATTTTTATATTTGCGACTAAAAAATAAAAAATAATTTAACTTATTTTATATAGATAATGGCTATATTTGATATAACTAATAACGAAGAGTATAAAACGATATTGAAAGGCAATAAAGTATTAGTTATATATTCCGCATCATTTTGTAAGCCTTGTAAGGAGATATATCCGTATATGCTAGAATTATCTGAATCTTACAAAGATATAATTTTTATAAAGGTTGATATTCAAAAATGCGAAGATATAGAAGATATCAACAATATCCTCTCTATTCCTCATTTTAGATTTATTAATAATACCCAAGAAATATGCTCTTTTACAGGAGCAAACAGAGGTCTTATAATAGAATCTATTGAGAAATTGAGACTATCCTGATTATTACATATATGTAATATGTAATATGTAATATATAATATGTAATATGTAATATGTAATAAGATATATAAAACATTGCGAATATATATAATATAAAATGTTATCAGTAGGTATTCCTAAAGAATTAAAAATAAATGAAACTCGTGTATCATTAATCCCCGAAGATGTTAAGACTATTGTTGATTCGGGTATAATTGTATATTTTCAGAAAGATGCTGGTGTTAATGCCGGATTCAAAGACTATGAATATATTGAATCTGGTGCTATAATGGTAAGTACAATTGAAGAACTTTATAATATCGCGAATCTTATTGTAAAAGTAAAAGAACCACAAGAAAGTGAATATCCGCTTATTAAAGAAAACCATACTATTTTCACATTTTTCCATTTTGCTAGCAATCAAAATCTTCTAGATAATATGATTAAATCGAAGGCGACATGTTATGCTTATGAAACAGTTTTAATTAAGAAAAGCGAATCTAACACATATTATCCAATATTATCTAATATGTCTATTATCGCGGGAGAAAAAGCATTCGAGGAAGCAGATTTATTTATTAAATTTCATATACCTTATCATTATTATCATATACCTATAACAATTATAGGCGTCGGAAACGTAGGTATTTCTTCAATTAATTGTGCCATCAAGATGGGTTATAAAAATATCAATCTAATTGATATAGATATGGACAAGATTACAAAAATTAAGGCATCTGCCGACAGCAATGAAGATACAAAGGATATTATCAATATTTATAATATGAATGAAGATAATTTGAGATTACTTATGAAAAAATCAATTATTACTATTGGCAGTATATACAATACTGGCGCGAAGGCGAATCGGTTGCTTACGAATGAAATTTTAGATACTATGCCACAAAATAGCATTATTATGGATGTCGCAATAGATCAAGGAGGGATAACAGAACAGTCTGTGCCAACTACAGTAGATAACCCATATATTAAATATAATAATGTTAGTATTTATTGCGTACCTAATATTCCCAGCGCTGTTCCTAATAAGGCATCTACATTACTCTCAAAATCTATAAAAAATTATGTAATCGCTATTTCTAAAAATAAGGTACATGAATATATTGAATTGGAAAACTCAAAATTATAAAAATTATAAAAATTGATAATTCTTATTATTTTTAATTAATATTAAAGCACGCTAATATTAACATTACGAAAGATGACGTTCTTCGCGAAATACGATTTTATTATCATATTCTACTTATTCATCGCACTACAATGTTCTCATTCATATTCTATTTCATTTCCAACATATAAAAGAAATTATGCTGTAATCTCAAAAGTAGATATTAAATTATTGTCTGATTATGATAAATGCGAACTTATTAAATTATTCAATAGTGTCCCAATGCTTTTATTTAAAAATCAAAAAATTAATCCAGCAGAATATTATGAGTTTTGTAAGTTATTTGATGATAAAAATAATAATGAAACTATTCACCCATTTGAATATTCTAAAGTCGATGTTGTTCCGCAAATAGCGTTGCGGGGTAATTGCTATATTAAAGACCTTCACGGCGTCAAAGATACTTATCTGAAATATAGCGAACCTTTTAAAAACTCTCTCGTATGGCATCAAGATATAGTAGGGCAGGGAACATATCTACCCCCTGTAGTTTCCAGTATGTATATGATTAAAACTCCTTCAATTGGCGGAAATACGTTATTTGCGAGTCTAGAAGACGCATATGATAGTATTGATAGTGATATTAAGGATAAAATTTACGATTTAAAGGTTATTTATTCAAATGCTAATACTGGAATGATGAATACTTATTTTGATTACACTGGATATAATAGAGTTAAGAGCAACGAAATCAAAATAGAAAAAGAAGAGAGCATTATTACAAAAGAGCCCTTGGTAGTTTATTCAAATTATAATAGAAATCGGAAGGCATTAATGCTGTCGCCTTTCAGATTTGCTAAATTTGATAAAATGTCTTGTGGAGATAGTTTTGATTTATACAGAGAAATTATGTCAAAACACGTGGTTACAAAAAATAATATCGTAGAGGTTAAATGGGAAAATAATGACCTTCTTATATTCAATAATAGAAAGTTAATTCATTCATCTACACCTACATTAGAATACAAGGATATGGATAGATTGTATTATAGTTGCTTTGTAGGAACTAAATCTCCTATAGTTCCCTGCTAAATATGGGTAATTACATATTATATACATCACATATTATATACTTGATTAATTATATTATTATAAATGCCAGATGATATAATTTCGCTACATATATCCGCTACGTTTTTATTTTCAACATCAATACATAACATGTTTTTATTATTTTTAATTGCCTCTTCATAATTTTTCTCATGTAATTCATGGATTCTTTTTATATATTCCATTTTAATATTTTTTTCTGCTTCTCTGCCTCTCTTTTTAATTCTATTAAAGCATATTTCGGGGTTAGAACGGAGATATATATATCCACATGGTTCCCATAATTTATCCGTCGTTTTATGGAGTGTTAAAATGTTTTTATATTCTTCTTCGCTAATAGTTTTATCTTCAAATGCCTTCTCTACAAATACATTTTTAATAAAATACGGACTCCGTTCCATCAAGATTATAGTGTTAGATTTTTCTTGTATCCAACATCTATCTAGCCAAACTTTTATTTGAAAATTGTACGTGCTATTTTCTGTATTATACATATTATTAAGATATTCGCTCCAGTTATCAACGGGTTCCAAATCTACTGGCGTTTTGTAATTTTTATGAAAATAATTTAAAATACTAGTTTTATAACAACCTATATTACCATCCAAAGTAATTATTGGCATTTTTAATAATTATATTCATATATATTTATATATCATTTTTCATTATTTTAGTTTTATAAATGAGTTTCTTAAAGTTAGAAAATTTTAATTCACTGCTTCTGCTATTACCTAATTTTTTCGTTAAATCATTTAATATATCATTGAATTTCACCATAATAATTTCTAATGATTTATCACCTACTTTGATATTAAAATGTTTAAAAACCTTCTTAATTTTCAATTTAACAATTTTATTTAATTTTAAGCAGGCACCTCCAGTCATTTGTAATCCCAGCGCAGGTCTCGCAATATTGTTATTAAAATCACAATTCATCACATCTTTGCCAGCATTTTCTATCTTGTAATGTTTAGATTCATCAACGCCGAAAAATGCCGCCGTATTAAACGCACCGCCTTTCATTCCTGAAACTCGCGCTCCTTTCGAAGATTTATTATTTATACGGGACGAATTACAATATTTATTAATATAATATAATAGATAGTTCATATGACTGTCTAATATTTTTTTAACTCCCATTTTTAAACATAACAACGCACATAAGGCAGTAATATTAAAAATAAGTTTGTCTAAATAAATATTCATTATATTTATTATTTTTTCTTCATCCGCTTTATTGACGCGCTTATAATGTTTTATTCTTTTAAGTAATTCGAGAGAACAAATTTTAATATCTTTACAATCTGTCATATATTAATTATTACTACTATTATATAAAATGAAAATAATTATATATATTAAGAACAATGGAATATTTAGAATTAGATGAATCCAACCCAATATTACATAGAATGAAATTTTTAAATGGACGCGTTGATGCCACCAATGGCAGCGCATTAAATATTGAAAAAGCGCGCGTAAAAGCGAGCGAACATCAAATAAACGTAATATCCCGCAATTTAGATTGTACAGAAGTTTCTAAAATATTTTTTTCAATTGATAATATTGATTTATTACAACAGGGTATTCGTAATAAAATATTAAATGACACTGATGGTCAAATAAATATATCTAGACAAAGCGACGATGAACTTAAAATTATAATGAGGTCTATATATTTTCAATATGGAAAAAATAGCAAATATAATATAAAGTCGCAGATATTGGACTTAAATACGCGCGTTATTGAGTGGAGCGTACCTGAAATTATATCAAATATTAAACAATCGCAAAAATATATACAGGACATTAGCACAATGCCCGTACCTCTTGAAAGATCTACGATGCCTTCGAAAAAGGGAACTAGAACTCTCGATGTAACGAAATATTTATAATAATAAATAATAAATAATATAATATTATAGAAGTATAGAAAATATAGAAAAATGAGTGGTTATATAGATACTGCTTTTTCATATGATGAAGCAGATTTAGGGTTAGATCCGGAAACTAAACTACGCTTTAAACCTAATCAAAAAGAGTTAGAATTATTCAAACTTGAGAAACTAAATATGTATAAGGGAACATGGATGGTATGTTTTGTATATGGTATTTCGGCTATTATTCTTTTATCTGTAATATTTTTTACTGACTGGGGTAGAACATACATATATGATAAATTTTTTCCTGCGGTTATTACATATGTATTAGGTGCTATAATAATAATAATATATTTAATAGTTTCAATTTTTAGCATTAAACCTCGTAAATTAAAAAAGAGTGTTGAGACTCTACCGGTATGTCCAGATTACTGGAAATTAGAAAAAGTAGTTGATACGAGCAATATTAACGATATTATTAACAATGTTAAGAAATATTCTCGCAATGATGAAAGAATACCGGCATATGATTCTAATATAGAAAATAATACTAATTATAGTATAGGGAAAAATGACCAGTATATATTAAATAATGATAATGATATAATACTATCAAATAACAAAAATATATTAAAATATAAGTGTGTTCCTGATCAAAATGTGTTTGGTAGTTTACCCGAGTTCAAAACACAATTAGAATTAGTTAATAATGAAAACAATACTTATAATTATGCTACTACAAGTAATAATTTTATAAAAAATGTAGATAAACCTAAATATTTATATGTTGATATAGCCGATATTGGTAATACTGTAAATTCGTCAAGTGGTTTAAAAAAATATTCTGAATTATCAGGCGTTTATAAATCTGCTTGGACGAATAGTAATATCCAAGGGCAAGGCGCATTAGCAGGACAACCAGCATATTTTGATAGTAGTATAGTACAATACAAAGGTGCTAATACAAACCGATACGTGTTTCCCACTGATACTGCTAATGTTAAAATTGGAACAAAAAAACCCTTAATATGTAATGAAATTTATCCTAATTTATTAGATACATTAGAGAGCAAGGAAAAAAATCAAGAATTAAAATGCGAATATGCTAAAAAATGTGGTATTTCTTGGAGTTATCTAGATTGTTATAAAAGCGCCGAGAATACCGCTCCGATATCTGTAACTAAAGCGGCGTCTTAAACACTTTGTCATTTCGCTTTATTTTCGCTATACTATAGGCTTTTACATATTCCAAATGTCTTTCTGTGAAAATTGCTTAATCCGTGCATTTTTAATGCTGTCAGATGATTTTTTGTTCCATATCCTTTATTTTTTTTAATATCATATAACATTAGTCGCGGGTTGTCATCAACCATTTTATTTATTAATTTTGTATGATAATCTTTCGCTATTATTGATGCCGCGGCAATAGATAAGTATTTAGCATCACCTTGTAATACACATTCGTATTCTATCATATCTTCATCTTCGCCGGGCGGAATATATCCTTTAAAGTTAGGACCGTCTATTAATAAATAATTAAAAGAATGCTTTTTATACGCCTCATTTATTGCGCGATTCATCGCTTTCATTGTAGCATTTAATATATTAATTTTATCAATCTCTTCGTTAGATACTTCACCGACTCCATATGTTATACATATATCCTTAATATAAGATGCCAAGAATTCGCGCTTTTTTTCTGACAATTTTTTAGAATCTTTAATCTGTTTGTAAGTTTCATCTGGAAAACTTTTAGGTAAAACTACGCACGCCGCTATTACAGGGCCAATAAAAGTACCTCTAGCAACTTCATCGACACCTCCTATAATTTTATCTTTTGTTCCTTCAGTTGTAATAATATAGTCGCAATTATCGCACATAATACTTATAATACTTACATATATATATATATATCATTTTTTATATAGTGCGTTCAAATACAAAATATAATTATATACGTATATAGTGTATTACATTAAATACACCTATTACTATTTTTTCTATATTTTTATGCCCTCTTGGCGAAATTGGATATCGCGTTTGACTTCTAATCAAAAGAGTGTGGGTTCGAGTCCCACAGGGGGTAATAAAGTTATTATATAATATTAGGATTTATTAAGATTTATAATATATGTTTGAAAAATCTAGAATATGTAAAATATTATACGATGTTATTATGTCGCTATATCATAAATGCTCTGTTAAAAAAGAAGAGTCTTGTGATAATATGTATTATTCTATGTAAATTAAAAAAAATGATTATATCATAATATATCATAATATCGCCTATCGCCTATCATTGGATGCTAACTGAAATCCTAATAATATTAGATGACACTTTATATTCTTTGGAAAGATCTATTATAGATATATTGCTCTGTATTCTAGTATTTTCTCTGTTCTTATTGATTAAAATTAATGTATTAGATAATTTTGCGCTATACTAAATGCTGTTAAGATATCATATTGCTTTTCGTTTTTTTGGCATATCATATAAATCGTATCTAGAATTTTTCAAAAAATGAATAGAATAATTTGAGTACATAACTTTTTTTATTTAGAAATTTCTAGAAAACTTTTGAAATATTAGAAAATAAAAAGTTATGTACTCAAATTTTAAATTAGAAAAAATGTAAAAATCTAGTATAAATTAAAATGGTCTAGTTATTTTTACACTATAATAAAAATTGATAATATAGATATAAGGATACCTAACTATATCCCACAATGGATAACTCGCTCCTAGCACAAATCATTTTCTCCAACGAGAACGCCTTTAGAGATATCAATGATGCCAAGAAATGCCATATGCTCGCGGGTGTTTGTAGGGCAGCCAAAGAGAATGAGCACATTATTAATACAATTGATAAGAATCGTGTTGAACTTTACGCAATTCGCATTTTCAATTGTTTGCGAAAACATGTAAGCGATTTAAATAGTGCCGAAGGAGATGTTGACGCTATCGCAAATGAGTTTAGCGCGAAATTTGCCAACTCTATCTCTACGATGCTCGATAAACAGAAACCATGTTTTCGCGAATGTTTCATAGAATTTATATTGCTGGATTATATTAAAATTTTAAATCATAACATTCTATGTAATAGTGGTTATAAAAGCATCTATTACGATTCGCGCTTGATTAGTAAGTATCTCTTATATAATTATAAGCGAATCATCGTTAAGATTCTTGGTATTGATTTTGAAAGCGAATTGAATTCTCTAAAATTAAGGAAAATTGAGGAAAATAAAAAAACTTATAAAAAGGTCGAGTTTATGTTGTGGAATATTGAAGATATTCTTGAACTATACAATAGTATCAAATGTAAGTAAAAGGATATTACACCTTGATAAATATATATATTTTTTATCTTTTCAATAAATAATAAAAATTGATATGATAGGCGTTAGTATTGTATATTAACTAATCTACTGATAAACGCTATGTTCGAATGTTATATTAAAGAAATTATACATGAAAGTATTTATGATTATTGTGAAGTGATATATGAACAAATTTGCTATAACAATAATAATTGTCACGATAATCGCGAGATTTTACAAAATGATTTGTATAATTTTATTGAAAATGAAATTGGAAAAATGAGTGTTTATGATATTAACAATATCCTTATGTCTTATGGTATTGATAATGCTTATAAATATTATCTAGAAACTAATACAAATGCTCTTAATGATATTAAGAATACCGATAGTATTACTAAAACGCTGGTTAATTACCTAATCGTATCTTCGTTTGAAATTAGATAATAACAGACTCTTTATCTTCATTACACCATTGGACATTTATTTTAATTTATATAATATTTTTTCAATGTCATTATAATATGATTCATTATAATCGCTATAATATATTCCTTTAGATGTTTTTTCATCTGTCGGATATTTAGAAACAATATGTCTATTTTTAATTATTTGCCAAAAAAATTGATAGATAAATTTTTAAAATATAAATTATCCAGATAATGGACGGCGCTCTTGTAGCCCAAATTGTATTTGCTAATGAGATAGCATTCAAAGGCATTAATGACTCCAAGAAATGTCAGATGATATACAAGGTTTGTAAGGCAGTAAAGGAAAATCAACACATTTCTGATGTAATCAGCAAAAATCGTGCAGAACTGTATGCGATTAAAATATTCAACTGTTTATATCAAAAGTCTAAAAATATCCAATCAGTAGAAGAAAAGTTATCAGAAGATAATACTAAAGTGTTCGGTGTTAAGATTACAAAAGAAATAATGATTATGCTTAATAAGCAGTCCGAGAAGTTTTTGTGCTATTTTGTTGATTATATAATTAGTGATTATACAGAAACACTGATTAATTGTTGGCAATACAATAATGGTCTTGGAAATATCTATAATAATAAACAACACATATCTTTCATATTATACAATTACAAGATGATTGTTAATATTCTCGACATTAATTGCTGTATCAATTTAGAACAAAGTATAATATGTGCAAAGTTCAAAAAAATCAAAAAAACGGAGGCTATCACAAGGATGGCGTTTTGATGATATTCTCAAAATGCACAATGAAATCAATATTGATTAGTCTGTATTGATTTCATATATTTGTGCGCACATCAATGCTTTTGCAAGATACAGTATATTATATAAGATGCTTATTATATTAGTTTTATTGTATCTTCTTATGAAATTAGATAATAACATATTCTTTATCTTCTTCACATAATTCATCGCGTATTTTCTTATTATATTCATCTTTTATTTTATCTATTGTAGTATTATTTTCCATGTTATGGAAAACATTCCCTATTTTAATTAATCGCCCACCATTCTTTGTCTTATATATTGGAAACTCTAAATCATAATATTTATATTTATCATTCGTTAGAATTTTAGGAGTTTTTCTCATACAATCCTATTATTATATAATATAATCTTTATAATGTTATAATCTTTAATAATCTTTATAATGTTATAATCTAATAGATATATTATAATATATAAAATATAATGTGTATTTTTGCCGAGTATAAAGATATTCTAGGAGTTCCTAGGGAGGGAATACATAGCATACGAGTATATGATTTCGCCATCGTGGATTTTATAATGACTTTCGTAGGTGCCTGTATTATAGCATATTTCTTCAAAATGAATGTGTTCTTCGTATTTTTATATTTATTTATTTTAGGCGAATATCTCCATATCCTCTTTTGTGTTGATACCAAGTTTTTGTCAATTTTTTTTAATTTGAAAAAAGACGCATAAAATAATAAAAATTGATAGTCTATATAAAGATTAATTAATATATATATACAACGATGAACGTTCTCCTCCCCAAGCAATTCAATGTCGACAAGATTAAGTATTCTGAAATGAAGATTATGAAATCAGGTGCTAAATCCGTCTATCTTAATTATCAAGGTTCAAAAATTAATATCCAAACTCCTGTTCTATCGATTCCTTATGGAGTCAATGATAATACCCAGTTTATCAAGGATGACCCGAAACGCAAAGATGAAGCCCGTAAGTATGATATTACGGCATCATTCAAGGGAATGGACGAGAATCCAAAACTTCAGGCATTTCACGATAAGTTTATTGAACTTGAAAATAAAATCTGTGAAGATGCTAGTAAGAATAGTGTAGCATGGTTTAAGAAGAACTTTGAGGGCAATAAGGGCGCCATTGAGAATATGTTTAGTCCTATTGTTCGTCGCGATAAGGACAAGGAAACTGGTATGTATGCCGATAAATATCCTCCTAATTTTAAGGCGAAACTCCCTTATAATTCCTTGGAAGATAAATTTGAATTTGACGCATATGATATGGATAATAACGAGATTGATTTCAAGGACTATGTTGCTAATCTCAAGGGTGGAAAGGCGCAATTCATTATCCAATTGAATGGTCTATGGTTTTCCGCTGGAATGTTCGGATGTAGTTGGAAGATTATTTCCGCAAAATTTCAAAAGGTTAATACATCAAAGATTACTTTTGTAAAAGATAGTGATGAAGAAAATGTAGCAGACGATGAAGACGATGAAGATATCGACGTAGATACTGAAGTAATCGCAAAGACTATTGTATCTGATAGTGTAAAAGATAATAAAAAGATTAAGCAAGTAGTAGCGTCTCCTGCGAAGGAAGAAGAAGAAGAAGATGAAGAAGAGGAGGACGAAGAGAATGACGAGGAGGAGGAAGAAGATGAGAAGGACGAAGAACAACCCGAACCCGAGCCTGAACCAGAACCTGTTAAGAAGGCAGTTAAAAAGAATAAAAAGTAGATAGATTATAGGATAAACAGTAGAATAAAAACTATAAATCCCATAAATACACGTCCTAGTGGCGAAGGTTCATCTATATTAAAATCATAAATTTCTATATTATTTGATATTATTTTTCCTATCATATCTAATATTTTATATGCTACTGGAAGTGATAAAATTATAAATAATAAAAATCCATAAAATGCCGTTTTAAACTTGATTATATATATATCTATTACATTTTTTTGTTTTTCTTCGATTACATTTTGTAAGTTCTGTGAACTAACAGGAGTATAAGCGAAATCGGGAGTATATTTAATATCGTATATATTAGTGTTCATATTTTTATATTACAATCTTAAATATGTTCTACATAATAATATAATAAAAAATTATTCGTCAATTCAGAAGCATTGTCTCTATTTATTAGTCCCATTAATGTTTCGAGATTTGTATTTATGCGAATGTTTTCATTATTCGCTATTAACCACGATGGAATATTATTGAAAAAATTGTTCGAACATAGCGCCATCGCTTTTATAAAATTACAACACAATACATAATATTCATCATTACATTCCTTAAACATCTTAATAGCATCTTTACAAAAATCATATACTAATGTATCCGCGCGTATATCATTGAAATATTTATTACATTCTGGTATATTACTCGAGAATAATTTAAAATATTTTATTATTTTTAAGAAATCCGCGTCTTTTAATTTATCAAACCATTCGGGGCTATTATAAAATCCGCGTCTCTCTATTTCCAATGATAATTCTGTAAAAGCATGCATGTTATTTTCCCATAAGTATTCATCGTTCTTTATCTCTAAACCATTGTATTTTATAAACATATTAAGATTTACCAAGACTTCATGTTCTAGTTTATCGCGATTATATGGATTATAAGGCTCCTGTTTATTTTCAAGACATTTTCTAATAAAATATTCTAATTCTATTGCGTCAAAAATATACTTCTCATTTCTCTCGTTTTTTAATACATATAATCTATTTACAGATATTTCACATATATTTTCTCCCGTGAAAAGTTCTTCGTTATTCATATAATCTTCATTAATATCATATTTTATCAATATATTATCCTTTAGTTTGTTTTTGACATTTTTCTTCAATTTTTCCCTGAACATATCTTGTATCTTGTTGAGTTTTCCCATACATATATTATTATTTTCAAAATCATAAGTATTTTTATTTATATTATATAATATATTATATAGTTCTTTCTTACTATATTTACGATTATTCGTAGTGATAAACAATCCTTCCGCAATATTTAATAATATTTTAAAAGGCATATTTTTTAATAATTCAATATATAAGGCATATAAAGCACAAGCGTCTTTAACATCATTCGCATCGCCAATTATATATTTATATAATATATATAAATCATTCATCGTTATTTCTGCTTTTTCCTTAAATACATTATAAAAAATACTATGTATATAACCAAATTTAGTATTTTTGTGATATCTACAATATAAAGAATTGTTTGTAATAATACGATTACATAGGTTGAATGTATTACTATATCTACATATACACCTTATGTTATTCGCGTTATTCGTATTATTCGCTCTTCCTTCTTCGCGATATGGTGCTGATATATTATCGGTCATTAAAACCTCTTCATTTACCTCATTTAATAATTCCCCATCATATTCATAATTAATATTGCCAATATATCTTCTCAATATTATATTATTCATTTATAATTATTATTAAAAATAAGTATGTGCTTCTTATTTACTATTATTTAATTTTTATATATATTAGGCAATTTACACCAATAATAATACGCCGGCATTTTTATAACTGTAATAATCATATAGTTTGTCATTTAATAAAACATATTTAATACCATCTTTTGATACTACGCGCCCTTTATCTATTTTAGTTTTCTCATAATTTTTATTTTGTGTTATTACGCGGTCTTCTAATATGCTTTGAGTAAATGACAATTTGTCATTGTTCTTATTTATAGGCCAATTATAGCATTTATAACCATTTTTCAAAGGTTGATTAATCGCCGAATGTATTATACAATCTACCGATGAGGATTTTAACATATTTAAGAAATTTTTAATTAACTTCTCTTTATTATTGGCCTTGTCATATATGTGCTCGTCAGTAGATAGTTCATTATCTTTTATTCTAATTGTTGGATTTTTTATTAATTGTTCCTTTGTAAATTTCATTATATATTTATAAACTCCCACATTTCTATCTTCCACTGGTAATGACATATGACTACAAGTTCTAACGGCGCGCCCAATTACTTGATCTATACGCACTGAATTCCAGAAATATTCGGTAATTAACACACGTCTTACGTTTTTCAATGATATACCTTCGGCGCCAGATTGCGTAATCATCATTATTTTTACGACATTTCCATATCTCTGCTCTAAACCCTCGCCTTTATTTGGTAGATTGTATCTAATAGTATCCGGAAGATTCGCAAAATCTCCATTAAATAAGTTCATTAAGATATTAGTTTTTTCGCGGTCAGAATTGAATACTACATATCTTTTATTATCGTATTTTTCATTAAATACGTCAGGGTCTTCTAATATATATCCGTATTCATCATTCTTAACAATATTAATTTCAATATATCCATGTTTATTTAAAACTTCTTTAAATATTCCTAATCCTTCTACTACACGGAATTGAGAATATACCAGGACGCTTCCGGGCGAAGTATTCACATCTTCTAACATTTGCGCAAATTTTGGACTATAATATTCGAGCAGATTTTTCTTTTCTAAATAATCCCCTTTGCGTAAATCATTTAGCGCCTTATTCAACTTTTTATTATATTCAGCATCTATATCCTTCTTATCCGCTTTCTTTTTGGCATTTTCATCATCTTCGCTACCTTTACTATTATCATCTTCATTTAGAGCAATTTCCTTTTTCTTTAAAAGTCTTATATCTTGAGGAAATTCGCGTGGTATTTCATTGGGAAATGCGAAATTACAGACTAATCTACTAAATGCGCGATATACTGAACTAACATCTTTATTCGCCGCCGCTTTATTACCAAACTTCTTCTTTTTATCATCCATATCTATTTCCTTTTTTCGGACATCCATATATTTTTTAATTTGATGATTAGTCATATACATACGTCTAATAGTTTCCGGCAATAATGTAGGAAATAATTCTGAACCCGTCGTCTTATAATAACTCAAAATACCTAGAACACGTCTTTTAAATAAATCCTCGTTTATTATCTTGATGTCTTCAGGGTCGGCATCATTAATAAAAAACTTATCAAATTCCTCCTTTTTATTTGGTAGCGCATAATTAATTTCGCGACTAAATTTTTTATTTAAAATAACATCAGTATTAAAATTGCCATTAGAGTCTATCTTAACTATACTATTTATTAAAGAGTTAAAATCCTCGTCAGTTATCTTATCACTATTATCATACACTAGATTAAATTTGAATTCGCTATCATTCTCGTATATTAGAAGTTTATCTATTTTTTTATTTCCGCATGTTAAATACTTACTATCATCCATACAAATATTTCGCAAATCATTTAAGGTTTTTATAATTTTTTTTATATTTGCCCCAATTATTTTCATATTTATATTAGGATATCGCGGTGCCTCATTGTCTTGATTTTTCTCATATTTATCTATTCTCGCCTTCGCCCTTTTTATTATAACTTCTACTATTTTTTTAATAGATGCCAACGAATACCCGACTATAACATTATATTTTTCTGTTAAATAAGGTTGCGATAATAACCATGTGGGAATTGTTAAACCTTGCGATTCAAATACAATATTTCTACTTTCTTTTAAGGCCTTTTCTAAATTTAAATCATTCAATATATCACAAGAATCCTTAAATTTAGAGGTACATCCAATTCCGTCAGCACCTGTTCTAACATCATAATACGCTTTATTAAAATCTTCTAGTAATTTATCGCTAGGATTGTCATATTTTTCCAAAATACACGACCGCTTATTATTACAATCTTTACTAATCTTCTTAATTATATCTAATACGCGCCTCTTATATTCTTTATTATTTACTACTAAATCATCTATATTAATCTTTGTATTATTAGTGCTCAATTTTAAATCCTTAATTATTTCTTCCGCCATTTTTGTTTTCAATGACCCTGTTGTGCCATTTGTAAGTATTAAATATGGTTTATCACTTTTAAAACTATTTATGACAGATTTTATTTTTTTAGGACTACTCGGTTTAATTGGTTCGTAATTATTTATAGCATTTATTATCTCTTTAATTAGTGTATCTTCATCCTTATTCCAATTCTTACTTATTATAACAGAAGTTTCATTGCTTTTACGAACATAATTTTTAGGTAGTAATACAATATTAACATTTTTATCATCATGATATAATTCATCTACATAATCGTAGTATTGCGATTTTATCAATTTATCTGTTATAACACTTTTATCAGCAGTACCATTTAATATAGGTATTTTATATGTCACCATAGGACCTCTTAATAAATTAATTAAAAAGGATATTTCATACGGTTGGTTAATTATTGGCGTACCAGATAATAACACCAATTTTACATCCTTCGCATCAACTATACTATTATAGATTCCCATCGCTATCTTTGAGCCATTCGCTATTCTACTTATAAAATTATGTACTTCATCTATTATAATAAAAGCATTGTCGAAGACATTTTCTCCCATTTCTGATAACATTTTCTTTGTTATCCCATTGTAATTAATAAATCTATATCTATTTCTTATTATATGTGTTATGGTCTTATTAATGTCTTCTTTATAATTCGAACTTAAATCGGCGTATTTAATATTGTCGATTATTATCTCGGCGCCTTCAATATCCTTCTTATATAAAGGAATCCATACAGTTCCCTCTTTTTTAATTAGTTGCTTATCTATTGCGTATTTTTTGAGGTCTTCCATCATTTTGGCATTTGTCTTTATTAACTTAACGCATGTCCATGATTTCTTTAGATTTAATCCAATAGTAGATATTTTCATTAATTCATTCTCATAATTTTGCGATAATGATGCCGGTGTCATAATTATAACATTCTTGCGATTAATGTATCCTTCTGATGCCGCTATAGATGCCGCGGATTTACCAGAACCTAATTCGTGATATAATAAAATGCCTCTATACGGACTATCAAATTGCATATAATCCTTAATTATTCTTTGCTGTGGAAACAGAGATACTTTAGATACATCTAATTCACATGATTCTTTTGAACAATTACATGCGGACGCTACTTTCTTTTTTTGATATTTTGAAGGATGAAAAGTATTATATATTTGTTTATTATAACCAACTCTATTTGGGAGAACCCAGTCGTTTGTTTTAACTTCTATATTCATACGCTTATCTAATATAATAATTCAAATAAAAAAATATTATATTATTAGATAAACTAAGAATAACCGAAAAAATAATGCATAATATTGATAAATTATTAGATAAATGCGAATCTATGACGCTGTTATGTACAAAAGCATCTTCGCATTGGAGTTTTGTAAAGTTCTGTTTTAATATACCTCTCGTATTAACTAGTTCTACTATGTGTATCATAAATAGTATCAGTGAAGATGCTAACGCTATTAAAATTCCGAATATTATTGTAAATGCCGTTAGTGTCCTTATAATGTCTCTTACAAATAGCATAAAGGCGAGCGAAAAGTTTGAAATATTTAAAAAATTGTCTCAACAATTTATGTTGTTATCTCAAGAAATAGAAGCATGTGATGGACATGTATCTAAAGAAACCTATAATATATTATCTCTAAAATATGATAATTTAATACAAGATTGCTCATTCGAAGAAATACCTGTTAAATATAAAATAGAAGTTGCTAAATGTTTCACTGATGCTGACAGATATATACCTATTCAATTAAATGGCATCATAGGTAATACTAGTGTCGCCAAAAGACTCAGTGGAGGTAAAAAGGAAACTCCGCTACCGCAGTTATCACAACTATCGCAGTTATCACAAGCATCGCAGTTATCTCTATTAGGACAATCAGAACAAGCAATTCAAGCATCTCAGATGCTAGCACAAGGCGCATCACTCGTAAATATATCCACGATGCCTCCGAAAAACGATTTACCTACTACGACGGCGACTGGGCAAGATACTAAAATATTTGGTGCCGGCGAAAATGTATAGTGCGCATCCTAATCATGTAAATATTCCATATCTTGCGTATCCATATATTCGTCGTCGTCTTCTCTGTCGTTTGATGTCATTTTATTATCCATATCATTAGTTTCCTCGACATTTTTCCCAGCATTATTATCCTTATATAATATATAATTGTCAGTATTTATATCATCATTATTATTTTCCAATAATTCTTGCGTATCATAATTATACTGATTGACTTCATCGACCTCATTTATTTTTTCTTGAATTATATCATATTTTATTCCTGCTTTTTTCATCTCTTTTATTAATTTATTATCCTCGACGGTTTTATCATTGAGAATCTTTATTTTCCCCTGTTTATTTTCTTCGCGCTGCTTATTCAAAAAATCTATATTTTCTTCCATTGTAGGAAATGATAATTTAATTATCTCCATAACATCTTTATATATATTAGTTGTTATTTTCTCTATATATAGATGACTAATAACGTTTGATATTATCTTTCCATTTAATGTCTGCTCTATATTAAACGGGCAACATAATGCGCGACTTACTATATATTTATTTATAATATCAATCTCATTCTCTATTTCATCATTATAAATATTATTTAATGCTTTCAAATCTATTATTATATCTTTCAAATCTTTTATAGAATTATTTAATAACGTATTAATCTCGTCGCTATTATCGCTATTTTTTAAATGAGTATATAATATTTTCATTATAGCACGGATTATACTTTGGTATTTAATTTTGTCATTAGACTCCTTCTTCCCTCCGCTTTTTTTCTTAACATTATTAAAATTATCAATAAATTCTTCTCCTACATGTTTTGATGTTTTTGTTAATAGACCTACATTAAATGTAATACCTGATTTTATAGACTTTATATTATTATTTTCAAAATCTTTTATAATATTAATAGGGAATAAACTATTATTCTTTTCTTTCATCGCACGCAACCATTCTCTTACTATTTTAGAATGATTATTTATGTTATATATATAATCTTCTAAATATATGCGATTGATTACTTCTTCATCATCATTTAAAATCGCCGCCGTATCTTTTATAGGAATAAATCTTAAATCACGAGGTTTATTAGTTATTCTCTTTTTAGCATATACTTCCTTAAACCCTATTAAATCCGTTCTTTTAGCATTTTTTAAATCGACATTATCATTAAAAGTATCATCGAGTTGTTTTAAACAACAATTATTCAAAAACTTATGTATTTTTACATAATTAATATCGGGCATATATAACATAGATTCTATATATTGTTCCTTACATAATTCTAATTTAGTTCCACACTGTCCGCTCTTATATAATTTGAGCAACTTCTCTCTCTCTATTTTACCCTTTAACTCTTTCTTTTTCTCCTTACATATTTCATCCTTTTTCTTCATAATATCAATATTAACTGAATAATATTCTTCAATCACTTTATATGTTCGTTTAAATATATCTTCAGTATCTATTAAAAATTCGTTATTACTATTATTTATTAAGTACTCCTTTAGAGATTCTATTATATATGTCATTACTCCGCGTTCGTCTTTTTTATTAATAGGCGTCCCACAATTATCCCAATAACTTATGAAATTGCCATTCAAAAAATCTACATTTATTGCTATAGTGTCGTCTAATATTCCCTCTTGTATGTTTATTATACATGAAGCGATGGCGTTTAAAAACATATTATTAAACTCTTTTTGCCATATATTATTACAGTCAATAATTATTTCTTCAACATCATCGGCAATGTCTGTAAAAGGCGCCTCTCTTTTACCCAATATATTTAACATAAATTTGGGAGATAACTTATCCAAATAAGTAATAATTTCATCGCTTACTTCTACTCCCTTATCTTCAAATGTACTTTTATATAAATCTCCTCTTTTATATATTGAACGACTATTTTTGAAAAGTTCCCTAGATAATGCGTCGTAATCAAAATCTATACATGCGAATTTGCCGAAGTCATACATAATTTTCAAAATATGCTCTAAACTATCTACGAAACCTAATTCGGTCTTATAATTTATATTATGTATATATTTATTAATATCTAATTTATTAAAATCTATAATATCACTAACATCGGCATTCGCGAATCCGTTGTTTATATAGGCGATTTTATCGTCATTCTCAAACATAGATTCTGCTACAAATTCCTTCTCGGCTATGCCTTCATAATTTTCATTATAGTGACTATCTTTAATTTCCTTTAATTCGCGATATGATAATATATATTGTTTCCCATCCTTATCATAATCAAAAATGTGATTGCGCGAATATTCATTATCCCTTCTTACTATTTCATATTTCTTTAATACCAATTCCTTTTTATCATATGTTTTCAATATATTATCAATTGATTGTATCGCTTCTACTATATTGCTATTTTTAAGAGTATGCTTGATAATATCTAATACTTCTAATATTACAGAGTTATCGTCAGAGTTCCCATTTGATTTAATCGCCTGTATTATTTCGTATATTTTAAAATATTCTAATGGTTTTATTTTATCTGCCAATATATTATTATCGCGATAATCCTGTAGGCTCATTTTATTTTTATCTAAATACATAACGGCGCTTTCTGATAAATTTAATAACTGTATTGTGGTACTCAATTTGTCAAAGAAAATCAACTTTTTATTTATAATATCGGGTTTTTTAATATTGATTCGTCTAGATATATTTTTTCGCTCTTTATATTTTTCACTAACTGTTGTCAAATAATCGCATAAAATAGAGAAGTCGTCTGTGTTAATAAAATCCAGAGATTTACCAAATTTATTCAAAGCAATTTCTATATTATAATAATCATATTCAAAGCATTTTTTAAGGTAATCTATAACATTATTGATATCTGGTTTAACATCTTTGACTAAATCATTTATATTCTCATAATTTTCTGAAGATACAAGATTGATATTTTTGGTTTTAGTTAAATGCGACGTAATTTTGGTATATACGTAATCATTTATAATCGCCTTGGGAATTTTGTAATAAGCAGATATAATAGGAATATTAACATCGTCAATTGGAAATACTGGATAGTATATTGGAAAGTATTTATTATTAGGTTCTAATGTAATATTAATTTTTGCGTCGGGTTTAAATCGCAGTTTCGCAGAATCCGTATTATATCTAATGGCAAAAAAATACTTATCTTTCGCTTCATCGTGATTTAATACTGCTTTCTTTTTCAAATTGTTAAAATTTAGGATATCATTTTTATCCATTGTATCAGCACTGGAATCTTTTTTTTCTGCTTCGGCATTAAATATATAATTGTCATATTCGTTTAATTTTCCACGATTCGCATCATTATTATTTAATATATTATAAAAAAGGTCAGTTATATTATCGACCTTCTTTTTATCGGCGAATAACTCGAATAAATTACTCTTTATATCTTCTCGCGACAATGCTATAAAAGAAGGATTATCCTTAATAATATCATCTAAACTCATTATCTCAAGATATTCAATATCATCTAATTCCTCATCTTCGTAATTATACTCAATATCATTGATATTTATTGACATTATTAAATTTTTCTCTTTCTTTTAATATATAATAATATAAATTATGATACATTATTATCTATTGCGAATTTATTCCATTTTGTCTTAATATCTACTAATTCATTTATAATCTCCTTACATATTTTTTCCATAAATGTAATAAACATGTTCTTTTCTGTAATAGCATCTAGTGTTATTCTAATAATCATAGTGGTTTTTAGAGGGTGTGGGCATATATAACCTATGAATTTACAGAGCGTCGAATTAACATCTTTCTTACTTCTGACATAATTATTATGTACATAAGACTGTATAATATTACCCAGTGTATCATCTTCGTTGTCTATAATAAACTCATATGTCTCTTTAATATCTTGGAATTGCTGAATTTTTACAATCTCTGACGTATTAATATTAACCAATTCAGATATTAAATTATTCAATTTATTTATTACAATATCTAGAGATTTCGGAACTAAATATCGCGGCCCCATATTAACATTGATATGCTCAATATCAAACTTGAATTTTGTAGGGTCGCCGTATTCATTTCTATAATACGCTCTCTCTTTATCTAGTATGCTATCATATTTCTTCGCTTCTTTAGGATCTTGGATATAAGAAAAGTTCGATAGAGAAACGGGATTAAATGATGCGTTATCGCGTCCCGTTCTTTTTACAATATTCGCTTTTAGATGAAGATGTTCGCCCGCTCTTAAGCGCGTAATTAATATATTATGTTTAGAAACTTTGTTAGGAGGAAAGAGTTCTCGTAGTTTTTTTTCGGTTAGTTCTACGTCATTTAGTTTCGCCTTAAAATCCGATGTTCTTACGTCGACGCTTTTACTAGTAGTATTATTTACATTCAATTCAATAACTAGCGAATTATCTTCGTAATTTTCAATTTCGTCCGTTGTCATACAAATCGGAATCAATCCGATGCGATGTATGATAAATTCGTCGTGTAAAGCGCCAGTATTATTTATAACATCAACAGTAGGTTCGTCCTTATCTAGTTTTTCACCAATTGCTCCTAGATTAGGAACATCAGTCATGATTATTCTTCTAATACCATTTACTATAGCCAAATCTACATCATGAATATCAAAACTATGATTGTTTGAAGGGTCGCTAGAATCAAACTTATAATTGTAAAACATCCTATTAATATATAGTTTATAATATTTTTATATATCAATTTTTAAAAATAAAAAATATAATTAAATATAAAAATACATTATATACATTGTAATACATTATATACATTATATACAATTTATTCCTTATTTGCTGGATTCTTCTTTCCTTTCCCTATCTTGTTTATATCCCTTACCAACTTTATAATATTCTTCGCATATACCAAGATTTCCTTATCATCAATATCATCCGGCATATTCTTAATACGTTCCTTGAAGACACAGGAGAAAGCAGTTTGCGCCTTCGCCTCTTCCTTTCCTATCTTCTGTAAATCATTTTCCAACTCTATAATATTCTTAATAATCTTCGAATACGCCAGGATTTCCTTATCATCGAGATTATTTGGCATGTCCCGAATACGTTCCTTGAAAATAACTGATAAGGCAGATTGTGCGGTTTCTGTGGTAGTCGTGGTCATTTTTCTTAAAGAAGATTGAAGTTTTCACGAGGCTTTGATGAGACTTTCACGAGACTTTGGTACTTTAGAGAAGCAGAGAAACGTAATAATTATGTTATGCTTTTGTATCATTTTTTAATATTTATGTAAAATAATATTACAAATTATTACCAGAAAAAGAAAAATATATGAAATTACATTTTATTTTTTAACATATATAATAAAATATATCAAGAATGCTATTAATAATGCCATTGGTATCAAAGACATTATGCTGACTATCCAACTCCATATATGGCATTCTCCTTTTGTCAAGCAGGTTATATTATAACCTGTTAGCATTATAACAAAAATATATATTACATAAACTAGTAAATATAATCCGGGTCCTTGTATATACACGTTTAATATTAAACATACAATAGTTAGTATTATACTGAATAATATGTATATCCAACCTTGTGTAGAAAAAGTATCAACCATATTTTTAGTCTTATCTATTATTATCAATATATTTTAGATTTATGAAATTTAGGAAATCAATGTATTCATTATTGCGAAACACATAGATGTACGCGATTGCATTTCATTGATTGGATTAGAAGCAAAGAATTGAATCAGTGTTTTAATATTCTTAACATCATTACATTGGCACAAATAATAATAAATGTTCGAACAGGTAATTAGTTTCTTATTAAATGTGGTAACCTGGAGGTTTCTCAATTGCGCCAAATGATATTGAATAATTGGAGCGAATTGCTTATCCATCTCCTTATTCATCTTATATCTCTTGTATGTAGGATTATATGTCGTCGTCGACTTGTAATAACTATACAGACTATCCTTAATTGTCGAAATAATCGTATGGACCAAATATGTAGGGTCAATCTGTCTTCCATTATTATCAACAGGAATCTGAATGTTAGGATTATATGTAGCAATATAATCCTTGATTGTATAATTCTGTTTATTTTTCATATATACCGACAGAATATTCATCCATACATTAGGATGGCAAGGGTCAGTTTCTTCGCGATAATTAATATACTGTGAAGAAATTTTATATAGTCGCGAAAAGTTTTCTCCTTCCATTTTCTTCTTAATAATCAATCCATAACTTTTATTTTGATTAATATGAAGATTCGCCTGATTAATATCCGCGAAATATGCCGGATATCTAACTCCCATATTATAGAGTTCTTGAATTGACGCCTCGTTAATATCATATTCTTCCAATGTAATCCTATTTTTTGTATTGATATGTACAAGTTCCTTATAATTTTCACCAAGAACATCGCTATAATCAATAATATGTTTATTTTCATAATGAATTAGTACAAACTCATATGCGTGCTCCGGATTCAAATTAGACACAAACATCGCGCGCAAAGATTCGCTAACATCATCAGGAGATACTTGAGACATCTTTTCAACAATTTCGGGATTTCTACTATAAAATTGTTCTAGTACCTCGTCGAACATCTTACCATGGGACTTCGTAGGATGCGAAAACTTTGAACTATTCGCATCGGGACAACTCGAAGTACCGAAATACCACTGATTTTTATAATTATAAATGGTAATAATAGTTCCGTCGTATGCTTCATAGCATTTGTCAGTCGCGTTGTACAGAGGCGAACTGACATATTCTTCATAACTAATTCTTCGTGGAATAGAATTAGCATATGTTACTACAACATTATTATTACAAGATAGCGTAAAGTCCAAGACAATACTCCTACACTGCTCATACAACTCTTTGTATTGGTAAATATCATTCATCTTGTAATTATTATGAAGAAGCACAATATCATCATTATTCTTAAATTTCTTAACTTTGATATTTGGCCAGAAATGATACGTCTTAAGAGTAGCAATGAGGGTATTGGCATAAGAACTATTACCATCATAATTACTATAAGTTTTTTCAATTAATTCAGTTAGATTGGTAGGGGGGACATTCGAGATTAGCATTCCGCTATTCATAATAATACTTTGTTAAAAAATATATATATTTAAACGCTTATATCAATTTTTAGTAAAATATGATGTCTAAATATATTTAAAAAATATAAAAATAAATCAGGGAGAATTCAATTTGTCTAATATATATTCTGCTATTAAATAATCTATATTATCATTTTTTATTTAGCAGTAATATGAATACATATAAACCGTTGTAAATAATAAAAGTATTGTGTATATGCGATATAATGATTTATCGTCTATATAATTATTTGTACCTAAATATGCTCCTACAATACCTCCTAATATACTCCCTGATGCTACTATAATAGCAGTATTAAAATCAAAAAATCCATGTTCATAATATAAATATAATCCGGGTAGCGCATTAGGTATAGTATTTAAGAAAAGAGATATAGCGACTGCTTGCTGAAATGAAAAATTATAATGAACTAGTAAGGGTAAATATAATATACCGCCTCCTATACCAAGTAATCCTACAATAGCGCCTATTATTAAAGAAAATGTAAATAACTCTATAATCATCTAAAACATATAAATATATAAATATGTTAGTATCCTTCTATAAGAAACCAAATAATCTTTAAAATCCTATTTTGAAATTTGAGTACATAACTTTTTATTTTCTAAAGTTTCAAAAGTTTTCTAGAAATTTCTAAATAAAAAAAGTTATGTACTCAAATTATTTTAGAGATTTTTGAAATATTCTTAGAGTACATAGAATCCCTCAAAAAGGTAGCCCATGCCATAGGCATGTCTTAAGATATTTCTCTATAATCCTTTATGAGTCCTGATAGGAAACCAAATAATCTTTAAAATCATATTTTGAAATTTGAGTACATAACTTTTTTTATTTAGAAATTTCTAGAAAACTTTTGAAACTTTAGAAAATAAAAAGTTATGTACTCAAATTTTTCTTTATAAATTTTATATTTATTTTTGGATGCTTTAGAATGCTATATTATATCTTAAAAAACTATATATAATCTGTAAAAATAAATTAGGATAAATTAAAGAGTTCTCTATTTTCCTTCGGGGTTTTTATAATATTTATCAAACCATACCTGTCCTACCTGTTTAGAGGCTTGCTCTGAAGATAATTGATTATTTATAATTTTATCTCGCATCTGTAAAAAATACTCTAGACTACTATATTCAAAACCCTCTTCTTTTGTAACCATAGAGTATAACATTGGATATCTTTCCTCAAAAAACAAGATTCCTTCTATCGATTTTTTGAGTTGTTTTAATAGTTCTTCATGAGAACCATATTTCGCCTTGTTCTCTGTCATAAATAACATAATATCCTGTACCATCATCTTAATATCCTCCGTTTCCATACCATCTTTTACAAAATCTGCTATTTTTCTCTTTTTTCTTTCTGAACTCATACTATTTTAAATTAATTTTATCTTTATATAATAATATCTATTTTATATATAGAATAATGAAAAAAGAATTAGAGTATGCCGAACTAGATTATAATCCCAATGTTCCTGTGCCGCCTCAACCAAAAAATGCCGGATTATATACAGGAGAAGTTTTATTTGATAAAAAACCATGGGGTAATAGTTATAAAATGCCTCCCGTAGAACCTGATGCCGTAGCATACGCATCGCAGTTTTACGCTAGCCATCATATACCATCTTATAATAGACCCGGAAATAATTTTATAGATACTGATAAATATAAAAAATATAGTTTAGGTAATGAAAATGATAACTATAATTTTAGTTGCCATATACATAATTAGTCAATAATATTAAATACATTCTCTTAAGAGTTGTGGTATGTAATACTTAAATATACTATTCGATTTCTTGGATTTCTGATGTAGTAGTTAGCGCAGTAGGTTGCGTTTTTTTAATATTATTTTTATGTTTTATCAAGAAATTACAAATATACTTATATACTTCGTCGACTTGTTCAAAGGATACGCCGCCTGTAATTAATATGCTACCGCTTTCAAACAATGCCCCCGTAACCTTTTTACAATCACCAATATTTTCTCCCTTCCCTTTACCATAACATTTTTTAGGACAATAGCAGATACCATTCTTTTTATCATTACATTTATTCCAGAAATATTCCAATTTAACACCTTGATATATTCCCGGTTGAAAAGAACACTTGTTATTATATAAATCACTAATGAATATCTTATGTATCTCGCGTCTCTTTAATCCGAATGGATTTGTCAAAGATTCGTCGCTATAAACCTTAAAATCCGAATTAATCATCCTAATTTTAAAATTCTGATATAGCAATTTTAATTCATAATCATCGCCCCTATTATTTATAATATCATTACTGATATTCGTATAAATAGTTCTAATATTTGTAATAATATGATTTACAATTATCTCCGTATCTTCTACTATCTTTATCCCAGTTATCTGAATATTCCCATTCTTAAATATTTTCACATTCGGCATATAGTTATCATTCTTATATATAATAGTTACTTGATTATCAAATCTATTTTTTTTCATTTTATTTTTCTTACTATTTCTCCGCTTTTTAGGATAAGTTCCTCTATTTAAATCTTCGCCATCCTTCATATATTGCGCCCACACAATACCGCCAGTATCATCCTTATCGATGATTAAGATATTTTCAAATAACATTTTTAAATTCAAATTAATATCTTTACCAATATTCGCATTACATGTTATAGTAGAAACTCGATATGGTGAAAAATGTATATCCTTCGTATTATCTGCGCCGTTCGTAGCGTCGAGGTCATAATCAGTATTCGAGATACTCATTATTATTCTAGTTAATTAGTAATTCACAATAATAATTGTTTTATTGTTCTTATATCATTTTTTATTTTTCTTTGATTCCATTTTATTATTCATATTATCTGTGATATTTTTAAGATAAGAAGTATTAACAATTTCGTAATTATATGTTGTCGCTATCATAGGCGGAAGATTTAATAAATGTGTCTTATCATTTGTATGATGACCTTTGCGAAATTCTTCAATATTCATGGGTCCGTTAAATATATCTAGTAAAAATCGCGAAGGAGCAGGGCGTATAGGGCGCGAACATCCAAAATGCTTACTTAACATTTGTATTAAACTATTTATTTCCCATACTTTATCGCTCCCGCAATGCGAAGAAAAGTTATAGGCATTCGCGCATTCCAATGAGCAAAAATTACCAAATAATATATAAGTATTTGTAATATTATTATATTTATAAGGCATTCCGTAAATCCTATCTTTAATAGGATGACAGCACCAATAACAATTATTTGAAGATTTAATAATATTATCATTATAGTCTATATTATTATCCTTAATACAATCTTCGTTTATTAAATTGTCTTGAATTGTATTATAAAAATTAGTTTCATTTATATAACAACAATTAGGTTCATAAGGCGTCGGGGCTTCCAATAATTTTTCCGTAATACTTATTTTATTTATATCACTATCGGATATAGGCAATTGTAATATAATATCTTCATTTTCAACTAATACAACATCCTTTACAATAGTATTCATTAAACCCTTCTTTTTATCTATTGTAGATTTAACATCACTGTTCTTACTTTTTCTCGGCATTTAATTATAAACGCTTATATTATTTATATCTATTTATATACTTTTATTATCAAAATAATCCTTAAAATACATAATGTTTTTAACTATATCATTATTAATATTATCATAAGGTTTTTGAGTATTTTTTGTAAATGTTATACCCTTACCGGCGTTTTTAGATTCGCCTATACACTTATCTTTAATCTCTCTAATCTCGCCGTTTAACGAATTTATAGTATCTATTAGATATTTTATTATAAAAACGAAAACAATTATTATTATTAGCACAAATAAATCCATAATACTTTTAATTATATAAAAGAATATAAAAAGAATATCTTAATAGTCAAAAGATATAAAGAGTTGCACTAACTGAATTTTAATCCTGCGCTTCCATTTAATACTGTAAAAACATTTATTTCTTGTACATATATAGAAATTTCGAAATTAACAGGATAATTGTTTTTTACTACCTCTTTATATATATTTCCAATATAGTTATATTTATCCGTGCGTTTAATATCAGTATTAACATTTATCGACAGAGATGTAGTTATCTGGGTATTATCATAAGAACCGGAGTTTATTTGTTTTTCTGGAAATAAAGCGAATGAATAACAATAAACGCCGGTTCTCGGTATATTTGTATGATGTTTATATGGTTGTACTTGATTATAATAATTAGCGTCATAATCTGCGCGCGATATCTCCCTGTTCCATAATATAGAGGCGCGCTCTAATATTCCCATGCCTTCATTATATTCATGGTCCGCCGTATAATTAGTATAATTATTAAAGTTTGTAATAGAATCGCTTCTTCTCGTAATCCATATAATTTCTTTAATATGATGATTGGCGTTTGTTATATCTATTAATGTATGACTATCTCCTATTGCCGTCGTAGGAGTTTTCTTTACAGTATTAACAATATAATCGATTTGGTTTGTATTCAATAATAAACTACTTCTCTCCGCACTATCTAGATATACATAAGTACATAATAATTCATTATTAACATTAAACGTATAATCGCTCGGTTTAACAAATGTTGTAATATCTATATCTACTTCCGGATTATGAACATCATTATACATTGATGGACTCACAAACGTATTCAATATATTACTCCAAACCTGATATAATCCTTCGAATGCTCTGTCATTTATATAAATATCTAATTCGACTTCATTATTCTCTAATTTTAATAATGGAAGCGCCAAAGAAGGATTTTTAGTAAACCAGAAATCGAGAGGAACTTGAATCTTCCTTTTTTTAATACTCGGGTTATTAGATTTTGTAGAATTATAACTTGAAACAGGATATGTTACGTTATAAAGTCTGTTATTTACCACGCGGTATTTTGGAACGAAATTGAATGGTTTTACATATTCGTCTATATTTCCAATTAACTTATTATATTGAAAACTGTCCTTTGTCGTCAATTCATTCCATATATTCATCCATTCGCCATACAAAGTTTCTATATTAACAACCCCTATTTTAATTCTCGCCTCTTTAATATAATTAAAACCTAAATTATTAACCCATCTAAACTTGTATATATTATCTGAATATATATCCGGTATATTGAATGTCAAAAATAAATTTGATAATAAATCAGCATATCTCTTTATTTTAAAATTAACTCGTAATTCCGATGTAGTTTTACGAAATCCAATATTATTATCACCGGTAGAAGTAATTACTATTGTTTCCATAGAAAAATTAGTATGTTTTTTAAGAACATATTTATAATAATTAATATGTGGTTGTAAGGTAATATATTCACTCATATTACCCTTTAAAACTAATTGCATCAACCCGCCTCCCATTTTTTAGTTATATCCTTTATTAATATAAAGTTTTATTAATGGTTTATATACTTTATTTACCCTCGTCTTTATTTTACGTTTATTAGGCATTTATATATTTCTCTATAAATATCTTAAATTTATCATAAGTTCGGTCATCATTGTATTCTTCTAATTTTTTCTCTGAATCACTCTTATCTATTATAATTATCGTAGGAAATCCTGATATGTTATATTTTTCTATTCTATCTTTAGAATCACGCATATTGTATTTTTTAAACTCAATATTATTACCATAACTATTATTTAATTTATCCCATACCCCGGAATTATTAAAATTGTCACAATGTCCGCAACCATCCATATAGTAATATTCTAATATATATTTATTACTCGATGTGCTTCCAGTAAATGCCTCCATTATTTTATTTTTATTATATGCGAATAATATTACAATCGCTAATAATAGAAACATTATTATTGTAATCATCATAAATATATCACTTCTAAAAAAACTCTTTTTCGCCATGTTTTTATTTACCCGCTTATTCCTCTAAATTATTATTAGATAATAATATCATCATTATAGTTATTATTCAATATTTCACTATAATCTCTTTTTATTCTTTCTGTTTCTCCGATAACATCGTTATCCAACTGAATTATAATAGAATTATAAAAGTGTCGCCCGCAGTTATATTCCATATTTTTATTATCCAACATATAGGCATTTATAAATCTCGTAAATAGCGCCTTTTCTATTAGAAAAATTCTCACATCTAGAGAATCATAATCTGCGCTACTATCATATTCTTTTAATATGTAGGCATCATAATTATGTTTATTAAGTATATTATTATACTTATCTATATCATCGCACACAATAATAGTCCTATATACAAGATTATTTGAATATAGTTCTTCTAGTTTATTAATTATTTCGTACATTATTCATTATTATTGTTTCTGCCTTATGTATTCTTACACCACTTAATATCGCTTATATTTATCTTCAAGGGTGTAAAGAAATAACCGTCCATTACCATTATATTATAATCAATATATATTATAATCAATATATAAGATTATTTGAAATAACTAATTATAATGGACGAACAAATCATCAAGATTAGTATAGAACAATTTAAAGATACCTATAATTCTATAGATATTCCCCAAAATATTTTGGATAAGGCGATAGAGATTAAAGATACGTATTCGTGCTTTAATTCGTTCTATGACCCGAAAATGATATGGGCAAAAAAAATTTATAATAATAAAGAGAAATACACTAATAAACCGAAGATTAAATCGCGGTTTCACATTATAATACCAGATTTTACTAAAAAGTCCGAACTTAAAAGATGTTTAATAGGCAATTTAAATAAATTAAGTATTAAAAACAAGGACAGTATTTACGAAAAAATTAAAGAGATTATTGGACTAAACGAGAATGTCGATGACGTCTTTATGATTATTTGGAATTATATTAAAACTAGCGATAATGATATATACGCTAATCTGCTATCCTTATTTGATAAAGAGTATTTAAAAATTATGATTGATAAACTATGGAAAAATTATATTAATAATAAAGAATGGGATCCGCCTAAATATATATATGACAATAATCTTTTAATATTAAACGACGAATATGATTTATATTGCGAATATACAAAATGGAAACGCGGGATAAATAATATTAACAAGATATGGATTAAATATAAAACCAAGGAATTGATTATATTATTGGATAATATCGCGGATTATGTTATTAACATTATAAATAACGATAATATATATAAATATATATCCGATATTTTATTGGAACAATTATATAAAATATTATCTTTCGTAAAATACAATTCTATAATTGATAAAATTAAAACGATTAATATTAAAAACTTAGATAATTCTACGAAATTTTTTATTTATAATATTATTGAATTATAAAAAAATTATTTCTATATAATAGTATAGAGTAAGAAATAGTACAATGAAAGAAAGTGAAAATAACTTATCTTTTTATAGTAGTGCCATAATTCAGGCGATTTTCGCCATATTATTGTTAATCATTCTCAGTTATATTTATAAACTCGAGAATATGGGTTGCGAATGTTCCGAACATCCCAACAAAGATTTTATCAAGAATTTCACCGTAATAGCGCTAGGTTATTTCATAATAACTTCCATAATATCCCTCAAGACCGTCGCTAAAAGTATGGGATATGTCGTAGTCCAATTACTATCTATCGCGACATTCGTATTCTTCTTAATGTTTGTCGTATATATATATTACGCCTTCGACTATGTAAGATATTTAACTAACGAAAAATGCAAATGTTCGGAAGATTTGAGCCGTGATATTATTTCAATAGGAACCATGATATCTCTATTCCTCTTCTTAACCCTGTTATTTACTATTATAATAGTCCCCATACTATTAAGCACCTTAAGCGACCTATTATCTAAAATTGAAGTATTCGAAGAAGAAGTCGAAGCGACTATTCGCAACCCCATGAAATCTCTCCGCAGTACCCCTGACAGAATAGTTAAATCCGTCAAAGAAGTAGGCAGTTTTGTTAATAAATCCGCTAAAAAAATAACTAATTTAAGAAAAAATAGATAAATTCTTAATTACATAATTCATTTATAATTTTTCCCATGTATATTAAACCATATATAGCCCTCGTATAGCCCTCGCGATTATATATTCAGAGTTCGCGTTCCCTTTTTAGGTCTTCCGCGCCCCCCTTTTAATATTTGAATATCCGCAGTATCTTCTATAATAGATGTTATTTCTTCGTCGCTAACAGACAATGTCTCTATATTATTATCCGTGTCATCTATTGATATCTTGCTATGAACATTTTTAATTATATTATCAATATCCTCGTACTGTTTCTTATCATTTTGTTGGATTGGCATTGTTCTATTTTGCATATTTTGAGCATATTGTGGTACATTTGAAGGTACAGGGTCGCTGTTCAAAGATCCGAATAAATTGCTAACCATATTAAATAACCCCATATTATCATTACTTGTTCCGCGATTTTGAGACATTTGCGGTATCTGTTGTTGCCCTGGATTGCCCATCACATATTGTTTTGCTGCAGCGTTCTGAAACTGTTTCATTAACTCGGGATTGGAACGTAATACATTTTCAACATCCGGTAGCGGTTGCTCCTTAAACATTCTGCTAGTTAAATGAAACATAAATGCGCTACCTGACAATGATATAAAAAGACGCAATTCTGGTGCCATTTTTTTACCAGTCGCCTTATATTTATAATGTAATTCTTCGAATATATCATCATAATCATTAATATTTTCATTTACCTGTTCTGACCACCCATCTAATTTAATAGACAGCGGATCATATCTTCCATTTATATATTCAGTTCCCGAAATAAATGCCATTAACATTTTTTGCTGAAATCTAATACTTCCGTCAAGTTCCTTTTCTCTTATAATTCTATTATATTCAGTCCTCATCTCTTCAATATCAGAATTCATATTGAATTTAAAAGGTATCTTGAATCCCTTCGACTCTAGTCTGTCTAACTGATAAATTATCTCCCTCTTCTCATTTATCTCATTTTTAACTATTTCTTTAGGACTTAAGAATTTATTTTTTCTATAATCATTATTATTTCGATTATCTCCGCTACCACTACCGCTTCCATCACTCCCGTCGCTTCCATCGCTTCTATCACTCCCATCACTCCCATCGCTTCCATCACTCCCATCACTATCATGCGTATCCTCGCTGGTTCCACTCGCTTCACTTACATCATCATCATATCTATTTTTTTTCTTATTTTTACCGCTATGAGAACTTTTTGAACTATATAGACTTTTACCACCATCACTTTCACTATCAGTTTCTCTTTCTACTCGCGAACTTCTCCCTACCTTATCTTTATTGCGATATATGTTTCCTATATTTTTCATATAGTTCTTTTTACCGCCCGACGAACTTCCATTTGAAGAACCTCCTGACGATATAGATATAACATCATCGCTAATTTTCTTTCTATTAAATAATTCGTTATTTATAGCAATATTAGATTGCTTATTGGAAGGTATATTAAAATTAAAGGATTGTGTATTGAAACTATCCTTATTCAACTCTATTAAATCATCATTTCTATTATTAAAATTTGATAGTAATGTCATATTATATATTTATTTGGGTATCAAATGTTTATATATCTATTATAATATTTTAATGTTTATTAATACGCATCATATAAAAATAAACTATACCTTGTTTTTTAGCATTAACCAGGATAACCGCGCGTCATAAAATAATCTGCCTGTGTTTTTATAATCAAATATATCAATTCGCCCCCTTATTATCTTCATTACTCCAGATATCACTAATATATATTTTATTATATTTATCTAACATATCATCTTTAGTATTACTTCTAATATATGATATCGCCTGTAAACATGCGTCGCTTAAATCATCCTTCTTCTTGTTTTCATTAAATCTCTTCTTTAATTGCTCGTTATCGCTGATATATTCGCGACACAATTCTATACTTAACATCTTGTTATTCTTATATTTATCACGCCTAAACCCTTTTTTGTTCTTGGCGTCCGGTTTATCTTTGGGTTCAATATTTATTATATATTTGTGATTTTTCGTTTTTAATGATGCGTTTACGAGAACTACTCTTCCCACCTCTTTGTCCCAATATTTAATTAAACTAAAATAACCATATATTATATGCTGAATCGTCTTCATTATCCCATTTAAATTTGAAGGCTGATTCTCTATTAAAACATATTCTATCATATTTATATTCATATTCTTAAGCCCGCCTATTATATTATCCATCTCAATATATATTCTTTCAGATATATCCTCAATCCCCTTAATCTCTTTTTTCGATGATGCCAACTCAATTATACGCCAATCTAGTATTTCTAATATTTCAGTTTTTCTTATTATACATACCGCTAAATTCTTAACACCAATATCAAAACTTATATATATCATATCATTATTATATATATTATTATAATTTTATATCAAAATATATCATTAAGAATGTCGCGTAATGCTTTTTTGGAGTTCCGCTACAATTTTTGGGGTATATGAAGTAATATTGTAATGTTTTATAAGTGCTATTAAATCCTTCCAGAACGTATCATTATTATATTTAGAATTATATTTATTTATCCTCTTACATTTTTTATATAACCATTTATATAATTTCTCTAAACCTTCTGTAGTCTTATTAGATATCTTACTTATTTTCTGTTCTTTTATTAATCTATCCATATATCTTTTCAAATCTTCGCATTTATGATTATAATTCGGTAAAGATTCGCGCAAATCATAAAATTTCGTATAATTATAAGACGGGCATATTATTAAATTACCCGTATAATCTACAAATGTCGGATTATTATCTATTATCAATAATCTCTTGCTAATATCATAATTATTAGGTATTTTTATACTTTTACTTATTAATGGTAATATTTTAGCAACAGATTTCTTAATATTACCATGATTATCTATAATACAATTGTCGCGCGTAAATAAAGGTCTATCGAATTTAAAATTATTATTATTTTCTATTATAGCGATTTCTTTATTCGCCCATTTCTTCTCCGATGCTGTATAAATATAAAAATAGCAGGAAGGATACAGTTTTTTCATCGCGTTAATAAATGTAAAAAAATGCGGTCTTATTAGAAGAGATTTATTAGAATAACTATCTTTTAAATAATTATTACACAGCGTTTTATACTTATTTAAATCCTTTATATTATTTTTTTTAATTAATTCGATAATATTATATAAATCGCATTGATAATTACAATCGCCTATAATGGTACCATCTAAATCTATTATAAATATGTAAGGTTCTATTTTAGACCCTTTTTCTTCCCTATTATTCATTAAATCTATTATAATATTATATTAGAATATTGTATTATAAGTAGAAGGATATATAATGTCGCAGTCGTATATGTATAATACGCAGAATATATCGGCGAAAAATAATTTTTCAAATACTATTAATGATACATTAATCAAGAATAATGAAAAATTTAAAAAATTACCCGAAACACTGATTAAATATTTTAAAAACAAAACATTAAAATATAACTTGGATAAAAGAATTTTTTACTACAATCATATAGTAAATAGATTGAAAAATATTAACGCGAAGCAATGTCTAAAAGAATATTCAATTAATTCTAGTAAAAAGGACGATGTTAAAGGATATAGTATCAGCGACATAGTATTCCTTACTAAAAAATTCGGTTCTATAAGCAAATATGGTTATATTTATATAGCATCTATTAAAAATGAAATAGGCAGATATCCTATCGCGTCTAAAATTATGATTAATAATAGCGTCAATATGTTTGAAGCAAATACTAATTTAAAAATTACCGACCAAATTATTAAAAATATGATATCAAGGCACTTTATTTTAACTTATAAAGTCATTTTATGTGACAAAGTTTCTAGCAAAAATCTACCTGATATTATAATAAGCAAAAAATATTATGTTTTATTAAATGAACTTGCGCGCGGAGACCTGAAACAATTGTGTAATAATAAAACATTTCTTAAAAATGATAATATATTATATAATGTGTTCGCGCAAATCATTTTGTCAATATCTACATTCCATCATTTAGGATTTATTCACGGCGATTGTCATTGGGGTAATTTTTTATATCATATTAACCACGATGTTGATAACAAAAGTTATCATCATTATAACATATATGGTGTAAATTATTATTTAAAATCATGCGAATATACTATGTATATTTATGATTTCGGTTTCGCTAAAAAAATTAAATCCGGAGATATCTCGGCCATAGAAGCGGATTACGTTAGAATTATTAACGCATTTAGAAATAAGAAAATAGAACCTAAATCATGGATTTCAGTAGATTACAATTTGCCTTCGGACAATGTAGGGATTTTTGCGAAATCATTTAAAAAATTAGTATATGAAAATGGCATAAATACAAAGAATAATATGCTGTTTTTAGAAAATTTAACTAATATAATTATACCGTTTTTATTAAAAGCACCTAACAACATTTTCGTTAATAAATTACCTGTCGGCGCTAAAATAATTAATAAAAAACCCTACTATATCAATAAAAAAATATTTATTAAAGATTAATACTATAAAATATCTTTAGTACGCACCTCATTATCATCAATATATTTTTTCCGTCTGTCGTCTATGTATTTCGTCATCGTTTCAAAACCGGCATATATCATATCATCCATTTCCGTTTTTGTAATATGTAATCTCATACCTTTCCTATTTAATGTAATATTCATAGCGCTTTGTAAAATTAGATTATTCGGATTATAATAATCTGTAAATTTATTATCTTGGAGTTCTTTTAATAATACCTGTTTTACCCTCAAAGTATTTAATATTGTCATCAATTGCTTGATTATATATATTAAATTGATTTTTTTAACTGGCTCCACAATCTTTTTTTCATTATATAAAATCATTCCCATTATATTCTCTCTCGGAACATTGATAAATATTTTTATTGGAAAATTATTAGTCAGGGCGCCATCATAATAGTAATATTCGCCTATATTTATAGGTTTAAATAATAGAGGAATCGCCATAGAAGCACAACACGCCTTATATACGCAAATATCCGGCGTATTTTCAATAGAAAAAATTTCGTTATCGCATGTATTTATATTAGTACATGACATATACATATTAATCCCAAAACTTTTTGATAATTGCATAAATGTAATAGTTTCCGAAATATCAAATGTATTATATTCGTTTATTATACACATATCCGGGTATTTTCTTCTTACTACATTTTTTAAATGTTGAATCAATAATTCAGTATTAAATAAACCATATTCTGTTATTAATCTGATATATTTTTTAATCGATAAATAACATAATTCGTTATCGTCCTTACAGTTATATAATATTTCTTCCATCTCCTCGATTGTCAGTCTAAAAGCAATCATTAAACCTACCAGCGCGCCTATAGAACATCCCGCGATATGCCTTATATTTTTATTTATATTATTTATATATATGTATCTTAATGCTCCGACGAATATTACGCCTCTCATACCTCCTCCCGATAAAACTAAATGCGTAATATTCATATTCTAATATTAAAGATATGATATATGGAAATATATATATTTTCTTATATATGCGAATTATATTCTTGAATATTTACTTTGTAATATACGAGTGCCTCTTTTGACGCATTGTTTTCCGCTTCTTTTTTTGTATTTCCTGTGGCAGTAGATATAATACTTCCGTTCTTATCTTTAATACAATATGTAAATATCCTAACATTATCTTTAACAACTACGTTTAATTCCTTGAATTGCGGCGCGTCTTGTAAAGAATGTAACATATGAGATACCAACATATCCTTGTAATTATTTTTAATTCTAATAAGTTCGCAAAAATCTATATAATTCTCTATAATATATATGAGCCATGATTCGACTACAAAATATCCTGCGCCTGAACTTGGATTAATATTGATATTAGGAATAATAACATTATCATTATCTGTCTGAAAATCTAGATATAATGCTCCCAAAAATGCTTCAAAAATATCTTCCATTATTTTATAGTTATTTCTACCCCCCGATTCTTCGACCTGTTTTGAAATTATAGCGAATTTCGGTAATCCAATTTTATCAGATAAATAACCTAGCATTTTTCCATTTACAATCTTTGTCCTAATTTTTGATAAGAACCCTTCGTTTTGATCCGGGAACCTGTTATATAAATAATTGGCGACAATCATACCCAATAGCGAATCTCCTAAAAACTCCAATCTTTCATAAGACATATCTTGTAAAGGCAGACAATCGCTGGGGCAATTCGCATTACTTTTATTAAAGTCTATATTTTTCATAGTACAATACGATTTATGAACGAACGCAACACGATATAAATTAATATTTTTAATTTTTAAATTTGATAACCCATTATTTTTTAATAGACTATATAAATCCTCCTCATTTAACAAGATATTTTTAGAGTTATATGGTTGATTATCTATATCAATCTCCATAGTTTTATTGTGGATATTATCAATTCTTTTCATCTTAAATATTAATGATTACTTAAATCTTATAATCATTTTTTATATATATAAATATTAAATGTATTTTTCTTTTAAATAGAATAAGATAATAAATGAGTTATCCAATTAATGATATAACAGCCCCTCTTATACAACTAGATTCGGTTGCTATTGGGTTTCAATTAAATAACGATGGTGAAGCGAGTAATATCAATAAATTAGATTTAACCAGCGAAGAATATTTAGTTGTAGGAGAGAAAACGTATTATACTGATACTTCGAATACCAAATGGTCTCTTATTGTTAATAGTCAAGGTACTTCGGTTAATGCGTCAAGAAATTTAGCGCGCAATAATTTGACTCACGATACTTCTTTATATGTTGATAAAAACATTTATTGTTCAGGTATTATTAAAGCAGCCGGTTTAGAATTAAGTAATATTAGAATTGATGACGCGAACCCTATAACTTGCAATTTAATAAAGGAGTTTATTGTTAAAACAAATGACCTCGTAGTATCTCAACCATTTCAGACAGGATATATAACAAATTATAATAATTCATATGATATTAATTATGATGTTAAAAATATTTTTACTCCAAACTACGTAACCTTCGGAGGTCATGTCGATACCTATAAAAATACTCACCCTCTTAACATTGTATCAACTCCAAATAATAAATTTAGTAGCATGCATATCGCCATAAGGAATGATACAAATAATAGCGAAGAACCTTCTAAAATGTGTATGGGCATAATTGGCGGAAGCAATACATCTCCTGCGATTATTTCTACAACTAAAGGTGTTCCCCTAGAATTTCACGTAAGTAGATCATCGGAAGATATTAATATGGCGTATGGAACTAAAGCACTTCCGGTATATAATACTAACAATATTCCCGCGATGACTATTGATGAGAATAATAATGTAGGTATAGGAACTAATTATACAACTCTCAAAATTTATAATAAAAAGAGTTTTATAAATAATATTACTAATAATAGCGAATTATATGTTAAATCTAAATTAGAAGTTAAGGGATTATCTACATTCGATGATATATTATTATACGATTTTATAACAAAAACATATAAACATCTTGACGATATTTATATTCGCTCATCAGGCGTCGGTGTTCTTAACGCTACACAAATAAATGGTGGAGATTTTACAGATCATTCGTATAGATTTAATAATAATTTATCTGTTGTAAATGAATTAAGTACTAAAGATATAATTATTAATAATAATGCTACAATACAGAGCAATTTAACAACTAACTTTATCAATGTTTTAAATCATTCAACGTTTGATGGAACAGTCTCTTTTAATAATAATGTTGATTTTGATAATGTAGAAAATATTAATGTAAATAAATTAAATATAACAAACGATTTATTTATTAATAATAAACGCATAACACCTCTTAATTTAAAAGATACTTTTACAGGAAACTATGATACTGTAGTCGATGGAAGCAATTATTTATTTGTTTATGTTAGTAGCAATATAGCGTCTCTTGATGCCAATTGTAATGTTAATTTTCCAAATAAATTAGCATTGGGTCTTACAACTAGTGACGGATTTGACGGTATCTTAAATATTATTAAAAATGATAGAAGTACAAGTAATAATTTTGATATATTTTTGAAAAATAAAGTGGAAAATAAGGAGTATATCGCTAACATAGGAAGATTATCGCGCCTTGATTATAATGACAACAGTTTAATATTTAATACAAATAAGGTATCAGGAAAGAAAAATAATATATATTTTTATCCATCATCTGATATATCTATATTAACTTCGAATAGATATCTTCCTAATTTAGAAAATACGCCTCCTACATTATCTCTTCTAGATGGAAAGGTTGGTATTAATAAATTAACTCCCAATAACATGTTTTCACTAGATGTTAATGGTATTGTAGCAGCAAACGATTATTATATTTCTCAAAATAATAGTTTTAAAAGAACAAAAAACTTCGCTTACAATAATGATAAAAATTTTTTCAATTTATATGATGCATCAACAGATAAATTTTGTATTAACTATAATGAACTACTATCGTATGCGTCTGATATGAGAGGTTTAAATGTTAAAAAAGGTATCAACGCTGATTTATATTATCAAAATAATATATTATTAGAAACTCTCCAAAAAGCGAGTTCAGAAGATAGTTTTTATACTAATAAAAAAATATCTATCGGTTGGAATGGAGAACAAAATGTCGCTCCTCTACAAGTAAGAAACTTATTTACTAATGATTATAATTATTCTACAATACGCATTTATAGGGGTTTAAGAGGAGGAGGTCTTTTAAATAATGCTGATTATAGTGGAATTGATATTTGCGAATATGATAGAGGTATAGAACAAGATAGGAATAAAGATAAGTGGTTTATTTATAAAAATCATAAATATAATGATCTAGATGCGAGAGATTTTATGCGCGTCGGACCTTTACAAATAGGATACACAAATAAAACAATTGAACCAACATCGTACGGTATGTCTTTTTATTATGATACTGCTACAAGTAAATATCATATTGATGTTAATAATCCTAAAGTGTCTTATGAAGACAACTCTGCTATGACAATTTATGGCGATTTAAATGTTCATGGTAATATAAATATTTTAGATAATGAAGGATGTAATTTTAATTTTACAATGAAAGTATTATCATCAAATTTACAGAGAGTAGATAGATATATTAATTATATATCAAACGCAGGTGATTCTGGCGATGGATACAATAATTCAGATGATAAAATTCAGATGTCTTTTGATATATTAAGATCTAAAGAAAATCTTGTAATAGATCCTTTGGAAAATGCTAAAACACCAGTTATTATTAAAAATATGAATGACGTCAACCCAGTTACAAAATTCATCACTTATTCAAAATCTAATATATGTTATTCTATGATAGAACTTGCTATTTATAATAGCAATTTACAAATTCTAGACGATAGTTTTGAGAAAATAAATAATATTAAAAATGCCGTCCAAATTAGTGTAGTTGGCAATAATAGTAATACAACACTTGATTTTAATGTGTATAATAATAACGCTTATAAAAATTTTTTGCGATTTACAAATAATGTAAGTGATAATGGTGATGCTAATAGTACTGTAGCACATTTGGGTCTTGGAACTGATAAAAGTTCTAATATTTTATTACATATTGATGGAAATGAAAAATATGGATTGCAAATTACAAACAATCAATATCCCGCGTCAATAAATTTATTAAATTCAGAGGGTACAAATGTTTATCATAATATATCAGGTGGCGAATTTCAAAATAATTATAAATTTACTATAGGTGTTTCTTCTTCGAATAATGGTCCAAATGAACCAATATTAACAGATGTTTTTACTATTGATGCTTTTAAATATAATGCTGAAAAACGAAAGGGAGCGCGTTATGGATTTAATGAAGATTTTAAATCAAATACTACTCAATCGTTCGTTCTAAATACTGATTATGACACTGCTGCGATGGGAATTAAAAGTAGATATAGTTATGAGTATATGTTTAATAGTACAGTAAAAATAAATTATGATGATGTATCAATAGACCCTATATCTTCTAATTGGAATAATAATAATAAAGTATACTCTAGTTCATATAAACAGAATATATCACAATTACCACCTTTAGATGATAATGATTACCCTATTATATCAAGTGATATTACAGATGATTTTATATTTAAAACATTAAATGTCATATCAAATAATTTTTCATATATAACAGTACATTCCAATATTAATTATCAATATTTCTTTAGTAATTTAAACATAAATTATTTTAATAACTCTTTAAATTTAAATTCCGATAGCGTAATAGATGATTTTACATTAACAAGAAATAATGATTTTAATTTAATACCAAAATATATTTTTTATAGCAGTAATGATGACATAAAACCATATGATATTGTTGTAAAACAATCAATAATCAATAATCAAGCACAGTTTAATATAGATAATAGTAATATATTTTTTGATTATACATATACTAATAAATATAATTTAGCAGCAAATATTTCATCTAATGTTGTAATTATTAATTATTCAAATTTACAAATAGTTGATAATAGTAATTATTTTAATATTAGTAATTATATTATAACAACATTTTCAACAGATGACAACCCATTTAATGAAAATAATAATATTTATGAACATATTTATGTAGACTTTAATCAAAATAAAATTGATATTAAAAATAAATTAATTGAAAATTCTAATAATTATTTAAATACATATACTAAAAATATTTTGAAATATAATTCTAACATATTCTATAATGCTAAATTTTTTTCTATTCATAAAAACGATTTAAATATTATTACTTCAAATTTTATATTTGATAACCTTTTTGATAAAAATACTGCTTATTTGAATATTTCTTCAAATATCATAGATTCTAATAATATTATTATTAAATCATCAAATTATTCTATTAACAATAACGCAAATTCAACACCGCGAAATATGATTATTAAACGTTTAAGTTCAAATATTATAACAGATTCATTTGATATATTGGGAAATACTATTACTAATAATGTAATTATTGAAGAATATATTAATGACTATTCAAATATTAATGAAAATAATTTATTAAGCATTGGCATTAAAAATTATAATTATAAAAATTATAAACCACACATTTCGCTAATTAATGAGGTAGAGAAAAACAATAGTCTTTTTGAAGGTCATGAAATATACAGTTATGATGGTATATTTGAAATTAAATATTCTAACTCTAAAAATAATCAAATAGTGCCTCTCAAAATTGATAAAAGTGGAACTATGTTCCTCGATGGAGGATTAGATATGGACGGTGATTTACGATTTAGCGGGAGAATATATGACGCAAATGGTAATAATTTGATAGAACAACTTAACACAAATTATTATAAAGAATACGAAATTAACTCAAGTAATATTCATTTTAATTCTTTAGGTTCTAATGGTTTAGAGATTAACTCTTACTCTGGTAGCAATTTTATAGATTACAAGTTTTTTTATGTAAAAGATATGTTAGCATCTAATATAATTAATGATATTTTGATTTTACATAAATCTGAACAATTGGATAATAAGTATAATTTGGATTTATATACTGATTTATATGTAAATTCAAATATATATATTAAAGGATACGGAAATAATACATCATTGACAGTATTACAAAAAGGAAATGCTAATATAATTGAGGCATCAAATCTTAACCGCGAAATCCTAACACTCGCATATGATGGAAGTATGGGATTAGGTGTTACGAAACCTCAAGGAGTATTATTAAACGTTAAGCAGAATATCATAAATAGCAATGTTATTTCAGCATCTAATCTTAATCGCGAAATCCTAACACTCGCATATGATGGAAGTATGGGATTAGGTGTTACGAAACCACAAGGTGTATTATTAAACATTAAGCAAAATATCATAAATAGCAATGTTATTTCAGCATCCAATCTTAATAGCGAAATCCTAACTCTCGCATATGATGGAAGTATGGGATTAGGCGTTACGAAACCACAAGGAGTATTATTAAATATTAAGCAGAATATTATAAATAGCAATGTTATTTCAGCATCCAATCTTAATAGTGAAATCCTAACTCTCGCATATGATGGAAGTATGGGATTAGGCGTTACGAAACCAGAAGGAGTATTATTAAATATTAAGCAGAATATATCTGGAAGTAATATTATTTCAGCATCTAATATTAATAAAGAAGTATTAACATTGACATATCAAGGAAAATTAGGAATAGGAACGCAAAATCCCGAAGTATTTTTAGAAATTAATTCTACAGATGGTATTAAAATACCAAAAGGTAGTGAAAGTGAAAGACCTAAAGGTAATAATATTGTGGGTACTATTCGCTATAATATAGATACAGAACAGTTTGAAGGATTTGGAGCAGGCAATAATTGGGGAACACTTGGGGGAGTTAAAGATGTAAATAATGATACTTATATAAGCGCGGAGAGTTCTCCGGGAATTAATAATGATGAACTTCGATTTTACACAAGCAACATTGAAAAGATGATTATAAAAAAAAATGGCAATGTAGGTATAGGTAATAAACAACCGCAATATTTATTAGATGTTAATGGAGATATTAGAACTAATTCTAATTTATTTGTTAATTTAAATGTAGGTATTGGAACTACCAATATTTCTGATTCTCTTCTAAATATTTATGGTAAATTAGCGAATCTTAAAATACAAAATCCAGATATTGATAATCCTATTTCTTCAATAGAATTTATAAATGGAATTAACAACTCAATTAAAAACAATAATAATTATGGATGGAAAATGTTAAATAGTAATAACAATTATATAATATGTTCAGGAAGTAATAATATTATTAATAATAGATTAATTATTGATGGTGAATCAGGAAATGTAGGTATTGGTACATATCCACAGACAACAGTTGATATTAACGGAGATATTTATAAAATAAATATAAATGGTAGTATTAATGTTGAAGGAGATATATATAGACAAGGTGTATTATTATTTCAAGGAACAGGCGGTACTACTGGTGAGAATAATGGTATTATTTCACAAAATATGCCTATACAGACATTATCTAAAACATACACAAATACTAAAACATATCTAGAATCAACAATTGATAATGATGATGGATGGAGATTTATTGATGATAATATTAATACAGGTTTTTTAATAAAAATTAAACCATCGCATGTATCATCTAAAATTTTAATAAATTTGTCAATCCATATTGGCATAGATAGTTCTCCAGAATCAATATGGTGGGGTTTAAGATTATATAGAAAAGTTATTGATAATAATAAAAATATTGTTTCAAATTGGCAAGAAGTAATTGCATCACGCCCAAATAATAACGAACAAAATGCAACACCTTGTTGGTTATCTCATACACTTGGAGCAAATTTAACAAGTTATGAAAATTTTGTCGCTAATGTAAATGGTATATTTTTTGACAATCCTAACACTAATCAAACTATTTTTTATACAGTTAAATGGAAGACAAATTTAGGAAACATTTATAGTGGAGGGGGGGCGAACATTTATTTAAATAGACCGGCAAGATATAATTCAAGTAATTCTTCTATATTATCATCTTCGTGGACAGCAACAGAAATATGGCAATTAGGAACCCCTTATAATATAGATGAAAACGTAAGCGCAATTACAATATATAATCAAGATAATATAAATTATGTAGGTATTGGCAATCCAGAACCACAAAATTCATTAGATGTAACAGGAGATATTAATGTTACTGGAACATACAAGGTAAATAATGAAATTTTTAAGACTAGTCAATGGACTACAAATGATAATAATAATATATATTATAATAATTTCATAGGTATTGGTACTATAAATCCTAGTTCGTTACTATCTTTAAAAGGCGTTAATGCTAAAATTAAAATTCAAGATGACGGAATAGAAAGCAACGGTAGTATTAGAACACGATTATCAACATCTATAGATTTAATTAATGGTTCAAGTAATTCATTTGAATATAATTTTAATAAATGTGGGTGGAGAATGTCTAATAGTAACAATAATTATATAATATCTTCTGGAAGCAATAGTATTATTAAAGATAGATTTATAATAGACGGAAATACAGGAAATATAGGTATTGGTACAATACCTAATCATAAATTAGATATTGACGGTATAATAAATGCCAAATCATTTAACTTAAACGGTTCCCCGTTTGTTCTAGATTTTTCGCAAGGAATGACAATACAAACAATACATAAAACTTATTCTAAAACTGTAGAAAAACAATCGAACTCTACAGAATGGGTTCCTATAGATATTGAAAACGAGGGGTTTTTTGTAAAAATTCAACCATCACATCAACAATCAAAAATTTTAGTATCTGTTACATGTCATATAGGCATGGATTATACAGAAGATTCAAGATGGTGGGGATTACAATTATACAGAAAAATAGGTGATGAAGGCGAATGGGTTGTGTTAAATGATGCTAATGGAACAAATAGCGGAGGATTAGAATGTTCTCCCTGTTGGATTTCTCATAATTTGGGAGCAGATAATAGCATGTATTCACATTCAATAATAAATGTGTCAGGTTCTTATGAAGATGAACCTAATACTACATTAAATGTTTATTATACAGCATATTGGAAATCTAAATTAGATAATTCAGCGGGTAAATTATATATTAATAGACCAGCATATATTAATAATTCAAATTATCCATTAACATCTTCTAGTTGGACGGCAAGCGAGATATGGAATAATGGAACCCCTTATAAACCTACAACGACAGCGATAACAATAGCATATGAAAAAGTTGGAATAGGTATTACACCTAATAATTTAACTGAATATAAATTAGAAGTAAATGGAGATGTTAAATGTAAAGGTTTACAATGTATATCAGTAAGTCAAACAAGTGATTCGCGATATAAAAAGAATATTGAAAGTATAGATAGTGTATTAGAAAATATAAATAGGTTAAATCCTATTACGTATTTAACATTAGACGATGATATTGCTGATAAAAAATCATATGGTTTTGTAGCACAAGAAATAAAAGAAATATTCCCCGATATTGTAAATGAACCTAAAAATATCAACGAATTATATAGTATTAATTATACATCAATAATACCTCTATTAACAAAATCAATTCAAGAATTAAGTAAAAAAATAGAAATGCAGCAACATGAAATTAATTATCTAAAACAAAAACTATAAATTATACGTAAATTTTTTATTAAATATTAATATTAATTATATAGATAGAGAGACTTAATAATATAAATGAATATATTAAATGTGGGCTACGGTACAACAAATCCACAAACTCTTATACATTTAGTACAGAATAATGTATCATTACGTTTAGAGGATCCTCGTGATAATATTGAAAGTATTATTAATATAGATTTTAAAAGAGGTAGTGGAATATTCGGAAAAACTTTAAATAGTGATTGGAGATTATCTAGTTCAAATAATAGATTTAATATACAAAAATATTCTAATAATATAACATGTAATATATTATCAATTAATCAAAATGGAAATGTTAATATTGCTAATGATATTATATTTAATGGTAATTTAATTAATAGAGGTTTGGATGTTATATATAATGTAAGTAATTATATTGTTTATACTAGCAACGTAATTAAAACCTATATTGATACAAATAATTATAATACTAGTAATTACATTTATTCAACTAGTAATTTAATTAAAACCTATATTGATACCAATGATTATAATACTAGTAATTACATTTATTCGGCTAGCAATTTAATTAAATCCTATATTGATATTAATGATTATAATACTAGTAATTACATTTATTCGACTAGTAATTTAATTAAATCTTATATTGATACGAATGATTATAACGCTAGTAATTTTATTAAAACTATAGATAGTAATATTAGTAATATTATTAATAATAAGGATAATAATATATCTAATTATGTATCTCATACTTCTAATATAATTTCGTTAAGAATTAATAATTTAACAACGGATGACATAAATATCGGTGTAAATAATAAATTTATAGTTAATACATATCACGACGATATTTTAAATGTTGTTGGTAAATTAAATATTTTTTCAAAAGGCACTTTTTTAGAAGATATAGTAAATATATATCAGGATAATATTAATAGTAATAGTATTCTAAAAATATTAGATAACGGAAAGATTGGTATTGGTAATTCACAACCTAATCATAAATTAGATGTTAGTGGTGATGTTAATATAACTGGAAATTATATGATAGATAATATAGATATTATCGAGCAAATCAATAATAACATAACTTCTACATCTAATTTATTTAATGATTTATATACTGATTTATCATCAACATTATTTTATTATGATAATAACAATTTAAAAATATCAAATTTAATATTGCCTCGCGCTACGTATAATAATTATGGTGCAATAAAACCCGATAATATAACTATTACTATTGATAATAATGGTATTATAAGCGGTACTCAATCTGTAGATTTATCAAGTTATGCTACAAAGAATGATTTAGATACAGTATCTTCTGGTATAACATTTATGGAACCTGTAGATTTAGCGACAACAACAAATTTGTCTTACCCATTTGTAGGACTAATTGAAATTGATGGAGTAAATATACAACAGAATAACAGGATTTTAATTAAAAATCAAAATTTAAAAAAACAAAACGGTATTTATACAGTTAGTTTATCTACATGGAATAGAAGTAGTGATTTTAATAATACAAATAATATTAAAAAAGGTTCGTTTGTATTTGTTAAAAATGGTAATATGAATAAAAATTCGGGTTTTGTATTTAATTCCGCAAATTTTATAACATTAGATACAGATGATATAAATTTTGTTCAATTTACAAGTGCTGGAGAGATATCGGGAGGCACAGGTATTATAAAAGATACTAATACTATAAATTTGAATATTAAAGAAAATGGTGGAATCGTAATAGATAATAATAATAAAATACAAATTAATTTGAGTTTACCAAATATAGCAGGAGTTTTAGATATAAATAAAGGAGGTACTGGTGCTACCGAGTTAACTAATTTAATTAACTTATCTTCTCATACAAATGGTATACTTCCAGAAACTAAAGGTGGTACCGGTGCTAATACTCTTAATAATTTAATTGATTTATCATTACATACAAAAGGTATATTGACAACATCTAAAGGTGGAACTGGAAAAAATATATTATCTGCTAATCAAATAATTGTAGGCAATAATTCTGATACAGTTATTCAAAGTGAAGGATTAATGTGGAATAATAATACAAATACTTTAACAGCAACATATATAACTGGAATTGGTAAAGATATTTCTCAAATAAATGCTAATAATATATCATTGGGAATATTACCTATTGCTAGAGGTGGTACTGGTGTTAGTTCTTTAACAGCATCACAATTAGTTGTAGGAAATGGAATAAATGCGCCAATACAATCTCCAAATTTAAAATGGAATAATGAGACAAATACTTTAAGTGCTACTAATATATCTGGAATTGGTTCAGATATTTCTCAAATAAATGCGAATAATATATCATTAGGGTTATTATCTATTGAAAGAGGTGGTACTGGTGTTAGTTCTTTAACAGCATCACAATTAGTTGTAGGAAATGGAATAAACGCACCAATACAATCTCCAAATTTAAAATGGAATAATGAGACAAATACTTTAAGTGCTACTAATATATCTGGAATTGGTAAAGATATTTCTCAAATAAATGCTAATAATATATCATCAGGGTTATTACCTATTGAAAGAGGTGGTACTGGCACTAGTTCTTTAACAGTATCACAATTAGTTGTAGGAAATGGAATAAACGCGCCACTACAATCTCCAAATTTAAAATGGAATAATAATACAAATACTTTAACAGCAACATATATAACTGGAATTGGTAAAGATATTTCTCAAATAAATGCTAATAATATATCATCAGGAATATTACCCATTGCTAGAGGTGGTACTGGTGTTAGTTCTTTAACATTATCAGAATTAGTTGTAGGAAATGGAATAAATGCTCCAATACAATCTCCAAATTTGAAATGGAATAATGAGACAAATACTTTAAGCGCTACTAATATATCTGGAATTGGTTCAAATATTTCTCAAATAAATGCGAATAATATATCATTAGGAATATTACCCATTGAAAGAGGTGGTACTGGTGTTAGTTCTTTAACATTATCAGAATTAGTTGTAGGAAATGGAATAAATGCTCCAATACAATCTCCAAATTTGAAATGGAATAATGAGACAAATACTTTAAGCGCTACTAATATATCTGGAATTGGTTCAGATATTTCTCAAATAAATGCGAATAATATATCATTAGGAATATTACCTATCGCTAGAGGTGGTACTGGTGTTAGTTCTTTAACAGCAACACAATTAGTTGTAGGAAATGGAATAAATGCACCAATACAATCTCCAAATTTAAAATGGAATAATGAGACAAATACTTTAACCGCAGCAAATATATCTGGAATTGGTTCTAATATTACTCATCTACGTATTTCAAACATAACTTCTGGGATATTATCTGTTGCTAGAGGAGGTATTGGAATTAATACATTACAAATATCAGAATTAGTTGTAGGAAATGGAACAAACGCCCCAATACAATCTCCAAATTTAAAATGGAATAATGAGACAAATACTTTAATAGCAGCAAAGATATCAGGGATTGGTTCAGATATTTCTCAAATAAATGCTGATAATATATCATTAGGAATATTACCTATTGATAGAGGTGGTACTGGTGTTAGTACATTATCTGAATCACAATTAGTTGTAGGAAATGGAACAAATGCCCCAATACAATCTCCAAATTTAAAATGGAATAATGATACAAATACTTTAAGTGCTACTAATATATCCGGTTCTGGTTCTAATATTACTCATATACGTACTTCAAATATAACTTCAGGTATATTACCTATTATTAGAGGTGGTACTGGCGTTAGTTCTTTAACAGTATCACAATTAGTTGTAGGAAATGGAACAAATGCCCCAATACAATCTCCAAATTTGAAATGGAATAATGAGACAAATACTTTGAGCGCTACTAATATAACTGGTTCTGGTTCTAATATTACTCATATACATACTTCTAATATAACTTCAGGTATATTACCTATTGATAGAGGTGGTACTGGTGTTAGTTCTTTAACAGTATCGGAATTAGTAGTAGGAAATGGAACAAATGCCCCAATACAATCTCCAAATTTGAAATGGAATAATGAGACAAATACTTTGAGCGCTACTAATATAACTGGTTCTGGTTCTAATATTACTCATATACATACTTCTAATATAACTTTTGGGATATTACCTATTGATAGAGGTGGAACTGGTGTTAGTTCTTTAACAGTATCGGAATTAGTTGTAGGAAATGGAACAAATGCCCCAATACAATCTCCAAATTTGAAATGGAATAATGAGACAAATACTTTGAGTGCTACTAATATATCCGGTTCTGGTTCTAATATTACTCATATACATACTTCTAATATAACTTCAGGTATATTACCTATTGATAGAGGTGGTACTGGTGTTAGTTCTTTAACAGTATCGGAATTAGTAGTAGGAAATGGAACAAATGCCCCAATACAATCTCCAAATTTGAAATGGAATAATGAGACAAATACTTTGAGTGCTACTAATATATCTGGTTCTGGTTCTAATATTACTCATATACATACTTCTAATATAACTTTTGGGATATTACCTATTGATAGAGGCGGTACTGGCGTTAGTTCTTTAACAGTATCGGAATTAGTTGTAGGAAATGGAACAAATGCCCCAATACAATCTCCAAATTTGAAATGGAATAATGAGACAAATACTTTGAGCGCTACTAATATAACTGGTTCTGGTTCTAATATTACTCATATACATACTTCTAATATAACTTTTGGGATATTACCTATTGATAGAGGAGGAACTGGTGTTAGTACATTATCTGAATCACAATTAGTTGTAGGAAATGGAACAAATGCCCCAATACAATCTCCAAATTTAACTTGGGATAATACTACAGATACTTTGAGTGCTACTAATATATCCGGTTCTGGTTCTAATATTACTCATATACATACTTCTAATATAACTTTTGGGATATTACCTATTGATAGAGGAGGAACTGGTGTTAGTACATTATCTGAATCACAATTAGTTGTAGGAAATGGAACAAATGCCCCAATACAATCTCCAAATTTAACTTGGGATAATACTACAGATACTTTAACGGCAGCAAATATATCAGGTGTAGGATCTAATATTACTCATATAAAAATAAATACAGATAATATTACATCTGGTGTATTATCTATTATCAGGGGCGGTACAGGAGTTAGTACTCTAATTGCCGGACAATTAGTTGTTGGTAATGACACAAATGCTCCAATACAATCTCCAAATTTAACTTGGGATAATACTACAGATACTTTAACGGCAGCAAATATATCAGGTGTAGGATCTAATATTACTCATATAAATATACATACTTCAAATATAACTTCTGGTATATTACCTATTGATAGAGGAGGTACTGGTTCAAATATATTAATAGCAGACATGATAGAGCAAGGAAATAATAGACGATTTATTGAAAATAATACAATAATAATACCAAATGAAGAAATTAATATTAATAAAATATTAAATATCCAAGCAAATATCATTCCCACATTAGACAATACTTTTTCAATCGGATCACCAGATAAACAATGGAAATCATTATATGTTGGTGCAAAAACCATTTTTATAGGAAATACTAGATTGTCGGCAAATGAAGAAGGAATATTAGAAATGACTTCTATAAGTTTTACAAATAATATAAATCTTATAACATCTAATGAACTTCATGCACTTACAGGAATTAATAAAAATATACAGACACAATTTAATGAATTAAATCTAGATAATATCGTAAATGGTAATACTAATAAATATATAATAAATGGATTATATGATGATACAATGACTATATCTTCAAATTTAAATATAGGTTCATATTATTCAACGCAAAATGCTAATGGTAATCTTCGTGTATTTGGAGATGTAATATTAGAAGGTAATATAACAACATTTAATCCATTAGTAAGACAAATACATAGGCATCTATCAAATTATAATATTGGATACATAGATATACATAATATAGATGATACATCAAATATACCAAGTATTAAAATAAGACATAATACAGGATATTCGAATATATTCGAATGTTATTCAAAGAATGATACAGAATTAAATGATACTGTATTTATAATTACTTCTAATGGAAATATCGGGATAAATAATAATAAACCTATAGAAAAATTAGATATTATAGGAAATATAAAATATACTGGAAAAATTAATAATATAACAGCGGGAGAATTAAGTCATTTGACAGGAATTAACTATAATATTAATAATAAAATAATTAATAATGATATATATCAATCTAATTATGTAAGAACAACGAGTAATCTATTAAAATATTATGTAGATACTAATGATCAAAATTCTAGTAATTATTCAGATTCTATAAATACCAGACTTTCTTCTTTAATATCTACAAATGATAGTAATGTTAGTAATTATGTAATAACAACAAGTAATCTATTAAAATATTATGTAGATACTAATGATCAAAATTCTAGTAATTATTCAGATTCTATAAATACCAGACTTTCTTCTTTAATATCTACAAATGATAGTAATGTTAGTAATTATGTAATAA